CTTCTCGATGGCATCGATGGCCTCCTGATTCGGGTTCACGGCATCCGTATCCCGTGGAGCGTGCAGAGTGTAGAGATCCGCGATCTCTTCCACCGCAGCCACGTTCCGGTCCTTGTCCCAGATGACCCGGATGGTGCGGTTATCCAGATGACGCTGATCCTCCGCAATGGTGCCGTTGTTGCGGTTGTACTTCAGCTTGACGCGGTCGCCCTTCTTGTACATGAAAGCCTTCTCGGCACCGCCAACGGTACCGGCATCGGTGATCTCCACGTCATCATCGAGCTTGCCGTAGTCAGCAAGGACGGCCCGGAGATCGATGAAGCTGATCGGAGCGAATCCGATACCGTGCCACGGTGCAGGACGGAGGTCCCGGCTCCAGACATCATGGACCTCTCCGGGGTGGCCGTCCCATTCCAACTGCACGGCATCACCGCTCAGGCTCCGGCTGACCGTACCGAACCTTCCGCTGTGTAGTCCCTGTACTCGGTCACCCTTCTTGTAGGTGATGTTCGCTTCCGGAATCTTGTGAGCCATGGTCTCCCTTTCGTTGGTTGATGTGCTTTCAGCTTACGGCACGGCATCTGCATTGTCAAAGTCTATGAAAGATTTGTAACCGCATCCGCATTCCGTCTTACCCGCACGCGGTTCTCGTCTTCATCATCGTCAGGATCTGACGGCATGGCCGGTTGTTCGTAGACAGCCTTGACAGTGTGGTTATAGGTTCCTGTGGAACCGGAGAGAATGAAGAAGACGGCAAGCTGGACAAAGACAATAACGATCATTGAGATCCGCATCATGTATCCAGCCTACCGCATCCGCATGTGAGTTACCGCATTGTTACTTACATCATCGTCATAGTTCGTACCGGGTAGAAGTCATCCCTCCGGAACACAAGCTGCTCCTTGCCGAACCGCACGTGATCACGCGGCAGAGTGTAGATGGAGATTTCGAAACCGGCATCGGCAAGCTCATCCTCATACCCGGCAAACCACTCAGTGAGAGCGCACAGGGTAGCGAAGCCGCATACCTCATCCGGGCGGATCAGCTTCAGCAGCGGATCATTCTCCGGGGCAGGGTGAGCATACAGAGCGGTGAGCTTGTCCTTGACGGGACTGGAGTTGCTGTACGGCCCTTCCCCATTAGCATCCTCCACGCGAAAAACTGAGACCTTCAAAAGCGTTCCCTCTACTAGTTACAACGGTGTGATTTGTCTGGGGACAAAAAGAAGCCGCATCCCATTACTGGGATACGGCACGGTCAGGACTCCCCCAGTTAGTCCTGTCGCTTATTCAGTTGTGTCCCGCATCACTTCCGCCGTAACGGACGCTTCCCTGAGGTTAGCTGTGGAGTCAGCGGCGGAATCTTCCTCAGGTCATCCAGCATGGCGTAGGAGTTACCTTCTCTGGTACCTACCCGCACCGCACTGCATTCAGGCTGTACATCTTCAACCACTCCCTCATCCCCTTCATAGGGACCGGCAGTGATCCGGACGAACTCTCCCTGCTTGATCATGCTTCAAGCATACCCGGCACTACTCAGTTTCGCAACTCGATGTACTTAGATGGACTAGCAAGTGTACTCAGTTTGACTTCACCGCACTACCTGTGTTTAGGAATCTTTCCCGGCAAGATCCGCTAGATCTAGGGGTTTTTGGGCAAAAATCGGCACCACTACAAAAAATTCTTTTGCAAATCTGTTGACGCATCGAAAAGACGGAGCGTAATGCTTGAGACATGGAAAGCAGCCGCTAAGGAGGCCAACCAGTGAAAACATAATCCGCATCACAAACACGAAAGGAAGTACCAATCATGGCACGCACCGCAACTCAGGCTCGCACTTCGGCAAAGACCCTCTCCGCAGAGGCCAAGGCCAAGAACGCAGAGATCGATGAGATCCTGACTCCGGAAGAGACCGCAGCACCGGAAGCCGCATCGGCACCGGAGAAGGCAACACCCAAAGCTACCACACGTCGGCCCCGCAAGTCCACCGCACCGGCAGTGACCCCGATGTTCTCGGACAACTCGGAAGAAGAGGTCGATCCGGAAGGAAAGCCGGAAGACGCTGAGGCCGCAGCCGAACTCAACTCGGAGGATGTGGTCACGCCCATCGAACCCAAGGAACGCCACATGAAGATTCAGGTGGAGTTCGTTCCCGGCAAGACGGCACTCGCCACCCTCACTCCGGACGCGCTGAAGTCGTTGGCATTCGTCTCAACGTACAACAGCATCGATGAGCAGTCAAGCTCACCGCGCCAGCACGGCTACCAGCGCGATCCGCTCGCGGCACGGTTCCCCGCCATCGGTCGGTACTTCGCTCAGGAGGAAGGGGAGAAGGGTGACACGAAGCACACCCACGCTCACCTGATCACTCCGATCATTGCCTCCGTCCGCGTCTACTCCCCCAAGGAGCAGCAGCGCTTCAACGAACTCTTCAACAAGGGTGACATCGTCAAGATCCACAAGGAGTTCGGACCTTCCGTCTTCTCCATCGTGGACGGCCAGCACCGCATGGGCGGTCTGTACTGGGCTTGGGAAACCAAGGCAAAGTTCAACCCGGACGTGCCGGTCATGCTCTACTACGGCCTGCGGTACGCTGACGAAGCCACGCTGTTTGATGACATCAACACCAACCAGCGCAAGCTTCCCAAGGCTTTGATCGAAGCCACGAAGGTTCACATGGAACACGGTGAACCCACTCACGCACAGACCATCCGTGAGGCGGCATTCGCTCTGGCACAGGACGGCAACAGCCCGTGGGCTGGCAAGGTCAACATGACCGGTGCACGCGATCCGGAGAAGCCGGTGACCTACGAAGGTCTCCGACGCGCTACCGGCAACATGCTTCAGGAGAAGCTGATCGGACGGCTCAACCGTCGCGGCATCGTTCTGGAGTCCGCAGCCAAGAAGTACTGGGAACTGGTTGCTCGGGCTTGCGCTCCGGCTTGGCAGGAACGTCCCCGCATCACCACCGACGAGACTGGCGCACAGATCGAAGAGCCGGTCAAGTACCGCCTCAAGGATCTGGCAGGCGTTGCCTCCGTCTCCCGGCTCGGTGCGGACATCCTGTCTTCGGCACTGGAACAGTCCAAGACTGAGGAAGAGTTCTGGAGCGCGGTAGCGTCTCTGGTCTCCAAGCTCGGTCAGGTGGACTGGGAGAAGCGTCAGGGCAACCCGTGGACATCCGCAGGCGCTGGCTTCGCCGGTCAGACCGGCCTCTACAAGATGCTCTACGATCTGGTCTACCTTGATCAGGCACCGGGCGTGTCGGCTAACGAAGAGTAGCCAATAGAGGTACCCCACCAGAAAGGCCCCGGAATCTGCAAGGGTTTCGGGGCCTTTCGGTGCGCGGCTAGACACGCTGGCTCATCATATCACAGTTCCCATTTCAGCGGGATGTGCTACGGTAGATGTCAGGGGAGAGGCAAAAGAGAAGAGGCCATCCGGTGGATCTGGGGGATTGACACCGGATGACCCCTTCAGGTAGGCGGGAGAGGCTAATCGTCCGCCAGAGGGATCTCCGGTCCCTCAGAGCTAATGGTACAGGTCACAACGGCAAAGGGGAAGTCCCCTCCGGATAGATAACTGGGCTAAGCCGCTGGACCCGAAAGGGACTTCCTGGCCCTGAGTATAGCTGATATCGTGAGCGTATGGCTAGACAACAAGTAGTGCACTCGGAATGTGACCAGTGCCATAAGAGCGAAACAACACCACTATCAGACGGCATCAAGAACGGCAACTACATCTTGCCGAAGGGCTGGCTGCACATAGAAGGCAACACCGGCAACAAGCTGGTATTCGAACGGGATCTCTGCGTGGAGTGCAAGGAAGCCGTCCTGAATGCTGCTGGAGTCGCTGACGCTAAGGCCAGACTCTCCGTAGTCGGCTAGGAAGAGGGTCTGGTCTTCGGATCAGGCCCTTTTCAGAAAGTTTTGTAACTTGACAAGTGTACATCCTTCTGATACGCTGGACTGTTAGGCAAGTCCTCGGCGCTTGAGTTCTTCCTGCTGCGCCTGACGGATGTCGGCAATGCGTGCCTCAAGCCCTTCCACGATCTCATCGAGCTTGCCCACAACATACGGGCGGACAAGTGTCAAGTCCGTCTCAAGGAAGTACAGGCCACCCTTTGACGGGTCCTGATCAAGGCTAACGGTATAAACCCAAGCCTTGAAGACTTTAGGACGGGTACCCCATCCACCCGAATAGTCAAGTCGGACGGTCCTTACAATTCCTTCATAAGTCTCAAAGCCTTCAGGGAACAGATGCTCCAGTTCGACAGTGGACTCCGCAGTAACCTGTACTCTATCGCCACGTACGAACTTGGCTTCTGGATGTTCCATTACACTACTTTCTCTGGTTCGTCAAGGATCTCGCCTTGATCTTCAAGTTCTTCAAGCTCGGCCTTAGTGTCCGCACCCATGCGCTCACGCATCAGGGTTAACTTCTTGCCGATTTCATCCGCAGCGGAGATACCGTGCTGGACTTCTACGTTCACATCGAATCCGCCCTTGATACCGGCACGGTCGAGAAGTTCTGTGATGGCCTTGAGCTTGATGGCATCGGCAGACGCATTCTCTGAGAGGTCAATCAGACCTTCCAGAGCAGTCGGCACATGCTGCACAAGACGCATACGAGCGGCAAGCAGAGTCGCTTCCGCTTTCTTCTTTACGTTCGGAAGTGAGCCGCCATGGATGAAACACATGGCAGGCGTTCCGTTGAATCCTGTCCCACGCACACCGAAGTTCTTGCATCGGGTATCATCCGGACGCACGAAGGTGCAGCGCAGAGCCGGTAGCTCTCGCCCTGCCCTTGGCTTCCAGTCTTCAGGAACAGTTTCGTAGCCTTCCGCAGAGGGCCAGTTGGAGTACTTGGTCTCCGGTGAGCCATCGGTCTGAGGCGGTGGTGGTGGCATGACATTCATGTCATCGTCAAATGGATTGTGTACCATGGGATTGCCCTATCTAAGAAGCGTCTGTCTTAGAGTAAGTATACACTACCACGAATACTATACATCCGTTACCGTTTCGTTACCGAATCAGTATGAATCTCCAGACGAGGTAAAACGGCACAGCCGTCACCATCGCACTGACAACGCTGACCACGCCACCACCCAGCACAGCAATGACTCCAAGAGTCACGAGCGGGTAGATCAGAGCAAAGATCAAGAGGGCATAGAACTCGTCCTTGTAATCAATCTTTCTCTTTGTCATATACCTATTGTACCCGACCCAACCATGTAAGTCAAATTTGTCACAAACTCCCTACGACTTTAGGCCGCATGCCAGTAGGCACGAGGACCACTGTACAGGTAGTCGATCCATGACATCGGGACCTTCTTCCCTTGGAAAGTCCTCTGAGCGGGACGGACGTACAGATGTCCGGGAACAGCCAAGCCTCCCCACAAGGGATCATACGATGACCGCAGTTTGTCTCCGTACCACAGACGCTTGGGCTGTCGATACGTGCACTTCCGCTCATTGAACCGGCCAGCCTTGAGCGCTCGGTACAGCCACATCTTGCCGTGCACCACGTACCAATCGACCTCAGTTGGCTCACGCCACTGAGTGTCCCCCGCCTTCTTGACCAGATTCCCACGAATCCATTTGTTGATGTGGTTCCAGCCTTCTCCCGGTACCAGATCTGCTAGCTTCACAGTGCCCCCAGATCCATCAGATCCATCGGATCATCCACAGCATCAGCAGCCTCTGCCTTCTTCCGCTTCGCTTCAGCCTGCTTCTCATTGAACGCAGCCTCTTCACGCAGGAAGTCAATCATCGTGCGCTTCTTAGGCGCAGGGTTGATCAGATCCATAATGTCCATCAGTCTTCTCCTTCAGTTTCCCCAGTTGACAATCAGTTGTTTCATTTCCTTCTGGTGCTTCGCCATCTTGATCAGGTACAGCACGAGGATCACCACTACGGGAGCCATCACCGCAGTGTGCCACAGGTTGTTCTCAAACTTCTCCGGCATCAACACAGTCCATGCCAACACCGCAAACGTCGTAACCAGTACAACGCATCCCCATCCCATCAGCAGGGATCGACGGTTCTTCTTGTACTCGCTCAGGAAGTATCTCTTGTTCATGCCTTCAGCCTATCAGCTTTTGCTCAGCAGTACAAGCGTGCCATCGTCCATGATCCGGAGTTCCTTACCTTCAAGGCTCGGCATCTCCTTCACCTTGCCATCGGTGTCATAGCAGGTGAACTTGTCATCAGTCACGGCATAGTAACCCTTCATTGCCATGCAGACCTTCGCCTCATCGGAGTAGGCACCGGAGAAGTAGGAACACGTGCCATCCTTGTACACGCCACCCTTCTCCCAACAGCGTCCTTCCTGCTCCCACTGCACACGCTTCTCATGCTCAAGCTCAGCGGCATGCATTCCGATAGCGGCAGCACCACCGACTCCCAACAGAATCCCGAGAGCGGTTCCAATAATCCGTGCAATCATCATCAGGAAGCCATCTCAATCAGTTCGCACCATGCCAAGAACATCGGAATCCCGAGCAAGCAGAATATCACTGCTGCTGTTCCGGGATCAGTCGTTGCAACCATTCCGATACAAATCAGGAATGCAATCGTCACTACCGTGTAGAACACCGTGATTCCGGGTTCTTCCTTCAGCGTCCTCCAATAAGTCTTCATACCTCAAGCCTACACCATTTCCGGGCAAAACAAAATCCCCCACCAAACGGTAGGGGATCTGTTTACTTCTGTGCTTCCCATTCCTGACGAGTCAGGTATCCTGAAGCCTTCCAGCCCGGATACTCACCAAGCATCAGGGAGTACTCGGCTCGCCTGACCCGAAGATTCTCCGCGACCTTGATCTGCCAACGCATCCAGAACACAAAGGCCCATGCCCAGACCAACCACGCAGGAAGACCCAGTCCGATCACCACAAGGGCAGTGACCACGAACAGTGCAGTTCCAACAAAGAACCCAATCGTTCGGCCAATACGAGTTGCCGTCCTCAGACTGGCTACCCGCTCGGCAACGCTCTTCTTGGCCTTCTTGGCTTCACCAAGTGCCTTGCCATCCCGCATGCCATCCTCAATGGCTATCTGCACTGCTTCCCGGAACGTCTTTGCTTCCCGGCTCGGGGTGTATGTCGTCATTCGTCTCTTTCTCGGCATCCGCCGCAGTCAATAGTGCTTCAATTTCGTCATCCATTCCGGCAACAGCCTCTGCCACCGTCTGGTCCTGCTCAAAGACTCGGTTCACATCCTCTGTGACCTCCATCGTCTTGACCTCACTGTAGAAGGTCTTGACCGGAGAAGTCAAAGGACTCAGCCTTGCCATCTGGGGCATACCCTCCAAGGTACGCACTTCGATCAGGCCACGGAGTTTGTCCCGCAGTTCCGCCACGGGCATCGTCCGCCAACCCGAAATCTTCTCAAGGGCACCAGCCCATCGTACACGCCACACCGGCATCTTGTCAACGATGTCCTTGATCACTGTCAAGGCATCCACCGGCAGAACCTTCTCAATCGGCATCATCCTGTGAGTCACAAAGAAGACATAACCGTCATCCGCAACCTCAGCAAGAATCCCACCGAACTTTTCCAGTGACTCGCCATCACCGTAGGCAGTGACGATAACGTGCTCTCCGCGCTCAATGCTTTCCATGGTACCTCCAGTAGAACAAATCTTACCTAAGTATACCATTCACGTCAAGCGTACTTCTCCGGATCATACTCAAATCCGAACCCAAGGAACTCTTCCGCTTCCCGTTCCTTCTTCCGAGTGCTGGGAGGCATGGGAGGGAAATTCCCCTGAGCCAGATAGAACGACCTGAACACCGCACCGATCATCAGCATGTAGTAACACATATCACCAACACAGTGTCTCAGATCAACTTCCGTTTCCGGATAGTGAGGGGAGGCGACCTTCCCCTTCAACTCTTCCAAGCCACGCTTCCGCTTGTAGATCTTGTCCCGCCAGCGTTCACACTGCTTGATCCCATCGATAAAGTTCTGGGTGGTTTCCAGATCCTTCCCGACAAAGCCCTTGTTCTCCTGCTGGTACTTCAACCAGCGTAGCATGTACCCTACCTGAGCGCTAGTCTCCTTGAACTCATTCTCCAGAGACTTCATCCACAACCCTCCGGTAGTACACACGGTTCGCATCCTTGGGGATCACGTTCAACCGTTCCTGAATCACAGCGACCTTGGCAGCGAGCGAGTCAAACTCCGAGTTCTCGATCTTCTCTTCCGGCAGCAGATCCGGCCTCCACGGAATGGCATTGTACTTTTCCTGAAGCCTGTTCATGCGACCGATCAGAGTCTTCTTGTCCCACTCAAGTCGCTTGTACTCTGCAACCAGTTCGTCCATCTTCTCAATCTCAACCTTCTTCTGGTCGAGAGAGGCAACGGTCTTGGCACGTGCGTTCTGATAGATCTCGATCTGATTGTCAAGGCTCTTGATCTTCTCTTCGTCCTTTCGGACGGCAATACGCTTGTTGCCCAGCTTGGTCATCATGGTAGTAATTTCGCTCATGTATCTATTGTACCCCATGGCACTTCTTAAGTCAAATCGTACCCAATCACACCCTCAAGATCAACCCCTCAGACCACCCATTTTTGAGACCCCATTTTGCCAAAGTGGTTTCTGAACAAGAGAGCCATAGATGTAAAAAAAAGAGCGTATGTAGGAAGGGTGTACCATATACCCTCTATTCTTTCTCTCAAGATCTTCCCTTAGGAGAAAACAGTTTGGCAAAACAAAATCTGTAAAACAGAGCAACTTCCCCTAGAACAAGCCTCAAAACCCCTCATCAGCCAGATTTCAAAAAGCGCACAAACTTCTGCACAATCACAGATCTGCATGATAGTACGGATCTCTTCGCTTCAGTTCCGGACTCAGAAAACTACCGTCTTATCACTGCACCCAGCGAGCAGTCCTGTCAATTGACGTAACCTCTCACCAGTGTACATGATAAAGAAAACAGGCCAAAAACACCGATTTCGATTGGCACGCGATTGAACGAAAATCGGCCAGTTTTGACACGCAAAAAGCCCTCCCTCAGGAGAGCTTTTCACTACCAGTGCATGAGCATGGACACGACAAAACCGAGCAGCGCCACGACCTGCACCACCGCCAGCCACATCGACACACGCTCCCACTGAGCCTTAGTCAACCGCCTACGAGCCATCAGCGACCCACCAATCCGGTCACACCGATCCAGAACAACCCTCCACCGAGCCAGCACAACAGGCAGACCAGCAGCCATCCTCCATACCCTCTCATTACATCCCTCTCGTCAGCAGAGTGATTCCCACTCCGAACAATACACCGATGACCAGCCAGAGCATACACAATGCCCACAGAACACTTCTAGGCAACTATACCCCTCCTATCAGTCGGGACACAACGATCCCGAACGTCACGAATATCATCAGGGCCGACAGCGCGTAGATCAGCCAGAAATACTTACGCACTCTCACCACCATACCCGACAGAGGTACTTGCCCATAGGCAGCTTCCCTCTCTTGATCAGGTCCGCCAGAATCTTGTGCGGCTCCGGGGCAGAACGTTCGATGTCAATCTCATGCGTGATTAAGTCGCCACGATCCCGCCATCCCATCTTGCGGTCTCCGATCTTGAGTCCCAGCCACAGCGAGATATCAGCATCAGCGTTGTACCATGACCTCTCCACATCTTTCTCCGTAGAGAGATCATACACCTTGTACGAGTCGTTGTGAATCATCTCCCCTGTCTGCTGTCCACGGTACGTCCGTCCGTACTCAGCAGTGGCAATGGCATCCAGAGACATCGGTCCCTCATGCGCCATCATGGGCAGGACGATGAACTCCTCCCGAGGTACCTCAATCATCCTCCGGCGCTCCCTTCACTTCTTCAAAGCGCGAGCGCCACTCAGCAGGGTTCATGCTCTCAGGCTTTCCGGTCAGTTCGTTGATGACCATCCAGTGTCCCACGGGCAGGACAAAGTCAGTGAAGACCTTTCCGTTCCACCATGACACCGAAAGCTCTCCGCGATACACAGAGGCCGACGCAAAGCGCTTCTTGAACCAGCCATGCGAGCCACTGTCCCGAACCCCGTCCCACTTCATGCAGTCGAACGTGGGCACCTTCTCTACGCACTTCATACACGAACCTTCTTCCGAATCCCGAACACCGTAGCGTTCTCTTCCAGCATCTTGTTCACGTCGTCATTGTACTTGACGCGCAGCCAGTACCAGAACGCAGGAACCTCCACGTGATGGAAGAACTCCAGCAGGTCAGCGATCTTCTCCGAGTTCTCCTCCAGTTCCGCCACAGTAGGCTCACCGAACAGCGAGTGGATCTTGCCGTTCAGGTACCCCGACGTAACTCCACTCCATGCCGATCCGCCATACGTTGGCTCCCAGCGCTTCAGGGTGCTGTCAGTCCGACGTACGTACGCGTCCACACCGAACCGGTCACGCTTGTCACCGGAGATCACCTTCAGGGCGTCGAGCCGTTCCGACACGGTTTCAAGCTCCGGCTTTGCCAGCCGAATCCGGCGCTGAAGAATCTGCTTCCGGGCCAGTACCTTGCGGTACTCATCCTCCACCAGACGGCCCAGCGTCTCGGCAGGACTCTCATCCAGTTCTTCAACCTCTACGCGTACGTCCACCGTCGCGGTTCCAATCGTTGTCAATTACAAACCTTTCATTCATAGCGACACCCAGCCACCAGACAGGTCAGCGGGTGAAAAACTTCCAGACACTCACGATACACCATAGCAGGCGGACTTACATCCATCCACTCATCAGAGTCCACGAGGTATCTCTTCCCTCCAGACTCTACCAGCTTCACTGCGAGGTATCAATCCGTTCAGCCTTGATGCACTGGCCCGAGACGGAGACTCCTCCGCGATCCACACATGCCTTGTACTGACCGAAGCCATTGATGGCTCCCACCACCACGATCACAATCCCCAGCCCGATCAAGAACAATCCTACACTACGACGCACTTACAAACCTTTCTTACCAGTGAATCCCGAACAACCTGTCCGGGCTTTGATACATACGATACCCTTCAGGACAGGGCGGACTGACCGAGTAGATCAGATACTTCCGGCACTTCCTGCACCACCCTGTGGCCTGCCACCAGCGCAGCCGAACTGCACACCAGTCACACCGACGCACGACCCCACCGCTCCATAGCAAGCGCATTCAATTCCTCCCGCGTCTTCTCATCAGTGCACGCGTCCCGGATTGCAACAATCCGATTCAGCAGTTCAAGCTCCGTCACGTGCCCTCCTTCTTTCCTCAGCACGGTCCTGCTGTTGCGCTACGCGCTCAAGCGCCTTAGCCAGCTTGCGCTGTGTCTTGTCCGGGTTGTACGAACTCCCCCACGCCACATTGTACAGGGCGCTCAACTGCTCCAGTTCCACAGCAGTCAGGGACACCTTAGTCGAGTTGACTCTTGCTCTAGGCATTACTCCTCCTCATCAAAGTGCGGCAGGCGCTCAAACCTGTTGACCACAGCCAGCATATACGTATCTTTCCTCATCGGTCCAATGAAGTCCCGCATGGAGTCCATCGGTGCCATCAGCAGTCTGCCATCCTCCTCAACCAGAGAGGCCATCCCAGCCAGCGCACCAGCCCGAGCCATCTGCCGGTACGCCTCCGCTGAAAGCTCAGCCTCAGAGAAGCGCTTGTTTGCTCCAATCCTACGCGTTGCAATTTCTGCAAGGTGTTCATGCTTGTGGATTCCGCGCCATCCACAAATGCACTCCCAGACAAATGCCTCATAGGCGGTGTCGAACTTATGCTTTGCGAACTCAGCGGCCAGTTCCTTCTGCAAGTTTGCCATCAGAACCTCTCCACCGTGAGCGTAGCATCCGGGTTCATCTTCTGCAACGAGCCACGGGCCATCTCAGCACCCATCTGTGAGTCGAACTTCCAGATCCCACGGGCGTTCCTGCGGTTGGACGCTCCGGTCTCCGTGATCCACCACGAGCGCTTGCCTTCATGTACCTTGATGCCGAACATCACTTCTCCTTCTATAGTCTTTGGTAATTGCTTACAAGAAAAGAGTACCAAGTACTCTCCCCCTGTCAACTACTCTCCGTCAGCCCAGAGCAGCTTCCACGCCAGACCACGAGACGGGTCATCCTTCTTGAGCATGAACTCCAGCTTCTCCAGACCGGCAGGCGGGTTCTTGCCCAGTACGTTCATCAGTTCCACCGCCGTGATCGGGTGGGACTCATAGAAGACCCCGTTCAGGTACGTCGTGAGCCGGTAGCGGTAGCTGCTCGACTTCAGGAAGTCCGGGTAGAGCCGCTTCATCTTCGCCAGCGCAGGATGATCCACCGACGCAGGAGACACGATGGCCGAAGGCATCAGCATGCTTCCCTCACCCATGGCAATGTCAAAGGTGACCAGCAGCTTGTACCCGCCATCGAGTACACTGGCAACCTCTCCGGTCAGTCCTTCAAGGTCTCCCTCATTGACACGGACCTTGTCACCGTTCTTGTATTCAGTCACTGCTCTTCCCTTCTCTAGGCGGCTAATAACTAAAGACTATCAGGATCTCTATTCGAACGCAACAGTCGGTTCAGGCATCACCAGCGACACGACAGGACGCGGAGTGTTCAGCCTCTCAGCTACCTCCGGCAGGCCGGTCACCTTGATCAGGGACGTTCGATCCGCCCACGTGCCTTCGTTCTCCCAGCCATGCTCTTCCAGCTTACGCATGGCCTCCCGGTAGTCACCATACAGACCGTCACGCTTGCCGATCTTGACCTTGCTCTTGAAGCCCAAGATCTGTACGACAGAGAGCGTCACCGAATCCCCGGCAGATCCCTTGATACAGATGTCACCGAGTTCCAGCACGGCTCCGCGTGCATCCTTGAAAACTTTCCCCGTGGGGTCAAGTACTGGCATCAGCCTTCTCCTCTCAGACGTGCGAAGTCAGCAGCCATGGCCGAACCCAGAGAGTCAGCACCACCTGAAGACATGAACTGTACCGCCCGGTCAACAGTCGCGTAGTGTTCTTCCCGTTCTTCCAGCAGGATCTTCACGTCTTCGATGTTCAGACCATCGATTCCGGTCTCTTCCAGATTGTCGATCTGGACCCGTAGCCGCTCCGTGGCTTCACGGGTCTTGTGGTAACTCTCGATTGGATCTCTCATGCTCTCCTCTTTCCCTTCTTGTTCTTTCCGAACCGGATTCCCCAGCCGTACATCTTGCCCATCCCGATACAGGCCCAGCCCATGACACACAGCGCATAGAGCAGCAGTCCAGCGGCTCCGAAGCACATCAGGACGTAGGCCATACCGAACCCTGTCACCAAAGCCAGCGAGCCGATCAGCACCAGCAAGGACGCACCAAGCAGCAGCACAAAGCAGCCCAGCAGATCCCACCACGTCATGTACGTGATCTGCTTCAGCCACTTCACGGCAGGAACCGGTCCTCAACAGCCGCTGCTGGAGCAGGGACGTAGCTGATCCCCAAGAACTTTGCAGCAGCCACCTTCCACTTTTCACGGACGGCAGTAGCCATGTTGTCCCACTCCGCTACCGTGTTGGCCTTGTCCTTGTTCAGGAACATCATCTGGGCCGTGCGCTGCACGTAGATCTTCTCATCATGTTCCTTGATCCGCACACGACGGCGAAGCTCCCGGACCTCATTGATCAGGCTGTGGGCCGACTCAGCAAGAGTCTCCTCAGATGAGTTCGACGGCGAACCGGCAGAGAGATCGATGGCGAGCGCCTTCAGCGCAGCCAGACCTGCATCGGTCTTGACGTTCGGGCGCTTGGCCCTGCGCTCCTCTTCATACATGAGGCCCGACTCCAGCCGACCGAAGTACACCCGCGACAGGTTGTCAACGCGTATCTTCAGCGCGTCAAGGTTCGTCCCATTGCCGTGCCACATGACACGGCCTTCAGCGTTCCGTGCCTCATAGGTGAAGCTGGCATCAGCGTGCGCCGTGATCGTGGCCTTGAAGCTCTTGCCCGGAAACCGCGAGTCCGACTTCTTCAAGTCGTGCACCACATGCGGGAACACCGGTCGAACAGCACACTTCTGGACACCAAAATCAAACAGATCGTGCAAAATTTTCTCCTTCTCTAGTACTTACAAAACTTACTTACGGCGGATCAGGGACAGCGGCAGATGCCGAACAGGTGTGGTATCACCCGTCACCAGCACACGCGGCTCTCTGATCTCCAGCACACGACGTGCTTCCTTGAACCACTCCTGCGCGGCCTGAAGGGGCAGGTGCGCCCACTCCTGCTCCGTGTTGTGGCGGCTCCGGTCAAGGAACAGGTTCCGGGCAACGGTGTTGACAGTCCGCTGCTCATACATCCGAAGCGTCCGCTGTGTCTTCTGAAGCTCCTCCACGAGAGCCAGAATCGTTTCCGTTGCCTCTTCGATGTGGGCACCACGCGCACCGGCCATCTCCAGCGCGTTCTCCTTGATCTTCTCCAGATCCGAGAGGTCAGGGGTAAAGGCGGTCTCAACGTCGATCCCTACCTTACAGCCGTAGCGGCCTGACATCAACTGGACGTGGCCCATGATCTTGTTGTGTGCGGCCTGACGGTTGTTCACCTGTCCTCCGGCGATCCGCGCATTGACATCCGACCCGTCCCGAATCTCCCAGTTGATCATCGAGCATCCTCGCTCCTGCCAGATCCTTCCCTTGAGCGTGATCGTTCCACCTACAGGCATGTCCTTCTCCTTTTCTTATCCAACAAGTCTTCAACTATTCAAACACACTTCCCGAGCAATTACAACTCGGGCCGACCTTCCAAGTGGCGCTCCACGTTCCAGTAGTGAAGCATGGCTTTCTCTTCAGCCAGCCGCCAGCCACCCATCACAGGTGCCATGGGATCGACAAGACCCTCATCTTCCACGCTCTGAGATCCGCCCCAGATGAGCAGGACGCGACCTTCACTGTCCTCCAGATACATAGCGCAGTTCTCATGAGCGCAGCGAGCAATGAACTTGTCCGTTGCGGTCCCCAGACCATCACCCAGAGGCAGGCGCATCTCTTCTGAGTCATCGGTCATCCAGTACTCCGACTCGACACCGTCAAGGTACGCAGGATTCAGCGTCTCATCGATGATCATCCCCAGTTCGATCCACTCGTCCGTGTTACCCCGAACCAGATGTTCCCGGACAGTCTCCGTGCCGAACATGATCTCCTCCTGAATGCGCTCAGCGACCGTGGAGATGAAGACACCTTCCCCCATGGGAAGCTCCACATCCTTCAGGTGGTGACGTACGTAGTAAGCCACAAGACGTTCCAGTGCTGCAATGCTGAGATTCATCATGTCCTCCTGTAGTCGGTGCCAATAACCAAAGACTATCAGAACCCAGAAAAAGGCGCAACCCGAAGGTCACGCCCTTTCCTAGCGGAGAGAGAACAGAGAAGCAGGAGGAAGCGGAACTGTGTACCGATCCTTCACAGCCTGCACCGAGAGCTTGATCTCCCGATGGTTGCAGTCCGTGTTGATCTCCGACTTGGCGTTAGCTTCAGCCTGTGCAAGAGACGATGCCTTGCCATTTGCGAGAGGCAGTGTCGTAGTCCCGTTCCGGAACGCTGTCTCAACGAAAGCCGTCCACTGGAACTCACCAGCGCCACGATTGATCACCACGTAGGAGTGCTTGTAGGTCCGGTCTCCACGAACGGTTTCAACGTTCCGGTGGACAGGCTTGGAGCCTTCCTTGTCCTTGACCCATTCCTTCATTGAGCGCATGACTTCCTTATCGCCATCAGCAAGAGAGCGGGTGATTCCAGTGGCGATCATCTTGCCTTCAGCGTTCCAGACGCTCCACGAAATTCCACCGTACAGGAAACGCTTGACCTCGTGGGAGAACATGTACTTCCGGCCCGACTCAGCAATGTAGGAGGTCTCCTTGCGGTTCAGTTCCTTGCGGCGCTTGATCTCCTGTTCAATCGCCTGCACGATGTGGCGCTCAGCATCCTCAGTGGTCAGGTCAGATCCTTCAGCGACCTGTACACCGCCCCACTTGACCGTCCAGTCCATCCAGTAGCGGGAGCCGTAGCGGACCCTGCGGATGCTGGATGTGTAGCCCTGAGACATGTAGTCGGTAGGCTTCTTGGCCGGTGTCAGATCGTACGTCTTGTCGGCAGGAGTGGACCAGCCACCCGAAGCGAGCATCTTCTCAGGCTTGGGAGCCTTCTCAAGCTCCTTCTCCATATGACGAACGTAGTCCACCACATTCCGGAGATCCTTGATAGAGGCAGATCCTTCCTTCCTCCCGCGAAGCTCATCAGCCTTCACGCACGTGTCAACATTCGTCACACTCTGGCGCTGTTCACCCAGAATGATTGACGCACTCTTGATTGTCAAACCAACTCCAATTCTTTGATCGAACGGGCCGCAGCCCGAAGTTCTTCTGTCTTGTTCCTTTTCCATTCGGCAGAGTCGTCTATGAACTTACGCTCTGCACGCCACTGCCACCACTTGAACTTAGTCAGTTCACCCCACCAGAGGATATCCACATGGGCAGAGCAGCAGCCATCCACCGCCCGTATCGATTCACCGATCTTCCGCATGGCCGTAGCGTGACGCTCCAGTGCCTCCTTGACGCGGGGGTCACGGCTGTGGTAGACGGTCACGTACATGCTCTGCTTGCATGCTGCCCTCAGCCTGCACATGGCCTCATAGACCTCAAACGGGTTTCTCGGATCAGCGTGCATTGTCCAGTGTTCCTTTCAGCATCCGTGCGGCGGCTTCCCAAGCCCGATCAGTCGCGTCCTTGGGGAACGGCCTGCCATTCGACTGTATCATATTTCCGTTCCCGTGGAAGTGGTTCGCCATCTGATAAGCCAGAGCGATCTTGTTGTCCAGTCGCTGAATCTCAGCTATCAGATCGAGAGGCGCGAGGCCGATCTCATCAATGATGTCTTCAGCATCACGCCAGACGACCGGCCCCAGCAACCCATCAATTTGAAACAAGGAAATCCTTTTCATCCAGCCAAGTCAACACAGCGTCCAAACCCTTCAACTGCTGACGCGGTGAACAACTACCCACCATGCGTGAAACACTATCAGTGATCACCGTGTCCTGTCCAATCGTGACCGTGACCTCCATGTCAGCAGGCATGTAGCTCATGGAGAACAGTTCCTTGTTGACATCCTCAGCGCCATAGGCGATCAGGTTCCAGTAGCCGTCCTCTTCGTACTGAAGGGTAGCAACCGTCTTGGACGCACGCGCACGGCTCATCAACTGGTTGAACGCACCGCCCACGACGTTGTCACGGACCTTGTCTCCACGCTCAAGCTGCTGCTTGATGTAGGCTTCGTGGCGCTTGCGCTCTACCTCTTCCCAGTCCACCGTCAGCGCGTGCTTGTACTGGCCCCAGTGAATCAGCGCTTCCTTCAGGCTACGCTCGATCCAGTGCTTGTAGCCGTACTCAGACTTCAAACCATGCGAGTCCTTCACGTTGTGGAGCAGCGGATCGACAGGGCCGAACACTTCCTCCAGCGCATCCAGAGCAGCGGACTGCTCCGGGCCGATGACTCCTACGCCCTCGCTCAAGAAAGCCACTTCAGGGAGCGGGTGCCATCCAGCGGACGCAGCATCTGAGCAAGCTCAGCGCTTGACTTTGTCAACACACCGCCTGCACCGTAGATGTCCCAGCCGAAGATCCCCTTACGGGCGAAACGGGGAGTCGGAAGGTGGAACTGGACAACACCGCCCGTGGGGGTATCCTTGATCTTCTCCAGCAGCAGATCAACTTCCGGCGCGGCCTTGATCAGGGTGTAGGTGTCATCCGCAACGCTGATGTCGATGTGGCGGTTCCCAGCGGTGAGAAGACTGCCCAGCGGAGTGATACGGGCAACAACACCTTCACGCATCAGCTTCAGATCGTCGTTCACCCATTCGGCATGGATGGTGTCTCCGACCTTGATGTCAGCAGCAGCGATCTTCTCACCGACGACGCGCTTGACCCGTACCTTCTCCAGCCGCCAGTCAAAGAACTCCGTCGCGTCCTTCCAGCTAGTCCCATCGGAGCCGACCTTCTTCACCGAGATCAGACGCTCACGGCTGGACGCTCCGGGTTCATCTTTCACGACCTCAAGGTCAATGCCGTAGAAGTCCCTGTTGTGGGTCTGCTGTCCAGCCTTGAGACGGACGATGTCACCCTTGTTGAAACCCAAAATTATTTCTCCTCTATCGTTTGATTGTTACTTGAACCAGCAGTGCATGCCGTTGAACCCATCGTAGGCTATGTCACCACCGCTGTCTTTGCAGACCTTGACGAACTCTGCCTTCTTGCGTACATCCTCAACGGTGTCGCCACAGCCTGTCACGAACAAAACGCTCAGGGCTACGGCCCCTGCACACAAGATCTTCTTCATGCTATGAGCCTACCACAGCAGCAGGCTCACGCCCAACCCACATCCCAGACCGGCGCAGATTGATGGCAGAGACTCCACGTCCCAGCTTGACAGCCAACTGCTTAGCCGTCAAGGAGTAGTCGAATATCTGCTCATCCTCTTCCCGAGTCCACACGATGTGATCCCGGAACTTGTCCAGATTAGGGACAGTGAGAGCTTCCTTGTTGGACTTGTTCCCTGCGTCGATACAGGGCCTGCACCGGCATCCCCAGTTTCGGTAGGCCGTCTCAGTTCCGTGCGGAGCATCGGTGGCTGCACGTGCCTTGCGGTCTTCGTACAGCCTCTTGCTCCGGTTGGTGTTGAAGGTGATGCACTCAAGGCAGCGGCACCCGTGGTAGCCATAGCCTGAAGCAGTTCCGTGCGGCACAATGGTTGCCGGATTCATCAGATCCTTGCGGCCCAGACGACGCGCAGCACTCCTGATACGGTTGCTGCTGAAGCCTGTGAGCTTCCTGATCTCCGTGAAGGTCTTGCCCTGCTTCATCAGAGGCGTGACAGCCTGAGCGATCCGAAGATCTTCAGCCGACTGAATGCTCTTCTGGTGTGAGTCGCGTCCCTTCAGATATTCGAATCCCATGCGGACGGACGAGTACTTGATGTCCAGTTGACGGGCAACTTCAGCCATCGAGATATGCGGGTCTTCTTCCAGCAAATCCAGAATAGCATATCGCTGCTCTTCAGTCAAACGGGAACGGTTATGAAAGTTTTGAAAGTCGTAGGTCACGGGAGAAGCGACTCCAGTACACGTTGCTCAACACGGGCCTCTTCGTACTCAGCCCTGACCATTGACTCCCGGATACGATAGTCGTACTGTGTACAGCGAAGGATCTCCTGCCACAGGGCCTTCCTGCGCTCCTTCAGCGTCTCGATCCTCTCCCGGATCTTGTCCTCCAGCGGGTCCTGAGTCCAGCCAGCCTCTTCGATGGCCTTAGCCAGACCAGCGTCCGACACCATGGCAGGATCTTTCTTGATCCCGTCCACCCATCGGACCTGATAGATGACTTCTTCTAGGGTCTTACTCACCCGTTTCCTTCCGTTCCAAGATCTCGATGTTGCGGTCAATGTCGGGGGCAACGTGTTCCATCACGACAACCTGCCCCATGTCGTTGAGCCAGTACTCATTTCCGGCACTGACCTTGAAGACGCACGTGTCTTCCCGGCTGGTCACGACATTCCCAACCTTCTCCGAGACGCGAACGCGGTCTCCCTGCTTGATGTCGGAGAAGAACGCAGTCACAAGATCGAGCCGGTAGATAACCTCATCATCGTACCGGTCATCGATGAGTGTGCCACCCTCCGAAGTCATCCAGTAGTGACCGGCAGTATCGTTGCCTGTCTTCTCAAAGGCAATGCCGGTGGTCTCCATCTTCAGACCAGCGTGTTTGCCGACGACATACAGCATGTCACCGGCCTTGATGTCTTCGAACTTGATCTTGGTCCTGATCATTTCCCCTCCTAGGTCTAGTCGTTCAGGCGGCTGGCTTTCTTGCTGGCCTTCCTGAAACCCTTGTTGGTGTACTTGTAGATCCTCCGCGTGGAGAATCCGTTGTAATCAGCATAGTCGAAATCCTGCACCGTGACAACTACGTGGACTCCCAAGGACTCCACGATCCGGTAGTGAGGGTCTGACAGGTCAACGTTGTCCGGGTTCTTCAGCGGCTTGCTCATCGATACGTCTCCTTCTTGTAGATCGTCCCGAGGTCGGTACCAGCTTCAGCGTAGGCCATCCAACGGGCCTGCTCCTCTTCAGAGAGGTTACGCCACTCGCCCTTGGCCTGCATCTCGCGCCACTGCACGAAGCGCATCTTGGCCCGAGTCTTCAGCGAGCGGTCCCGAACGGTGTAGCCCTTGGGCATGCTGTTCAGGACATCACGGATCTCAGTAGCGAGGTCGCTCTCCCCGATCCGCTTCCCCTGAACAATCTCACTGACCCCCTTCAGCGAGGGAAAGCGGTCGAACTTGGACACGATCTTGTTGATCTGCTGAAGCCTCAGCTTCATGAGTGTGGGTTCCGTTGCCATGCTTTTCTCCTTTGTTGTTCCTGCAATACCTAAAGACTATCAGAGAAGTCTAGGGAGTGTCCAGTTCTCCACGCTCGATCTTCTCTGCCCGGAACTGGAGCCACTTCCCGACAGAGGTCACGTTGTGGCGCTGCAAGAAGCCACGAGGCTCCCCACGGTAGCCGTCGTAGGTCCGGGACTCGATCCCGTCCACACCAGTGCCCTTCTCATGGACAGCGGCAGCAGCTTCACGGAGCGCGTCAACCTTGGCTGATGCCACCTTGGCCTCAAGCTCCTGAACGTAGTCCAGCAGGTCAGCGGCCACCCATGACTTGATCTCCACCTTGGCCTGCGGGTACTCCCGCTTGGAATCATAGGCGTTGGACAGCGTCCGTACCGCCAGATTAGGTTTTACGTCGGTGCTCAAGGTGCTTCTCCTTCTCTTGTCGTTTGAATGCCAGACCGTTGATCCGGGTGCATTCGGCCCACAGCTTCTCTGCAAGTCTTTCGTACTCTTCTGACTCTAGCGGATCATTGGTCCGCTCTGCAAGTACCTCCATGGAAGACGCTGCCTCCATATAGGCATTGGATCGGGCTATCAGCCGCTCACTGCTCGTCGGCATCGTCAAGATCCTGAGCGTGGAAGAAGGCAACAACCGTGCCCTCCAGCACGACGTAGAACCGCTGCTCCCCGTCCTTGCGGTAGACGGCATCCACGATCCCCGGAGTGCCTTTGACGAAGACCTTCTGAGCCTTCGTGGTGATGTCCAGAGTGGTGATGTCTCGGTTCAGGGTTACCTTACTGCCCGTGATCAGGTGTCGTCCGGTCCTCATTTAGTCCTCCTCAGGGAATCCAAGAATGGTCTGTGTCACATCGTACTCAGCTTTGCGAGCTTCCTGCTCCTCGGTCAGATCCTCTGCAAGCTCTTCCGGCTTGAAGGCTTCGATCTGGCCCGAGTCCAGTTCGACTTCCACCGTCCTGCCGTCAGGGCAGAACATCTCCAGCCAGAAGGAGTCAACGACCCCACGCTTGCCTGTGTGCTGTCCCGAGATGACCTTGACTTTGTCACCCTTGTTCTGGATCATCAGTTCTCCTTGATTGGTGTTGGTAAGATATAGATAGTCTATGGAACTTCGTGCCGGGTGTCAACCCACCTTGAAGATGATGACCAAGACGATGAGTGCCGTCCACAGGACAGCGCCGATGATGAAGTCCCTAACCACGTGTGGCCTTCTGATCGTACCGGAGACCGTTGTCGTAGATCCCCTGTGCCGTCTCCCGGTACTGGTCCTCAGTCCAGTCCCGGATGACCTCCTTCAGGACATCCATGATCTTCTGGACCTCCTGCTCATCGGTCAGGATATGTTCCAGATCCTCGTGCCAGACAGCCGAGACATGGTCCCTCGGGCTGGCATCAAAGACCACGTTCACCATCCCGTTCGGGTGGTGGTTCCTGACGGTGGCCTGCTTGCCATTATTCCAGAAGTCAGGCTTGTTGACCCGGACTCGGTCACCTTGCTTGAACGTGTTCACTGTTCCTCCTTGAACTTGGTCTGACGGTACGGGCTGTGCGGCTGCTGGCCTTCCCGGCAAGCGCCGTAGCCCTGCATCCACGCGTGGTCCTGAATGCGCCGGATCGGCATGGGATCACCGTTGGTATCCACTACGAGCAGGACTCCATGCTCGACCAGATTCCGGGCGATCTTCTGAGCCTCAGCGTTGCTGGAGATCTCAGGGTTGGTGTTGTGGATGATCTCAGCGATCTTCTCCACCTGTTCCTTGTTCATGTCCTGCTCCTTTCTAAGATGAGTGTAGCGGGTTAGATGGGTTCGTACAAGGTGACGTGCTGGTCCCGAGTGAGATGGACTTCCGTCAGTTCACCGGAGGAGTGGTTGGCAGGGATCTCGATGTTCCAGCCGGTCCCGTAGGCGCTCTGCGTGGAGCGGTAGTAGTTGAACCGTCCGCCCTGCATGACACGGAAGACCTGATTCTCCTTGATGTCGAACGGATCGACAGGGCCGACCGGCTTGAGCAGTCCGTACTGGTTGGCTCCGGTCTCCACAATGTCAATGGCTTCCCGAAGCGTCTCCACACTGTGCCCAGTCCGAGCGCTCAGCTTGCCGAAGATCATGTCATTGCTGAGTGACCATTCCCACGGGTAGTCATCCCGTCCGCGTTCGCCGGTCTGTGCAGCGGTGGCAATGATCTCTCCGGTGCCGGTGTCCACCAAGTAGTAGCTGCGGTCTCCGGCCTTCATGCGCCTGATCTTCATGTCTAGCTCCTCTCCTAACGGGTTGTTGGTAATGAAAGACTATCGGAGTTCTAGCAGGGTGTCAACCCTCCAGAGACTTCAATTCCTCTGTCAGTTCCTTGATCTGCCGCCTGAGCCTGAGGCGGTACGCTGCGGTATCCACCGGCTCATTGAAGGCCGTGCAGTCCCACGCGTTACCAGAGATGGAGTGCTGGATGGTGTGACCGGAGATCCGGTGCCCAGCCTCAGTATGGAAGTCCATGCGCTCACATTGCACTCCTCCGGAATCGGTGAACTTGCATGGAAGCAGTTCCCGCAGGGACGGATCAGAGATTTGACATTCAGACATTTGTTTTCCTCCAGTAGTGTTTGTCAACAAGGGAATAGCTGACGCGCATCTTCTCGTCAGCCTGCTTGATGGCCCACGAGAGCCTACCTCCCTCCTGCTGCGTCATTCCCTTGTAGTCAGGGTAGAGACGCTTGATGGTGGAAAAGTTGTAACCGTGAGTCTTGGTGATCTGCCGGATCGGCCATTCGTCTTCGATCAGCGTAGCCAGCAGTGCTGCTCGCTCCGGGGAGAACTTCTTCCCCCGAGTCTTGCCGGGTGGTGTCATGCGTCCTCTACGGGTCCTGCCTTGCGCCGCTTGACCACCTTGAAGCTGGTCCCGTACTTGACGCGTCCGCCGTCTTCCCGAGCCGCCTGAATCAGTTCCTCCCGAGCAAACGTACGGTCTGCGGAAGTCCTGCTCCCCCAGTGATCCCCGACGATCATGCTGTGTCCTACCTCAGTGCGCTGTACCGCGTACTCGTAGTCGTCGTTCTCAGCCATTGTGTTCCTCCTTCATGGGAATGATCCCGTGGTCGATGCCTGTTGAATAGAAATCCCACGCCTTGGCTTTGGCGCAGTCGGTGGCCGTGTACTGGCTCCCGTAGGAATCATACACGATACCTCCGTCTTTGCGAACCAGTTCCAGATCCCAGACCCATGCGCCTTGAGAGCGCTGCCAGTGACCTGCCCGAGTCCGGTGGATGCCGGTCTTCTCGATGTCATAGACATCAGGATCGATCCGGCCCAGATCCACCAGTCGCTGTGCGATCTTAGATCCCAAGGCGGACACGGTCAGCCTCCTTCAGAATCGTCAGGTCATCGATGGTGGTGTTGAAGCGCATGTCCCGAGCCACGGAGATCCATGGTGCACGGCACTTGACGTAGCCGCGCTGGGTTTCGTCACTGAGCGCTTCGTAAACGGTAGGGCTGGTGCCCTTCCAAAAGAAGTCGCCCTTCTTGATCTTCTGGATATCCACTTCAGGTTCCATTAGACTCCCCAATCCCTTCCAAGGCTCGTGCGTCGAAATTCCAGTGCATCTGCGTGACAGCGAGGGCACGTGACAAAGTCAGCGTTCCGGGCCATAACACCAACAGCAGGCTTGACACCACAGTGCATACTCCAGTGCATCCCTGATCGGTTGGTGACCTTCACGTCAGCATCCTTCTCAGTGTGCTTGTTCCAGTGTACCAGAGGAGGATGCTTCTTGGCACGCTTTCCGATGACCTGAATCATGGAGTACTTCATGAAGGGCAGCTTCACCGGCTGGGGCACTGTCAGCAGTACTCCATCGGGCTTGTCACGGGTCAGAATCTGGACAGTGTCACCCTTGTACTCGATGCCCTCCACGAGGAAGTCTCCGGACAGGTGAGGGTAGTGGCTCTCGTGCCGGATGGTCTCTCCCAGTCGGACATGGTCTCCACGGACGTGCGTAACCCTGTTGCTGGGTTCCGGTTCCGGACCTTCGGAGATCAGTTCCGTAGCCCGACGCAGGTAGTCGGAGGAGACGTGATGGGCGTTCTCGGTGAACCGGGCAGGGTCCTGCTCGATGATCTGAAGGTAGACCTTCCCGCCTTGGGTTTCCTCCTTCAGAACCCTGTACAGAATCCGTCCGTTGTTCGGAAGAGCGTTGTCGGTGTCCTGAGCCAGCGTATCCCCTACGCGGAACTTGCGGTTCTTGTCAATCATTACTTGTCCTTTTCTGCGAGGAAGTCTTTGAGCCAGTACGGGAAGGAGGACGGAAGAAGCGTGCGGTCGTGATACAGCTTGCCTTCACTGCCGTCCGAAAGGATGTTGGGGCCACGGACAAATGCCGACCGGACAACTCCATCGTTGGTTGAGATCGACAGGATCTGGACCCGGAACCGTACGTGACGGATTCGGTTGGGATCGGAGTGCATGATCGGACCATCCTCAATTTGGAAGATCTCGGTCTGGACGCTGCTGGTCTTGGTGGCCTTCATCTCATTCCCTTTCTCTTTGGCTTGTATAGAAAGACTATAGGAGAACCAGATCCCTGTCAACAAGAAAGACCCCCTGTTTCCAGAGGGTCTTTCTCTACCAGTCGTATTCGTCGTGTCCTATTCCGTAGGGCCAATCTTCACCACAGGCACAGCCATGATCACGCTCATGTCCATGTCGCCGCCAGCAAATGTGTTCGCCTTTGACGGCTATGCAGGTGTCCCATTCGGCTCTGGGATCATGAATGCCTTCTCCGGGCTGTACACTCAGAGGTCTACGCCTTCGTGCAGTACCTTCAGGTCAGACCACCCGATGATGTATTCCTCGGTGTACCGGGAACTGACACCTTCAGGATTGACGGGGAGCCAGACGTTCTCCCTGCTTCGTTGGGAGCGGACAGGCTTGAACAGCTTGACCCGAGATCCCACACCCCTGTTGTATCCTTCGATCACAGCAAGGGACTTCTGCGGGAAGACGAACGGCGGCGGTTTCTTCCGGTAGAAGGTTGACTTACTGGTGCCGGTGCCTTCCTTACGGGCTGCTACCCAGCCGCTGCCATGAACCCAGCGCGGTCCCGGATAGCCTGCCTTGTATTCGTTGGCAAATCCACGGGTGTCAGTGCGGTATCCGCCTTCATCAGTGATGATGCAGCGGATTTCATCACCCTTCTTGATCTCGTCAAAGGTGATCCCTTCCCACTTCTCGGGATTAGGCATTCTTGACCCCCTTGCTGATGACCTTGTGGGAGCGGTAACGGCTCTTCACTTCGTCATCACTCATCCACGACTGGTTGACCACGTCATGCCACTTGTCCTCATCCTCCGGATCGGCCAGCACAAGGCGGGTCGTTTCACCTGAGGAGATACGCACAGCCTCAACGACGGCAGCAACGCGCTTCGGAAGCACGAAGACATCCGTGCGCTTGCGTTCAAGCGAGACCAAGTACTTGTTGTCAGCGTCTACCAGAGTGTTGCCACCATCTGAGTAGTACGCTCGCCACATGGTGGACTTGCTCTTTGCGGTACCTACAATGGTTCGCTTGGTACCATCCGGCTCCTTGGAGACGGTGCGGATCTTGTCACCAATCTTGATCTGGTCAAAGGTAATGGTTTCCCATGCTGATGTGTTTGTCAAGTTCTACTGCTTTCCGAGAGAGAGTTCGATTTCGGGGATGAGGGTTTCCGGCTTGAAGATCACGCGGGTGTGAGTGACCGAAACGTCGGTGTTGTCCAGCGGAGTAACCATGTAGGTCACGTTGTCAGAGATACCCATCATGTACTTCTTGTACTGGTTGTTCCCTTCCTTACACAAGACCTCAAGCTGGTTGCCCTGATCGTTGATGGAGCACTTGCCGACAACCTCAAAGAGGTATTTGTCGGTGATGCCGTTGATGCCTACGATGTGGCGGGTGATCTCAAAGTTGTCCGCTGCGGTGGACATGTTCTTGTTTGCCATGTCGCGGTCTGAGGTACCCGGACCACAGGCGGTCAGGGCGGCTGCACCTACCAGTGCAACGGCTGCGGCTGCAATAGCCTTCTTGCGGATCTTGATCAAGCTGAGACTCCTTCGTAGATGGTGCGGAAGTTGGTGTAGTCACTTCGGAGCGAACTCTCCGAGCGGTGACGCGGGTCGTTGATACCGGCGCAGTGCCAGACAACACCGTTGAAAACGAACCTGCGGTCACGGATGGTGCCACCGGTAATGTCCGCGAGGATGACCGCTCCCGGATTCTTCGGGAAGACGTAAGGCTTTGCCTTGCGGTAGAAGGCCCTCTGTGAGACCTTGTTCCACGACGTAACGTCAAGTGTCTGAGCAATGGGGTTTCCGGCTTCACTGGTGAAGTTTCCAAGGTGATCCTTGCGGGTAACCTTACCGGTACGCTCACTGGTGGAGCCATCGTCGTAGGTGTAGACTGCCTTGATCTCATCCCCAACCTTGATGTCGTGGAAATAGATCTCGGTGTACTTCAGTGTTTCTGTCATTTTTCCTTACTATATCGGTTACAAAAATTTCTTAGCGTGCGTCCCGCACAAGCCATTCAATGAAATGCAGCAGGCAGAGGGCGGACATAAAGAAGCAGATCCATGCCATCCAGAACACTCCGTTGACAATGTTCCACCAGCCGACTGCCGCGCATGCGAGGGTCAGGAGGAGTGCTATCATTTGGTCCTGATCTGGTTGTCGGCTTTCCACTGACGCAGTGTTGCGTCGTTCTCTCCCCAAACCTCTTCAAAGCTCAGCAGATAGATCTTGTGCTTGAGCGCCTGAATGGAGTTGGCCTCCAGTAGGATACCTTTCTTGGCCGGACCCTTATCGGTCGGGAAGTTGATAACGATCTCTGCGCTGAAGTCAGCCATCCAGATCCTCAATGATCTCCCGGAAGTTCTTCAGCCCTTCCAGCCGCTTCTTGGTTGCTTCAAGATTTCTCTCATAGACTTCCATGGCTGCGGGAGGAATCGAGTCATCCGTTTCCAGCATCTCCGTCAGGTCGGATACATCAGTATCCAGTGCTGCAATCCTACCATCCAGCAGGTCTTTGTTCAAGCTCTGTTCGCTCATGTCATCCCCCTTCATCGATTTCCTTCAGTGCTGCACGCAACGTTACCAGCTTTGTTGACGCGGTGTCAATTAGAGACTTGATGAACTGCCGCTGGAATACATCCCTGTTGGGATCTTCCAGCTTCCGCTCCAGTGACTTGACGTAGTCTTCCTGAATGGAGACAGCACGTACAGCCGACAGCCACAGTTCCGATCCGATGACCGGACGCTCCGGAAACAGCAGTCCGGGAACGTTATGGTCTACACAGTTTATGCACATACTACCGCCATTGTCCAGCGGACTTCAGCATCATCCGCACGACGTAGAGCCAGATGGCTGAGATGAGCGCGTAGCCGCCGAATACTGCTACGGCAATGAACCACCCCGGGCTGATGGTCATGGCGAGAGCGAAGGAGCCAGCGGCCAGCAGGGTTACCACGAGGGTAACGGCTCCGGCAAAGACAGAGACACCCTTCTGGATGGTGTTGATGCTGCGCTTAGGCAGCAGAGGGCCGGTGTAGTCGTCACGGTTGGTGCTGTAAGGGAAGGTCATTTGTCTTCTTTCTGTTCGTTGTCTTCGTCATTCCAGACGGATTCTTTCATGACCAGCGGAGGGGCAACATTTTCTCGTGTGCCCAGCCACGCCAGTCCCACGACGGTCACGAGTGTGACAGGTACTGCGGTCCAGACCGGAGCGCTGAAAATCATCACCAGCGCCATCGTAATAACGGTTGCTGCCATGATTCCTACAAGGGTCAGCAGCGTGAGCCAGACTTTCACATGTTCCTTTCGCGTTGTTATTAGCTTACAGTGAAAAGGCGGGACCGTCAAGCCCCGCCCTTTCACGTGTAGTTATTACTGGGAAGCTGCAATGATGAGCAGCTGGAAGATGATGATCAGCGTACCTTCCATTAGGAGGCAGGCTTCAGGATCACTGCACCGGCCTCAAGGGCTTCAGCGACTTCCTTGTTGGTCACGATTTCGGTACCGGAGTTGCGCGGCTTGACGTGAAGCCATGACCACTCACCACCGATCTTCGTAAGGGCCTGCACGAAGTGGCCGTTGCCACTCTGGTAGACGACGTGATGTCCGGGAAGATTGGCGATCTTGCTCAGCGTCTCCTTCTTCGGACCCTTCTCCGGTGCTTCCTTGACCAGAACGTACTTCCACTGGACTCCGGTGTGGTCGATCCGCGAGCCATCGTGAGAGTAGATGCCGTACTCGGAGATCGATCCAACGACAGCCTCACGGACGATCTTGATACCGTGGCGGGTACCGGAGATCCGGATGGTCTGTCCCTCCTTGATGTCCTTCAGGAAGACTTCATCACCCTCCTTGGGCTGTTTGGGAGCGAGCGCCAGTTCCTTCTGACCGTGAGTGTGAATCAGACCGGTACGGGAGCCATTCCGGATCTCAGCGCACCGAACGTGGTACAGGCCGTCGTATGCATGAACGAAATCTACGATCTCGTAGTCAATCGGGTTGTAGGAGGAGAAGTACATGGGATCGACGTACTTGACACGGTCACCGAGCTTGAACTTGGACGAGAGAACCTTGACCTTGGGCTGACGCAGGCCCATGTCGTTGACCACGTCACCGACCTTGCGGGATGAGGAGCCTCCGGGAGCTTCCTTGGTGACCTTGAACTGGACCAGCGGCTGCTTGTCAGACCACGACTGGTAGAAGCCCGTGACAACGCCTTCCATGCCCTGCCAGCCGGAGCGGAGCCATTCGTTGTCAATGTCTACGCGGATGTAATCGCCAATTTTGATAGTCATAAAGTGTGGACCTTTCGTTTGTTAGTTGACTTTGGTGTACTTGCGGTTTCCGATGATCTCTCGGAGCTTACCGCTGGTGATGGTTCGGGTGGAGCCAGAAGATGCTGTCAGAATCCAACTCTGGCCGGTCTTCACAGCCGTGTAGGAGAACGTGACAGAAGTACTGAACACCAGAACCGTATTGGACTGGAAGCTCTTCAGCGTCTCCAGCAGTTCGTCCTTCTCCACAGCGGCCTTGACCAGCGTCAGGGTTTCAGTGCCCCGAGGGTTGATGCAGTTTGAGTCACTGGTGTACAGACCCGAGAAGCCACGCTTGGAGACGACACCCGTATGGATAACCGATGTCTCCACGTCACCGCTCTTGTAGGTGCGCGTTGATGTAATCGTATCACCGATCTTCACATCATCAAAATGGATCTGCTTGCCTTCAACGCGGCTGGTGGTTGAAAGGAAAGGAGCTTCCTTCGGCTTGGCCGTGACTTCAGGAACTTCCACCAGATCACTGAAGTAGAACGTGACAATGGTGTAGGGAGACATTGCCAGACGTACTCGTGCAATGGCAGAGTAATCCGGATCGGGGCCAAGATAAATGGCGGACTTCCCGTCGTGCTGGCTGGTCCTGCGGTTGACCCTGACGGTCTGTCCGGGCTTGAACGGGTAGACGTTCTCTGCCGGAGGAATGGGGATCGGTGAAGACCCTGCGGCCACATCTCCGACGTTCACCGTGACAATTCCCTGCGAGGACTTGATGGAGACGGAGTTCAGGCTCTTGGAGATGATCCGGCCAGCCTGTCCCTTGTAGAATCCACGCGTGACGTGGACAAGGTCATTTAGTGCGAAAGTATGATTAGCGATTTCTCTTACCCTTTTCTTATAGTACTTTGACAATTTCTGTCGTCTGGTGGTTGATGAGCCATGATCGGCCCCAGAGTTCTCCATCGGGAGCATCCTCTTCTCCGCATCTGCACTGATAGCCTACACGATTGTCAGCGTCGTTGTCCTTGTACCGGATAACGGTGTATGCCTCGTGCTCTTCAAGAACTTTGCGTATCTTCTCCTCAGGACCCGCCATCGATCACCTTCTCAACCACGTCGGCCTGTCGGAGAAAGACACCACGCAGGTTGTCGGGAGCATCGGCCCACGACACTTTGAGTTCACTGTCGGAACTCCTCCAGTGGTTGTACAGTGCTTCAGCGATCTCCTGTCGTAAGCTTACCACAGGCCCTCCGTACCGAACTCATCCAGAGGAAAAACGTCATCCAGTTCCGGAATCAGATCAGTGACACCGTTCAGTGTCTCTTCGGCGGCTGGCATCAGGATCTCTGTTGCTGCTTCCACCATAGCATCAAAATCAAGCATTGTCATCTTTCGTCGTTACGAGTTTCTTGGGTGGGTATACACCGACCAGATGGTAGGAGCCTACTCGTCGGTCATATGTATCCTTGCAGCGCTGTGCTGCCTTCAGGACACCTTCCGGTGTGATGGTGGCAGAGAGGTCCGTGGAGTCAAACGCGCTGAAGACATCATGCTTGAGGATGAACGTCTTCTCCACAGTCAACTCCCGCTCATAGGGGGTTACGGGTTCATAAGTCTTCCGGATACTCCACCAGTGTTTCCTCTTCAGAGCGATGGTTTCAGTGAACATCTTCATGATGTTGACGGAGTATCCCTCATCGTAGACAGCAGCCGTGTCAATCCACTGGCTGATCTTCCGATCACTCTTGACCTCCCACCAGTACCCTTCAGGAAGCTCAGGAAGGCCGGTTGTAATGTCGATCAAGCGGAGGCACCTACAAGAGACTTGGGCGGGTAGTCACCGACGAAGGAGTCACGGTAACGTGCTGCATCTTCGGCAAGGGCACGTCCATGCTCACGGTCGATCCACAGGCTGAAGATCTCTTCAGAGAGCTTGGTCAGGGTTTCAGCGCTGGTGGGCAACTGCTTGATGTAGTAGAGACGGTTGCTCCATGTGTCCTGATGCCAGTAGGAGAATCCTTCTCGGACCTTGTGATCGCTGTAGTCTTCCTTAGTGGAGTAGGTCTCAAAGGAGGACTTGGTGTAGATGACATCCTCATCCGGCTCCTCTTTGTCCTCCCCCTTTGTGACGACAGTCTTGGTCTCATACGGGCCGTGGAACAGGCGGTTCCAGAAGCCCGTCCGTTCAACCTGTTCGGTGGTGGTGATTTCTTCACCCGGAACGGTCGTGGTGGTCTTGCGGACGAGTGCTAGCTTCAGTCCTTTGAGTTCCCTGCGGTTGTCGTAGACATCGGCCTTGCGGTTGTCTTCCTCTACCCTCCAGAACAGGTCTTCGGGAAGCTGGACAAGGCCGGTCTTTTCGTCAATCTTCAAAAGTGTTTGATCCTTTACTTGGTATGGTTTCGGGCACTTGTTCCACTATAGGGGAACTTTTGCTGTTTGTCAATCAGATCTTCCTCACGGAGGCCGCGCCAGTTGTGAGGTTCATCCAGTTTGAACCCCTTGAGTCTGCGGTTGAGTCGGGTCAACAGTTCCTCACGCGGAGGGAAGAAGATCTGCATCCAGTTCCGTCCCATGCTGAGACTGTGGAACAGGAACTCGTACTGCTGTTGTGTCTTGATGGGGTAGGACATGCGAGGTTCCGGCTCGCTGGCTTCTTCAAAGCCGACGAACCGGAGACCCTGCAAGCGAATTGCGTCTTTCAAATATCCCTTTCCAGCGCGGCGACTGCCTCTTCAAGGGCCTTCACCTTCTTGACTTTTTCTTTCATCTGTCGTTTCCAGCGCAAGCTGACGCTGAGGATGGTGGCCTCACGGTTGGGCATGAGGGCCGACTTGATCTTGGACTTGGCGAGACAGGACTGAAGGTACAGGATGTCCTTCTGCGTCTGCTCAATCTCATCCCGGAGGACGTTGATGGCAATGACGTGCTTCATGACTTGCCCAGAATGTCCCGGAGCTTGTCCCGGAAGTAGCGGTCCTCGGGCCGGTCCATGCGTTCGGTCTCCAACAGCAGAGCGTTGAGCTTGCTGCTGACATCCATCAGTTCGGAGTACGTGGGCAGGTCTTGGAATGAGGCGATCCGGTCGATCAGGTCTACAGCTTCGTCGTCATCGAACTCAATGGACGTGTCAAAGATGTAGGCCATGTCTCCGATCCGGTGCTCCAGCCCCAGAGCGAAGATGGGCCGTCCGGGCGAGTTGTGCTTCAGGAAGTAGTGGGACTCTCCAGAGACCCAGCGGACCATGCCGGGAACTTCATTGGTGGCACCGACGATACCTCCCCACCTGTCCCGCTTGATCTCCTCAGGCTCTTCGGCCTTGGGTTCCCTGTCCATCCATTCCGTCATGACTTCTCCTCCTTCAATCGTTGGTAACTTCGATACACTTAGACTAATTGAGGAGAGCCGGGATGTCAACCCCCGATGGAGCCACCTTTTGCACTGGTTCCGAATCCACCACGGGCAACAGTTCCACCTTTGACAGGAGCCGGAGCAACTGACTTGCCAGCAGCAGGAGCAGTGGTGCTTCCTCCTGTCATCTTGCTTCCAACAGGTGGAACAGTTCCTCCTCCGGTCTGATAGAAGTACCAGCCGTAGTAGCCTCCGGAGCGGCCATTCTCAGAGCAGTTGTTGTCTTCTACTCGGATCTCAGTCCGCTTGTCCTGACAGGCTTTGGCGTAGTCAGCATCGATGACTTCACCGCTAGGGGTACAGCCGGTGATCATGGCACTGGCAAGCAGGCCAGCAATCCCCAGAGACAGGGACCTTGTCTTACGACTCTTCACTTTCTTCTTTCGCTATGACTGCCTTGGGCGGGATGAAGGGCTGATATGTCATGCCCCTACTCTCAAGAGTACGTTCACCCTTATGCCCACAGTCACAGGTGCAAGACCTCTGTGGAAAGTGCATGGGACACTTGTCATGCTCAGCTTGGTTCCATTCGGTGACAGGATACTTCAGGCACCAGCCACTGCGTGTGACTGGCTCCCTAGACACTGAACCTCATGTGGATCTGCCGTGACTTGCCTTTCCATGGATCACCCTTGATGATGAATCCGTTGGAGATCAGGCGCTTCCTCAGGGACCGCCAGCTTTCCCCGCCCATACCGGAGTTTCCGTAGGACGTTCCTTCTGCCTGATGCCTTCCGCCCCAGTATACCGGGATCGGTACCAGCTTGACGTAGGCTTCATCAGCCAGCAGTTCGTTGACAAAGGCTAGCTGTCGTTCTCCACGGGCACAGGCCCTAGCCAGACGTGCGATTACATCTGATTCACTCATCAGATCTTGCCGATCACGTCAAAGAATTCCTCAAAGTCTACGGTTTCCTCGCACTTACGGCAAGTGTATTTGCCGCCAAGATCCTTGCCGTGCTGGACCATGGAGTCCTTGAAGCCTTCACAGACAAGGCGAGTGGCCGGAGCGCACAGGTGGTGGGTTTCCACGATCCATTCAGCGTCAGACTTGCTGCACATGCTGTTGGTGGCGTGGGTGGGGATCTCGCACGGCGGTGCGTAATCGAGTGCATCCAGTACCGAGAAGTCAAGCTCCGCGTCAGTCAGATGTTCAGGAGCTTTCGGTTCTGCAAGAGTGGACAATTTGTTCCTTCCGATTTGTTCTTTACGTTGTGAGCGTCTTGCGCTATTTCAATGGTACTGCATGCCTGCCAGATTTACAACTTCGGAGGCTCTACTTTTGCGAAACGTTTGTGCTGCTCTTCGATGAGGGACGGACGACGGTCAGCGTGCGGACCTTGGATCTTGATCTTGAGGATCTGAGTGTCCCAGTACTTCGGCTTGGAGAACTGAAAACCGACAACGGTTCCGTGTTCCATGGCTCCGGTGTTGCCCGAGCGTACCGCGTAGACGACGTAATCTCCGGGCCGAACCTCCTTCCCAAGGTGGTCAATAACAAATTCAGGAATGGGCTGTGCCATGTGTACCTTTCAGTAGGAGGAGTTCTTGATCGGGTTCCGCTTGTAGGTTCCCGGTTTGATCTTGGTGAGATGCCAGCCAAAGCAGTAGGGGCATGGTGTGTCGTAAGGATAGACCCTTCGGCCCTTTCCCCTGATTTCTGGAGCGTTGAGGATGGTGGCTCGCCTGCGTGCTTCACCCTGCGTCTTGAAGTAGACCTTGGATGTGGGGCACTTGCTGCGGTCACCTTTCTCAAGGTGTGGCTTCTCTTGCTGTGTCTTGTTCTTTGGTGCTGATGGTGCCGGAGGCTGCTTGCGCTTTGCAACGTGGTTGGCCTTGGGGATCTCCTTGGACCTCTGAGGCCCCAGTTCCGGTCCTTTGGGGACCAGTGCAAGGTGATCCAGCTTGATGCATTTCGGCTCCCCACAGGTCGTTGTGAGGCCGCGTGCGGTGTCTGGGAACTTGCGTCCTTCCATCCACCAGACGATGTGTCGGGCCATATGTGTCTCGCGGCCCTTCTCATTCCTCAGATGCCTGCGAGTCTGGCCTCTGTAGACATAGAACGCATGTCCACGGATGGTTTGGACTCCTCTGATCATCTCCCGGATGAGCGGGTCTTCATCTTTGGGAGGGCCAGACTTGAAGGGCCAAGGATGGGGGATAGTGAACTTTTGTGGAGCTTCCGGCTCCGGTGGTGGTTCTTCCTTCCCGAACAGTTTCTTCAGGAAGTTGATGACAAATTCAATCATTCAGGGCAGTAGACCTTTCGTATCGTTGAGACCAAGGCTTCTAACTTACACGATTGGGATTCTTGTGTCTACCTTGCGTCTTCCTTGATCGAGTCGATCAGCCACTGGCTGAGGATCAGCAGAAGTGTGGAGATCGAGAACCATCCCGCGAAGATCCACATGAGGATTGCCAGCACCGGCACGGAAGGGAGGACAACGGGTGCAGCGAAGAACAGGACGATGACGAGAACGATGGTGGTAAAGATGTTCACGTTCATAACCCATTTGCTGAGGGTGATTTTCAAGGTACTCTTTCTTTAGTCTTTGATGTTTTCTTTGGGTAAAGCAGTGACCTCACCCGATTGCTCGGATGAGGCCACTGTTACTCACGCAATGCTATGGATCAGGGACTTTTCTTACCAAGCAAGTTGTTCAGTAGATAGATCGCTCCGATGACCACAAGTGCCCACCCAAGAACGGTGACGACAATGTGGACGGTCCATAGGATGAGAAGGATTCCGATTACAAGTGCAGCAATAGACGCAATGGTACTCATGATTCTCCAATCAATGGTGAGCTTCCATTGTATCATATTCCGCAAGGGGTATATTAGAGGGACTTCGGCGGGTAGTCTCCCAGAAGATCCTTGGCACGCTGCAACCGAACCCACGAGCGCCAGTCGCTGTAAGCGAACTCGGCACGGGCACGTATAGTCTCCTTGTCCAGTACCTTGCCTACACCGTAGTGGGTAGACGGTAACTCCTTGACCTTCTTCCAGAAGATAAAGTAGCGGACCTCTCGCTTCTCGATGAGGCGGACCTCAAAGTATCCAACGGAAGTCTCCTTCACCCGCCAGAACATATTGCTGGGAAGATCCGGCAGGCCCGTCTCCGGGTCCGTGATGATGTTGTCCCAGTTACGCTCCACAGTCCGCCTCTCCGAACTCCTGTGCGTCGAACATCTGATCCAGAACGTCCAGACCGCTTTCCTTATGCTGTGCCATGTACCTTGACCTTTCCTTTTTCACGAACGAACATTACTTCCGGGAAGTCCACGTTGTCTTCGGACCACACCGTCACACAATAGATGGTAACCGGACCAAGTTGGTGCGGATTACCATTGATGGAGAACTGTTCCCGCTCATCCCGACGTACATTATTCAGGGCTTCCAGTGCTTCGCCCTTGGTGATGATCTGCATGCTCTCCTTTTTCAATTGGTCCTTGCTGTTGGTATCTAGCTTAGCCTAGAAGTGGGCGGAAGTCGAAATCGTATTCTCCAGAGAGACGATCTTATCGATGGCGAGCTTGACGTGAGTGGGCTGTCCTTCATAGGAGAAGGAATCTGTAGCCACTGCGCTCGGGAAGAGTTCCAGCCAGATCTTCTTTCGCTGTGCAGTCAGCTTCTCAGCCTTCTCTTCTTTCTTCTGGATGAGATGGACGGCCATGGCAAGGTGCTCCTTTGCACGCTTGCGGTGGAAGTCGGGATCGGAGTTCTGATCGGTGACACCACCGACACGATGAATGTCCTGTCCGCATCCCCAGACGGACGGGTCCTTCGTCTTCTCAACGATGGGAAGGGTGTTGCGTGCAATCACGATGAACTTCTCATCGATCTCCTTGACGGCACGAACCGCTGCGTCTCCCGGATTCCTGTACACGTTTTCCTTCTCCACGATGTACTCAAGACGGTTCAGGACGGGCGTGACGTTTTTCAATCGAACTCCTTTTAGGTTGAATATGGTAAAATAGAGTAATGACTAACTCTATGACTTCCTTCAATAGTGCCGTTTTCGTACTGACAGACACCACTCGTGTGATCGAGATCGCTGAAGCTGTACGCGACACCTACTTTCCAGACTCAGAGTACCACTTCACGGTACATGAGTCAACACCGGATCATGTCCCAGTCGATCTACGCGATCAGATTGAGGCCACGAGAGCGAAAGCGGGTGACGGATCAACGGTTCTAATCGTCAATCCATGGGCGGCAACAGAGTCCACACTACCCGAAAGAGCACACAATGGCAAAATCCCTAGCTGAGGAGATTGCAGCGCTGTCTGATGCAGAACGCGCTGAGATCTTCAAGGGTTATACGGAGAAGGATTTTGAAAATCTCCAGTATGACGCAAAGTTCTGGCTGAGGCCGGAGCAACAGGTTCCCGATGGTGACTGGTTCATCACAGCCCTAGTCGCTGGCCGTGGTTTCGGCAAGACTCTGACAGCCTCCCAGTGGATCAGGCGCAAGGCTCTGGAGAATCCCGGATGCCGTATCGCCATTGCTGCACGTACCGTCGCTGACGTACGTAACACAATGATCCTTGGTGAGTCCGGAGTACTGGCTGTACACCACCCAGACGAACGTCCAGAGTACAAGCAGCACGTCCAGACACTGCACTGGCCCAACGGATCACAGGCCCTCCTGCTGTCCTCTGAGTCTCCTGACTCCGCTCGTGGTCCCCAGTTCCACTATGGTGTGGGTGACGAGTTCGCGGCGTGGAAGACGAACGTTGACGCTTCCGGTGCTACCCTGTTCTCCAACCTTGTTGCTGCTACCCGTCTGGGAGAGAACCCCCAGCTTCTGCTGGCAACGACTCCTAAGAGGACTGCGGTTATGCGCGACCTGATGGAGAACGCTAAAGATCCCTCACGTCGAATCAAGATTATCACAGGTTCCACGTTTGACAATACCTCCCTCTCCAAGAACTACATCGACAACCTTGTGGGCCAGTACGGTAACTCCGATCTGGCTAAGCAGGAGCTTGACGGAATGATGCTTGAGGATGCTGAGGGTGTCGTCTTCACACAGGAGATGCTGGACAAGGCCATCGACAAATCCGGAAGGCCCCCGTACCTTCCCCTGAGGTTTGTGGCGGTGGACCCTTCAGTGGCAGAAAACCCAAAAGACGAATGTGGGATCATGGTCATGGGTTGTACCCAAGAACGCGATCTCACACAACGCAAGGTATATGTCCTAGAAGATTTCTCAATCAAGGCTGGACCGGACGTTTGGTCCAAGGTTGTTGTGAATGCAGCCAAGAAGTGGAACACAAAGTTCGTAGTCTATGAGAAAAACCAAGGCGGCGCACTGATCCAGATGGCGATCAACGCTGTTGATGACGGACTGATCACGTTCCCTGTTGTCGCTACCCGTGGTAAGCAGACTCGTGCAGAACCGGTCGTCATTGCCATGCAGCAGGGCCGTGTGCGCTTCAATGGCATCATGCCTGAACTGGAAGACCAGTGCCTGTTCTGGGACCCGGAGAGCAGCCGCTACAGCCCTGACAGACTGGATGCCATGGTGTGGGGCGTGACCGCAGCGGTCATTACTCCTCCTCCCGGACTGAGGGCAGGACGCTATGCGGCCTCTTCAGCAGCCAGCAGGAAGCTTCCCCAGACGATGGGATCAGGACGAAGCAGGATCTCCGGCTCGATCCGAACAAAGAACTTCTACAGACGATAAACGAAAGACCCCCTCTCCTAAGAGAAGGGGTCTTTTGTTTTAGCCCAGACGCTTTACGTCGATGGCGACGGGGTTGGTGGAGACGATGTAATCAAGGCTGGTCTCGATCATCGTACCATCCGGGGTGAAGAAGAAGATTCCGGGATCACCGTCACCGTAGGAGCCGTCATCCTTGGCAGAGTCCATGATGAGGCGGTCGGAGCAGTTCTCACAGATCTTGATCAGATCCTGCTCAGGGGCGATCTGGGAAGCCGACGAGGAGATCTTGCCCTTGGCCGTGTAGTAGCCGACGATCTGACCAAAGTTCATGATGTAGACGTAGCGAAGCGTCTCCGGGTTGTTCTCCAGATCCCGCTTGGCGGCGAGGTTCTTCAGTTCCAGCGAGTCCTTCTTGGCGGACTGGTTCTGGAGTGCTTCACGTTCCTTCAGTTCCGCACTCTTGGGGGAACAGGCCGTGGCGCTGAAGACCAGCAGACCGGCTACAGCAACGGCAGAGATTTTCTTGGTAATGCTCTTCATGTGTTTGTCCTTTACTTGCAGTCGGTGGCGGGGTTGAGTTCGTTGATGGTGGTCGGCAGTTCCGGATCTTTCCAGTAACGGGCCAGTACATCTGCCGACTTGGCGTTGTACTCAGCGACGTAGTTCTTGCACTGGTTGACCATGCTGGTGTAGTTGGTCAGCGCGGTCTTGTCCTTGGGGTCGGTGTCCAGAACGGTCTTGTAGGTTCCGATCTTCTGGTCCGCTGCCTTGACAGCTTCGAACTGCTTGTGGAAGTACGCTTGGTTCTTCGTCCAGTTCTCAGCGCTGTTGTTGATCTTGACAGCGTCACCCTGACCCTTGATGCCGGAGGTTGCTACTCCGAAGAGCCAGATGCCTCCCGAGATGAGACCGCCGATCACGAGGACCACGATCAGAACAAGGGTGCCTCCACCGATGCCCTTTGCAACGTCTTTCTTGTATCCCATTTTGTCCTTTCTAGTTCTTGTTCTTCTGGCAGAAGACTTTTTCGATGTCCTTGTGGACTTCCATGGTTCCGCCAGCCTGAATACATTCCATGTTGAAGTTCTTGACCTGCTCATTCTGAGCATGGTGTGCATGTCCGATGAGGACTCCGGTCAGAAGGACCAACGCTGTGATTAGCGCGGTCCAGATCATTCCTTTAGTCATACTCTATTCGACCTCTGCTGCCTTTGTCAACACGCGATCCAGAGCTTCCTTGTCGGAGGAGGAGATGTTGATGATGGGGAACTTCCTCAGGGTGTCCTTCTTGGACCGCTCAGCGTACGTCACAGGCTCATCACCGATGAGATCCTTGGCGACTTTGCGCCAGTTGCTGGTGTTGGCTACCAGCTTACAGACGTGGTGTGCAGCACTTCCTGATCGGCAGTGGCAGCAGGAGCGGAGATGGTTGCAGTGGAAATGATAGATCCTTTACTTGTTGTTTCTGTTAGAGATTTTGGTCAAAAAAGAAGTCCCGCAGGAGCAAAGGCTACAACTGCGGGACTTCCCCGATCCGGGTACCAAACCGGATCGTTCGCCAGTAAACTAGGAGGGGATTTACTGGCTACCAACATGATCCATTTTACAGGACCACGACTGGAAAGTCAAGGGCGTTGCTTCTTTTCGTTCTTCCATGGAAGATCAGCGAACTGCATTCCCTGAGGGATTACCCACTTGGGAACATACTGCCCATCTTCCAAGACGAAGATGTGCATGTCACACAGTGCGCCTGCCCTCCGGCTTCCCCAAGAGGTCAGTGGTACCTTCTGGGAGACAGCGTTCTTGGCATGGCCGATGTTCTCGTGGCTCTTCCACTCAGGAGATCGGGCCGGGATGTGGCTCATGGCTGGTGGAAGTGCCGGGAGCATGGGTTGAATCATCATTCGGAGGTCTTCTCTTCCTGTATCAGACCGTCGTTGATGAGTTCCTGCGTTGAGCCTACCACATCTTGAAACGCCTGACCAATCAGGGCGAATCCGAAGTATCCGGGATTCTCCACGGTGTCAAGATGGGACTGGACCTCTTCCAGCAGATGAGTGATGAAGACGCGGTCCTCACGGGTGACGGTGTTGTGTTCGATGTTGCTGATGGTGCTCTTGATCTGGTCACGGAGCACATCGTAGTTCTGGGTTGTCATGTTCTTTTCCTTGGTCAGGCTGGGGCGGTAGCCCGAGAGCTACCGCCGTACCAGCTATTCGGGGATGACGGGTGCTGCCGACGTGACCCGCTTCTTCCAGTTGAACCGGAACTTCTTGGAGTGCTTGATGAACTGAGCAGCGATCTCCGGGAAGGTCTTCTCCAGACCCTTGATGTCGGAGGACGTGGACTCGTATTCGTCACGGGAGACGACTTCCACGCCCCTGCGGGTCAGGACATCAACGCCCTTGCGGTCCATCTCGGCGGCGACCTTGGCCTTGATCTCCTCCTTCCGTGCAATGTACGGAGCGAGGAATTCGTTGATGTCGTGCATCTCTTCCACCAGTTTGTAGGCGGACGGTGAGATCGGCTTCGACGGACGCGTGCGTTCCGCTTCAACCGCTGCAAGCTCCTCCGCGATAGTGGTGGGCTTTGCCTTGACTGCTGTCTTTGCCATTGTATTTTCCTCCCAGTTGGTTGTCGGTGTTGCTCTGATATCTAAAGACTATCGGAGTTCTGGAACCCTGTCAAGCGCTAATCCCGGTAATTTGTTGCCCGGTACTCAGTGCTTCCACAGTAGACGCAGCCACTGAACTTCATGTAGTGCTTGCCTCTTCGACAAGCGTACCACGTGTAATAGGTACGGTCTACCCAGTTTTGGAACTTTTCTTTGAATGTCATGCCGACATCACGGCAATGTGGGTCTTGCGGACGAGGATGGACACAGGCTTGTCTTCGATCTGGACAACGACTGAGGTCTCATTCTCTCCGATGACCTTGCCCCTGCGCTCGTAGCCGGTGGGCATGGGAAACTTGGGAGCTATACGGACGATTGAGCCTTTCATTCCCCTCCCAGCTTCAGGATGTGTTCCACGAGGTCTTCCTCCGTGTCAATGAAGTCCAAGTCCTCATCGACCTTCTCACCCTCTACCAGCTTATCCAGCGTGAGGGTGTCAGTGTCAACGAACCACTCTCCCTCTTCGAACCATGCTTCCGAGATGATAACTACGGTGTCCCCCACAGTCACCTTGATCGGGCTGATCTCTTCCAAGCCGTCGTTGTGTTCAACTTCGCACCCTGCCTTCCAGAGAAGTCGCTCGATCTTTTCACCGGACAGTTCTGACATATGTGTATAGCTCTCTTTCATGGTTTAGATTGATAGTACAAGAAATGCCCTGACCAGCAGGGCATTCCCTTAGAAAGCTCCGGCGCTCGCAAGGGCCGCAACCCCGTGTGCTCCGTGCACTCTCCTGTATTCCGCTGTGACTGTGAGACCTAGGAACCTTGCCTGTCCGCCTTCACGGACCTTCAGGCCATACTTGTTCTCAATATCCTGTTGGAAGTACCTCTTCGGAAGAGGTTTGTGTTCACCGTTCATGGTGATCCACAGTTGGTAACGTGCGTAAGCATCGTTGATGGGGATGAAGTACTGAGGCTGTGCATCGAAATCCACAACAATCAGGCCGTCTTCAATGAAGTCTTCAACCCAGCGAAGGGCCGTGGAAGCTTCTGTGACAACACTCGCCTGAAGCTGGATTACTTCAGCCGGAGGATTCAGTTGCCTTCCCTCCTTGACGAAATCCAGCATACCACGGATTACCCATGCAAGCACACGCTCACGGTCTTCCATGATCAGATCCTCAAGTCCCTTGATACGACGACGGGCGGGATCAGGGTGATCCTTTTCGAACTCGATAGGAAACTCAATCATCTGCACGCGCTCAACGATGGCTTTGTCACGGGTGTTGATCTTCAGTGGCTTGTTGGAGGCCACGAAGAGTACACCTTGAGGAACCCATCCAGCGCTCTTCACGTTCAGGGTACGGGTTTCAACCCACTCATCACCAGTGAACTTCTTCAGGAACTCATTGTCAACTGAGTCTCCCATGGGAGGTTCGGACACACCAATGAAGCGCCTGCCCTTGAAGGAGTCCTGCTCAAAGTTCTGTCCCGAGACCTTGATGATGGACTTGGAGTCAGGCATACAGGTGTATCCTGCTCCGGACTTCCCGAGCTTGAAGAAGGTGTTGATGAAGACGGATTTACCGGACCCCGGAGGGCCGTGCAGGTTCAGGATGGTACGAAGCTTCGACTCACCCATGAACGCGGCTCCTGTGACCTTCTGGAGGTAGTCACGTGCTTCCTTTGAGGGAATGGACCGTTCCAGAAACTCATCCCAGTAGCCAAGGTTCTTCTTGCCGTCGTAGTTGGCATCAAAGTACTTGGTGACAGGCCGTGCTGCATCATGCGGAACCATCTTCCACTCACCGTTACGGAGAGCGTCAAGATCCAACACGAAGTCACGCATGACGAACCAGCGCTGATCGTTGTCGTAGTAGTCGGAAGGCACGTCACACTCGGTCTTCATGACACGGATGAGCGCGTTCATTCCTGAATCGCTTGCCATCCTATCACGGAAGTTCTTGTGCTTGGCGATCTCTCCCTTGTCGTACAGGGCGCGGATCTTCTTGGCATCGTCTGCTGCCGTGGCACTACCGGAGGAAGCTGCCTGACGGGCCAGTACATCGTAGTAACCCTTGATGAACTCAAGGGCATCCGCCATAGCTTTATAGTAGTACTTTGCTACCTTGATGGCAATACCATCACCCTCACAGGGAGTGTGGATACGGCCATCCCACAGATACCACTGGTTACGTGCTTCTGTGTAGGAGAGGACACTCTCAAACTTGTCCCGAATAGCCTTAGCAGCCTTCAGTTCGGTACGCGGAAGGGTGTTCTCTGCCAGTGTGATGTCAAAGTTGCTGTAGTCAAATTTCTGACCTACAAGCTCTTCTCCCCACTTGTCAAGCTTGAGCGTGACGAAGAGGTTTTGAAGTGTTTCGGTTTCTCCCATGTTGTGCCTTTTGTGTTTAGATTCATATTTTCCTTGTCACTGCGTCAATTAGTTTTTCTGGTACTTGCGAGGTCCAGCATAGCCAGCAGAGAACGCGTTCTCGGCAAAGCCAGTTTCGGTGAAGCGCTTCAGGACGTACCTGCGGGAACGGGGGATTTCGTTGCCGTCAGCATCAAAGCCAGCTTCTTCCCACTCACCGTCAATCCATGCGCCTTGTAGTTCTTCGATGGCGAGGAAGTAGATTCCGGGTGGGAACTTCTGCTTCCCGTCCTCAGTGACTTCCTTCTCCATCTCTTCAGGGAGGAAGACCTGCTGTGCAGATTCACCGCGCCATACTTTCTTCTCATTGGGGGCGTAGTCTGCTCGTGTTTTTGTCTTGTCGATCATTGGTTCCTAAAATTTCTTTGATATTGCCTTGTCCTTGGGGACAATCAATGATACCATACTTTCCTTTTTGGGTCTACTTGGTATACAGTTTGAAGAAGTCGTCAAAGATGATGTAGTTCTGACTGTCCTTGATGTTGACAAAACCAACAGGATCTCTCTTGTCGTTGAAGATGATGTACGTCTCAAGATCCTTGATGGTAGAGAGGTAGTCCGTTCCGAACACCTTGAGGACCGCCTTGATGAGGTCTCCCATATACTTCTTATCTTCGGGGATGTCAAACTCATCCTTGTCATCAAGAAGGATGGAGTTGTAGCAGTATGCTCCCCAGTCATACTTGAGCTTCATTACGAACATCCCATGCGATTCATATCCGAGATCGATGGTGGCCTTTCCACGTTCAAGGCGGAACGTTCGTCCATCACCATGCTTGTAGGTGATGTTGAGTTCATTGTAGTGTTTCGTCATTTCTTTTTCTTTCTCTCATGGCCCAGTTTGGAGCCTGTGGATGAGTTGTGGAATCCGCACATGGGACGGATGTTTCCGCGACGATAGGTGCCGCCCTCACATCCGGGTTGGATTCGATCAACTGTGATAGTCTCAAAGGTGAGGGCTTCCTTGCAGCCATGGAAGCAGCAGAACGCTATGGTTCCGTTGCCGAAGACATCCAGCAGCCATTGCTTGCGTATGCGTCTGGCTTCAGCAGATCCCCTTTCGTTTGAGTTGCTTGTACCGCGTGTTACAGTGATTTCTTTAGCCTTTCATTTACCTTGAAACGTCAAACCCCTCCCTGCAAGCAGAGAGGGGAGACGCTTAGAAGATCTTCCAGTCTTTAGGAAGGGTGGTTGTACTGAAGGATGGCCTGTTTGTAGTGTACGAGTACCCCTTGAACTGGCGCGGATGAGGGATATCCCGCCTGTCTCCATCACGTCGATAGGACTGGACACTGGAGAAGGATACTCGGACAGTCTGCTTGTCTACCCTAGATGCGCCCCCGTTGTACCCATAGGCACCCGGACGGCTCCTCTCCAGCGCGTCCCGCATGCTGTATGCTCGGGCATCCTCCAGCCGCTCGTAATCACGGACAAGCTTGAGGAAGAGTCGCTTGGTCATCATGACTTCTCCCAACGCTTGAGCGTACTCAGGAGACTCTTCTGTGTCTTCCTCATCCCAGTTGTTGATGATCTCCTGAGCCTCATTCATGGACTCAAGGACAGCCTTCAGGGAGCAGAACAGAACGTCGGCACCGATAAGCAGGTCTTCGAATTCTGTTGTGTCCTCATCCCTTCCACTTCCCCGCAGGTATCCACGGATCTCACGTTGGTTCAGGAAGCCACTGATGTCTTGCCGAAGCTGGTCATAAGTTGCTTCAAAGACCTCTACCGTATCGCTCTCCGGTTTGAGGCGGGAGAGCTTGTCAAAGAGCTTCATTCCCCCCTGTAGACTCCGTTCTTCTTGATCCACTGGACGTTCGCACGGAAGTCCCGGACCCGTTCAACCTGCTGCCACACGAAGACCTCAATGTAGCAGTAGACGTAGAGCATTTTGTCGTAGATGTAAGAGATGGTTATGCCTTCCTGAATTGATTGGTGAGATTGAGCGCGTACTGCGCGTAGACCTGTTCCTGCTTGAGGGCTACTTCCTTGGCCTTCATGAAGGACACAACTTCATCCCGCATGTCATCGACCATGGCAAGCCCATTGTCCTGATATTTGTAGCGTAGCATGACTCTGAACTTGGTCAAAGGTACGTTGGCATCGAACAGATCCAGCAGTCCGGTTTCATCGGACATGGACAGCAGGCTCATGACCGGTGATGCCGGTCCCCTGTCATCTTCACGGTAGTTGACCACCGCAGAGCGTTCGTTTCGTCCCGGACGCGCCCACTCATCGGAGCCGTCCCGCAGAGTCCGCAGGAATGTCCAGCCGTAATCCCTCAGGAAGTCCCACGTATAGCTGGTGTTGACGTAGTCCTCAATCTCAGCATACGCCATGACATCGGACCAGTTCTGATACTCCTCAAACTTATAGCCGTGGCCCAGCTTGACCTGCCGCATGGCTTCACCGATGGTCCGCTCACGAAGCTGCTTGTCTTCCATGGCAACGCGCTTGCGTTCCTCTTCCTTCTTCACGTGAGCAGCCTGTGAGATTGACAGGATCTGCTCAGCGGAGTAGACGTTGGAGTTCACAGAGAGAAGACGGACACTGCCTGCCTTTCCTCCGGAACCTTCACGAGGGAAGTACGCACTTCCGGGAAGCCGGAAGATTCGGGTCAGGTCATAGAGACGGTCGATCTTGCGGGATTCTCCTGCTGCGTCATCGATGTAGGCCCACCAGCGAAGAGTGAGTTCCTTGTAGGTCTCACGGGTCTTGCCTGCTGCGGATGACTTCTCATCCAGCTTCCAGTAGGCGTGAATGCCTCCAGAACCTGATGCTACCACAATGGTAGGCTGGAGCGCAAGGGTCTGAAGGAAGAGCAGGATCTCATCCTGAGAATTGAACCCGCCCTCCTTCACATCGATATCAGCCCAAACCCCTACCAACCGTGCTATGTTGTCCTCAGTTCCACGACGGAACAGGGAGACAGCTTCCTTGACGGGAGCAGCACCGAAATAGAGGTTCCACTTCTCACCGTCAGAGAAAACCAGTGAGTCCAGATCCTCATTCGTGAGGGAGTAAAGATCCTTGACGGGTACGAACTGGGAGAGGGTATCCAGCTTGCCCTTCTTTTCGGATGCCCGTCCCACGAGGGAGATCACGTCATCCGGATTGAACCATGCCTTGAGGAAGCTCACCGCCTGTGAGGCATCGATCTTGATATCTCCGTGAACATCGGAGAGTTGTACTCGCACTTAGACTTTTTCCTTTACGCTACAAATTGCTGGACGGCTCCAATGTTCTGAGTGACCGGAGATCCGAGACTGTCAACACCCAGCTTCATTGTCTTGTAGACGTTGGAAGTGGTGTCCATGGCTCTAAAGTCTAGCAGGGCAACGACTCCTTTACAACCTGAGGAGCGGATGAGCCTGCCGGATGCCTGCTGGAAGATGGTCAGAGCCTCACGCTCATACCAGCGGTGGAAGCCTCTTGACTTCCAGTGGGTAATCTGCTGGCGGCACTCCGCAGAGAAGCGCGGCAGCGGGAACTTGACCATGACCACGAGGGACAGGGACTCACCCGGAACGTCAATGCCGACGAAGAAGGACTTGGTTGCCAGCAGCACGGAGTGCGTATCGGCCTTGAAGCCCTTCATCAGCTTATCCTTGTTGGAATCCTTCTCCTGTACGAAGACCTCATACGGGAAGTGTCCCAGCGCCTTCAGGCGAAGGATCTGTTCAGCAGCATAGTCCAGTTCCTTACGGGATGTAAAGAGCACGAGAGCACTGCCACGGGAAGCATTGATCAGTTGAAGAAGCTCTTGGAAGTCGTACCGCGCACCTTCCACCTGAGTACCGGTGGCAGGAGTGATGTAGACAAGCTGCTGCGTCTGGAGCGAGAATGGAGTGTCCACGTTGATCTCAGCCGATGGCGGGAAGGCGACACACTCACGGGCGTACCGGAAGGAGCCGTCCGTCAGGTCAGTCAGGGTGGCAGAGAGCAGAATGTTGGTTTGTCCACCCTCCTTGCCCCACAGAGCCTTGGCACGTGCGGAGACATCCAGCGGAACCAGACGGATCGTCATTCCCGGAGTGCCGTCCTTCTTACGGACCCAGCCATCCACCAACGCACCGTATGTGCCGTACTGGGAAATGATCCCATCGTCAGTTTCCAGAGCCTTAGACATGATCCTGACCGTGTCCAGCAGGTCTTTGGAGGCACGGAGGCCCTTGCTGATCTTGCGGACACCCTTGATCTTGTTCTCGCGTGCCGTCTGAAGGGCAGGCTCAAGGTACTTGATGACCTCTTCAAGCTGCTTCTCAGCCTGAGCAAGGCGGACAGGGTTCTCGGTCTCAAACTCATTCATGGCGAACGCGACAGGACCGGAAGGCATGCCTACAGGGTACTTCAGGGAGAGTGCTGTGGAGGAGTCCTGCCATTCTCCACCCTGTGCTTCATCCAGCAGGAAGAAGAACTTCTTGATGTTGGCGAGTGTATCACGGACAGCGTCCATGGCGGTGTTGGCAGTGTAGGAGATCTGTGCGTTGGATACCGCTGACTTGGCAGTCTCAACGCCATCAGTGACGGAACCGGCCATGGTTTCAAGCTCGCGCTCCGTCAGTTCCTTGGTCCACTGGGACACAAGGACAGGCTCCAGTTGGTGCCCCTCATCGACTGCAAGGACGTTGAAGATTCCCAGCATACCATCTGCCAGCGGGTCTCCGGCCTTCATCTCAAGGTCGGTAGCAAGGATGGCATGGTTGACGACGACAAGGTCAGCACTCATTGCTTCTGCTCGTGCCTTGGTGGAGAAGCACACCTTACCGCTGCACTGGTTGTCCGGGCAGAAGGTGGAGGAGGAAGCGATCTTGGACCACTGGTCGTTGGTGATCTCGCGGCCCAAAACCCGCTCTACGTCTGCACGCTCTCCGTTCCCAAGATTGGAGGCACGCATCTTCAGCTTTTCGACCATCTTGTTCATGACGATGTCACCAACAGAGGCGTTGTCGGCAACCTCAAGGCACAGGTAATTGGTACGGCCCATAAGCTTGCGGAAGCTAAAGTCTTTGTATAGTGTTGAAAGGAATGGAAGATCCTTCTTCACCAACTGATCCTGAAGGGTCAGCGTCTCAGTGGATACAATTCCACGGTAGATTTGTCCCTTGGCATGTGCCTTTTGAATGGCATCGATGATCGGGATGAGAGTGGCGAAGGATTTACCGGTACCTGTTGATGCTTGAGCCAGAAGGCTCGTCTTGTTCTCTATTGCGTCGATGATCGCCTGACCAAGCATAGCTTGCCCTTGACGGATCTCTCGGCCTTGTCCCATTACGGGCGCGAAAATATCAGACCACTGAGTAGCCATGTCCTACCTTTTTATCTTGTAATTTGCGTGTACATTGTACTGGTAGGACGCGTCAGTGTCAATCTACCAGTTGGTTTCCTTCTTATTGATCGCCTTGCGGACGGTCCACGAAAGGCCGCACTCTGAGCACATGACGTGCGTTCGGGTACGCTTTCGCTCCACTACCTCTAGCTGGTCCGTAGTACGAGGACCGCAGAAAGCACAGCGGATCTTTCCCAGCTTGGAGACGTGTGCTTCTCCAAGAGCATTGATGGCCTGATTCTTGCGTAGCTCTTCCCCTCCTACGCCTCCCCAGACTCCGAAACGTTCTTTGCCATCGTACGCGTACTGAAGGCATTCACGACGGAAGGGGCATGTAACACAGACGGCCTTGGCCCGATTCTGCTCTTCCGGGTCACTACTGTAGAACTCGATCATACGAGGCTCTTCAGAGTCATCCGTCTTTACAGGTCGGGCACAAGGCGCGTCTTTGATCCAATTTTCGTTAGTCATTGACAATGAGTCCTTCTAGGATCTCTGCCTTATCTTCAACGAAGTGATCGGTTACATCTAGCTTGGTGATTGCTACGCGCTCGTAGCCACCTTCTTTGCCGATGGTTCTGGCAATTTCTTTGAACTCTTCCTTAGTTTCAGGAACCTTATCCGTTTGGATGGGAATGGTGCCCGTACCCCAGCGCTGATCCTCTGGACGGAGGTCTGACTTGGGGAAGGAAAACTGGTAGTGGACCAGCCAGTTATATGTGGGGGTTGCGTCAGCAGTAGAAGACATTAGTGTCCTTCGATAGAAACTTATGTCTTCCATTCTACACTATGACAGCTTTTATGTAAAGCGGTAGCCTACTCTATGCTGCGGCTGGTGTCAAGAGCTTGTCACTTACAAAAGTTACAATGTCCTCACCAGCGTTCTCAAAGTTGGGAAGATGCTTCCGCACAACACCCACAATCTCAGCCGACGTGATACCATCGGCAGGGGTGATCTCCGGAAGGTTCTCGGGAACCGATCCGGTGAAGTACTCACACATTCGGGAAAGCTGGTGGGTATCCAGACAGTTCAGTTCCTCCTGAAGATCCACGCGGCCCGGACGGATGATTGCCTCATCCAGTACGTCAAGGCGGTTGGTGGTCATGATGGTGATGACTCCCGGAGGGGACTGGAAGCCGTCCAGCACGTTCAGCATGCCGGTCATGGTGACACCGTCATCCTCATCACGGTCCTTGACCGAGTGAGCGATATCGATATCCTCAAGGATGATGATCGAGTTCGGAGGGATGGATGAGAAGCACTCATTCAGAGCATCGTCGCTGTCCAGTGAGGTCAGGGAGATGATGAAGACGTTCATCCGCAGTTCGTTGGCGATTGCCAGCGCGGTTGACGACTTGCCACTTCCCGGTTCACCGTAGAGCAGGATGCCCGTGCGGTAGGGAAGGTCAGCCTTCAGATAGGCATCCTTGTTTTCAAGGAAGCTGTTCAGGTAACCAAGGATACGCTCCATCTGTCCTTCCTTGAGGATGACCGATTCCACGGAGCGCGTCTGGATGTGGGAGCGCTTGTTGAAGTTGCCCCACTTGCTGGAGACAAACATGCGCGGCTGGGACTTGGAAAGGAACTGGGACTGCTTGTCCAGTTCTTCCTGAATAGCCCTCTTGGCTTCCACCGTGGGGCAGATGATGTTGATGGAGCGCTGGAGCAGGCTCTTTCCACTGCCGGTACTCTTGGCCGACTGCTCGGGAACTGAGATCCAGATGGAGACCTTCTGTCCTGCAATGTCAAGCTGCTGTACGATTGTCCCGTCAAAGGAGTAGTTGATCTTGACCTTGTCCTTCTTCTCAGGGTCCTCCTCTGCCGCCAGTCTAGCAGCCATACGGCTATGAGGATCATGGCGCTGCACAGTTGAGTGTGCGTACACGGAGCGCTGCTTCTCTTCAGGGAGAGCTTCCATGAACCAGTCTTCTACAACCTCAAAGATCCCGTCATCTTCCATGATCTTGATGGTGTAGGTTTCGTCCGCTGTGGACTTCCTGTAGAACTTCCAGATATCCTTGGCGAGAGTGCCTACCGTAATGGCAGCAGAGCCAATGGTGACCGCCTTGGCGAGCTTGGGGTTCTTGCTTGCGGTTGCTGCAAGCATAGCGAGTTCAAGCACATCCCGTGAGAGGAATGTGGCTTCCTTGCGGGATTCACCATCCTCCTTCAGAGTGCCCTTGAGGCGTTCAAGTCCCTTCATTTCCTTCTTTCTTAGCCTAGATTTTGTCGTCGTATATCTTCCAGAAACGCGGCAACTGACTTGCGGTCTGGTTCGTCCCGAAGGACAGATTTTGCATCATCAATGGATTGCACATGCTTAGCCATAGTGTTGAACAGATCTGTTTGGCCCATGTCATTCAGATCAAACAGGTATTGAGGGTCAAGAACCTTTACGTTCGTGGTCCCTGTGGTCAGAAGCTCATGCCCCTGAATGGCGATCCGTACACAGTGTCGTGCCATCTTGGGCTTATGGAGAGGGTATTCCCTCATTACACGCTCGTACTGAGCCTTAGCGTATCCATAGTAGGCTTCGCGGATGCCCTTAGTATACAGGACTTTCCCACGAAGGTCAATCATGGCTCTGCCTTCATCAGTCAGAGTCTCGTACTGGTCGATGAAGAGCAGTTCCACAAGGGTAGGGTTCGACTTTAGCACAAGCTTGAGATACTTGCCAACCTCGTGCAAGGTGTAGTCATCACCCTCCGGTCCAGCATTGGACCATGACTCGTGCTTTGAGGCCCATCCAAGGCCAGCTACGTGTACAGTAGGGGCAACGAAGATGCCCATCTTGTCGGTGTCGGATTGTGCGTGATTCAGCCCGTAGGCTTTTGAGCCAGTGACGGCTTCAAGAATGATTTTTTGGGTCATTCGGTACATCTTAGCAGTTTCAGGGCAAAAAGTAAACCCTCTCCCGAAGGAGAGGGTCTACCTTGTGGAAGTTATGCGAGCTTCCGCTTCAGCCGCATGAGTCCGAATCCGCCAAGCAGCGAGAGGATCGCGGCTCCGAACATTCCCCAGTTGAAGCCCGTGTAGGCAAGTTCGGCGGGTGCCTGCGTCTGTGCTGCCTGCTCCACGTTGCTTGCAGGGACCTGTCCACCGAGATTTGCCAGCGGTGCAGGCTCAGCGGCAGGGACGACAGCAGGAGCTACCGGAGCCTCCGGTGCAGCCTGTTCGGGAGCCGGAGCGTCAGGAGTCACAGCCGGAGGAGTCTCCTGTACGGGAGGGGTGACGGCAACTCCGCAGTACGTTTGCGCCTGCTCGTCAGTCAGCGGGAAGACGTAGACCCCGTCCGTGACCTGCTCCGGACCCTTCACCCACGAATTGCTGGGAGCGTCGTAGACGTAGTCGATCCGCTTGTAGGTGATGTGATCGGTTCGGGTCATGGGAACCGCGTCACACTGGTAGGTGATGTCCACGTTGCCTTCCGGGAACTCCGGTGCAGGCTGAGGGGGCTTCACCGGTTCCGTGACGACGGCACAGTCAGCTTCTGTTACCTCACGTCCAAGGTCTTCGCGGAAGACATCGTTGACGTGCTCTCCCTTTTTGGTCTTGTGACCATGGAGTTCTCCGTCGTCGTCAGTTGTCTTCAGCATTCCGTTGTGGCAGAATGTCACAGGATCATGTCCTTTCCCCGGATCGGGAGTCGGTGCGACTCCTCCGGGATAGCCGGTGTTGCTGTCACCCGTACATCCTGCTCCGGGGAGGTCACAGGGCATGGCGTTCGCGGCCTGCCCTACGAAGAGAAGCCCCGAGGAGGCGAGGAGTACAGCGGTTGCGGTGCTTGCGATCTTTTTCATGATGTGCCCTTCTGTAGAGTATCGGTGTTCCTGATAAGAATTACGATACTCTACAGAAAGACAACGTGTCAACCCCTAGGCGACATTTGCTCCATATTTATTTCCGAGATATCGGCTAATAGCCAATCGGGTAGCTCGGGAATGCTCCCCCATATACACAGACGCGTACACACCACGCATACCTTGGGCTGCGGGGCGGATTTCAAGCTTATGCTTAGTCCACCCAACAGTTCCGGGTACCAATGTTCTTTGTACATCAGTAGCTCCGTTTCCCATTCCAAGCATGCTCGTCAAGCCATCATTGAAGGCAAAAGCCATAACATGGACTCTGCCCGAAGTCCTTGTATTGAATCCAGTGGTGGCATTGGTATTTCCGCCACCAGTAGCAAAGTCTGCTCGTGGTACCATCTGGATAGTTCCTGCTGAGTTGGACTGAAGGGTGTATCCTTCACTGCTTGCTACTCCATAGATAATCGGAACCTGCCAGCTACCTTGGTTGATATCTGTTACCTCGTATACAGCATAGAGCGTTCTGGCAACAAAACCGTCAACTGTAGTCGTAGGAGAGATGCCTTCCCCTACCAACTCAAGGCTAGGTTTTCCGGCAAGTTCAAGAAGGGTAGGAGGATATCCTACACTTGTGCTAACGTTCGCCGCACCGTCCCATTTGGCAAGGGGGTTTTGGTCGGGGTTGATATATCCTCCATCGTAGCGTCCTTCCACCACCATGAAGTTGTCCCACCATACGGTTGTCCGGTTTGGACTGCCGTTATAGAATCTCATGAAAGAGATGTTTGTGGCATTGGCAGGCATGGTGATAGTTTGACGGACCTCATAGACCCCTGCCGGAAGAGTGTTATAGTTGTTTGGACGGAGGCTAAAAAATACCTGCGCCCCAGTGGTGTTGACGGCTATATGAACGCCCCATGCTCGACCGTCTGCCCCTACGGGGAAAGCTTCCTCAGTACGGAGTCGGGCAAGTATAGTGTAAGTCTTCCCGGCGAAGTCCGCTGGGAATGGATACGGCTGTCCGAACTGGCTGAAGCTGTCCTGTGATGGGGCACCACCGGCAACTGCAAGGCTCTTGGTACCACTGGCGCTCCACTGGGTAGACTGCCATGCGATACGGTTGCTGTATGATCCAGTGTATCCACTGGCTCCCGGTGCTGTCTCGGTGCTGGTGCTGGCGTGCTGAGTTCCGGTCCATGCGTAGGTGAACTCATTAGCTGCTGGTGTGTCTCCCGAGAAGAAGGGAGTAGCCTGCCCGTTAGCTTCTACTTGTATGTTGTCGATGATAAGGATGCTGCCATCCGGCACGGTAGCATTCTCCCATCCAGCGATACTGATGGTTCTGGTAGTCTCACTCGGTCCAGTGGTAAAGGTCCTTTGAATTCTGGTCACGAGATCGGACACGACAGTTCTGTCACTCGGGCTATACCCGCCGACGAGACTGCTTCGGTCCACAGTGTTGACAGTGGTCTGACTCGTCAAAATATCCGCTGACCATGTGTAGGCAGTGCTTACAGCTAGACCGCTGAGAGTGGTTCCAACGAATCCGTACCCTCCATTCTTGATGATTTTGATACCTTTACCGCTGATTCCCTCAGTGGTCGGGATGACGACAGTGTTGCCAGATTTAGACCACCCTCCGGGAAGCGGAGCCGTCATCGTACTAGTGGAGCCGTTGACTACACCAGTCCACGCGGTAGTGTAATCTGCTGCGCCTTGATAGCCGGGTGTAGCACCAAACTCTACAGTGAAATCCTTGAAAAGTACACTGCGGCTACCTGCGGTATTCTGGTTTACCTGTAGGTCGGCAAACCGGTATACGTTGCTGTAGGATGCCTTACTGTTAGTGACCCTGAGGCGACGTACCTCACCGGGGGCAAGTGTAACAGTAGTTGCTGCTGTGTCGCACCAATCCAGCGCAATGCTTACACTATCAGCGGTACTGTCATTGGCAACGGTGACTGCTGCGGTGTAGGTTTGCCCCGGAATCAGGTCGAAAAGATTGACGTATTGTCTAACAATCCAACCACTGTTTCCTGCGGCAACACTGGCTCGCCTCCATGTATCTCCTTTGTAGGAGACCCCAGAGGTCATTGTAATACCACTTAGTGCAGAAGGGTTAGTGCCTGCCGCAAGATTACGGACAGGATTGCTACCATCAAAATATGGAAGAGCTTGGGGGGCCTCTTCGATGAGGATTTTAGATACATCAATATATCCGGGCAGCACATCACTACGGAGCACGTACAGTGCAACGTTTGATGGTCCTGTAGCCGACACATTCGTCTGGAATGTGATGATTCTGCGGACGGTGGTTCCTGCGGTCTGCGTAAAGCTGGTGCTAGTGTTGGTGGTACCGTTCCCTTGTACGCTTAGTCTATAGGTGCGGTCTCGATCTACCCATACATCTACAGACAAGGTATAGGTCTTGCTGGCTGTTAGTCCGGGGGCTGTACCCTGAAGGCTCGGACCACTGTCCATGATCTGATCGCTGGTGAAGAAAGTTCGGGCAAAGTAGTTCCCTGAGATACCACTTCTGTACGTTATTCCGTTGTTAGCTCCACCGATAGCTGGAGTACCTGCGGCGGTCTGGATACTGGCCGAATTGTTGGCTGTTCCTGTCCATGAGTAGCTGAAGTCACCAGTTCCTTCATAAAAGATAGTGCTGGGAGTGTCTGTGCGCTCAATGATGAGACCAGTGCCGTCGAGAGATTCCCCTGACTTCCACAACGAACCGCCATCTACGTCCAATACGAGACCTGCTGTGATCGCTCCTGAGGGTGCGGTTACTGTGGCAGTGACACGGGTCCAGACGTTCGCGGGAAGCGTATACGTGGAGAAGGTACTTCGTGTGATATAGTATCCTGCACTATCTCTCCACGTCATATCAAATCCAGCATTACCTTTATCACTGGTGGGGCGCAGCCATGCTGAAAGAGAGTATGTGACACCGGCTTGGACACTCCATCCTCCGGCATAAGCTACGCCTGCTGTAGTGTTGAAGCCTGTGGACAACTCAAATCCGGTGTCACCGTTACTGGTGCTGAGGTTGTCCCCAGTCCACTGCTTACGGATATAGGTGGTTAGTTGCGGTGTAGGTCCATCCTGCATACCGGTGATATTAGTATGAGTACCGACAGTGGTACCGTTCCCACCGAACCAACGACTATTGCGCCATCCTACTCCCGTAGTGCCAGTAATGGTTAGAGCGCGGGGATCATTGGCGAGATTGGTTCTACTGGCTCCTGCACCGTCAAAGAAGTCACCAAGAAATCCGGACCTCTCAATGAGAATTCCGGTGATGAGGAAGCTTCCTGATCCTGTAGGAGATGCTACACGGAAACCAAAGTAACTAGGTGATGCTGTGGTAGTGTAGGTCCATGACAAACGTTGCCAAACCCCTGCTACAGGTGTTGTTGGTGTACTGCTGGTGAGTCCTGCCATGGCGAAGGCTTGACCTCCTGCTGGAGGTACGGTCTCGTGGTATACCCATGCACTAATCGTGTACTTAGTGTTTGCTTGAGCAGGATTGAGCAGAGCTACTCCCGGATTGGTTGCCCCTGCATTGTAGCTTACTCGGTTGGCAGTCGTGATGCCTTCCGGATGCCCTGTTATCCCTGTTACTGTAGTGATGGTCTGATAACTAGCACCGTTGTAGTCGGGCAAGGCACTGACACCACGTGAGTTAGTGCTTAGATTGGTGCGGATGGTTGTTGTGGTTCCGCCTACAGCCTGTGGTCCGGGGTTTGTGCAGAGGTTTGTACGGACAGTTACTGACCCACTGACACCCTCACAGTGAGGATCTTTGTACAGGTTAGTTCGGGTGTTGACTGTTCCGCTGGCAACTTCAAAGCTTGGGATGTAGGCAAGGTTGCGGACTGGTTGACTTCCGCTGTCAAAGTTGTCTCTACGCAAAGCTCTTACCTCCTAGCATTCCCAGCCATGTTGTTCCTGTCCAAAGAAGATGAATCACCGAAATTGAATTTGCAGCCGCTGCTGGCTGCTGAGCAATTCCCTCAGGCCACTTGACGGAAGCAGGCCACGTGATTGTACGGCCTCCTGTAGCGTCCTGAGTGAGTACGAGGGTGATTGTTCCAGACTCATTCGGATAGACCTCTGTAGGCAGCGTCAGGGACGTGACAGAGGCAGACAGGGTGGAGATGTAGGTCTGAGGGTACGCGGAAAGCGTGACGGAGCTTCCCCATGATCCTCCGTTGGTGACTCCGACAAGGTCTCCGGGATCTCCGGTGGCACCCTTGGTGATGATGGAGCCGTTGGCAGCAGCAATGTTCATTGCTGTGGTAAGGTCAGTAGTGACTCCGGATGGAACAGCAATGTTCTGTGTTGGCAGGTTGGCTCGGTTGCCGTACGGGTCCGTGAGGTTATAGATGACACTCCATGTCCAGCCGATAGGCAGGATGTCAGGATCGTCCGTAGCAATCAGCGGAACTCCACGAGACAGAGGAGAGTCAGACGCTGAGTAAGGTGCACACAGATAGCCCTCTGAGTCCAGAGAGCATGTGATAGGTGTCTTGAGGATCGTGACAGGGTTGGGGTTGGCGGTGTAGTCTAGAACGTAGACAGGAGAAGCCACAAAAGTGACGGTACCCTTCATAGGGATACCTTCTGGGAGCTTGTCAGGGTCAGGCCCGTCTTGAATCGCGGCCAAGAACTGTCCTACTACTGTGCCATAGCTAATGTTTGTTGGTAGCGCCACGGGCTATTCCTAAAGAGTAAAGAAGCATAAAGTTAGTCCATCCTATTCTACCATACGGGTACAGAAAAAGCCACCGAGTTTGACTCGATGGCTTCTCTGTGGTAGTGGTTAGATGTCGAAATCATCCAGCTTGCGGGAAACAAGCTCTGCTGCCGGTGAGCGCTCTGATTTCTGGAGGGACGTATGGGCGAACAGCTTTTCACCCAGTAGGCGGCTGGTGACCTCATAGACACCATCGTGTCGGCCTACGCGGAAGTTGTCTCGCTGGGAGACATCCCACGACATGACAGCCTTTGCGTTCTTACCCATACGGGAGAGGGCTGTGAGGATGGTGGCACGCTCAAGGTTCTGGGCCTCATCAATGATGATGAAGTTGTTCAGCGTACGTCCACGGATGTGTGTCAGCGGGAGAACCTCAATGGCCTGCTTGGTCTTCAGAGCATTGATCTGGGCCGGTGTGAGGAATGAGTTTAGACTATCGTAGATTGCAGCAGTCCAAGGGTCCATCTTCTCAGCCTCAGATCCGGGGAGGAATCCAAGCTCTTCTCCACCTACAGCGTGCATGGAGCGGAAGACCGTGATCTTCTTGTACTGTTGTAGTTGCTCAATGGCGGCAGCGAGTGCTAGAGTAGTCTTACCAGTACCGGCACGGCCACCAAGGGAGACGATCTTGACAGAATCATCCATCAGGTAGTCAATGGCGATAGCCTGCTCAGCGGAACGGGACTCAAGTCCGGAAACGTTGAAGGACTGAACCTTGTTGAACTTGAACTCCGGTCCTGCAATGGCAAGGGCTGTATTCTTGGGATTCTCTTCGGAGCGAAGGATGACACCAACGTTGCGGGGCACATCCAGAGTCAGACGGACAGTTCCGTGTTCGTGAATCTGGTTGATCTCTTCCGCCGTTACCCAGTAGGTCTCAGTCTTATCGATGAAGTCTCCGGAGATATTGGCCGGAACAAAGTCTGCTGTCTCGACACCAACGATGTCGGCAAGGATCTTCATCGGAATATCCTTGGAGATCAGCACAACCGTTTGGAATCGTCCAAGGTTGTGTGCTACTGTGATGATCTCGGCATCGTTAGTCTTACGGTTCTGAACCGCGAGTGGTACATTGTGAGTGTTGTTGATTTCAACACGAAGTGTGCCGTAGTCCTCCCCTAGGGAGACTCCATTAGCCAAATCCCCCTGTGACCGGAGGATATCAAGCTCCCGTAGAACGGAGCGAGACGCGAGACCAAGATCCGGGTCATTGCGCTTTTTCTCAAGCTCACTTACAACTACGAGGGGGAGGACTACGTTGTTTTCACCAAAGGAATACAGTGCCGTCCTTCCTGCGGAGAGGAGAACGGATGTGTCCAGAACTACGGTTGTTGCCATGTTTGTCACTTACTGTGGTAGTTTCCTCTGGTGAGGACTTACTACACTATTCTACCACTCCTCCGAGCAGCTTGTCTAGCACTCGCTGCTCGTAGGCAATCTCTTCATCGATCTTATCACGACGTACCTTCAGTTCGTCAAGTCGAAATTGAGTGTAGTTGATTTGTTTTTCTTGCTCTTGGTCTGGTGTCACTTAGCTCCCTTGACGGTGGGCATGAGCCAGATGTCTCCTCTGAAGCATCTGTCCGCAATAGCAGGGAAGCTCTGGAGCATCCACAGGGTTTCCAGCGTGTCGATCTTGAAGCACTTGGTGAGTTCATCACGGATTCGATTTTCGTCAACGTTCTTCAGAAGTTCTGCATTATCTTCCTTGAAGAGGAAGGCGTAGACATCATTATCCATCTCAAAGTCAAGCTGGACAGCAAAGCGGATGGCACGGAGCATCCTCAAGGAGTCCTCCTTCAGGCGGTCTGTACCACCTACCAGACGAATCAGTTTATCCTTGATGTCCTGTTGACCACCAAACGGATCTATGACCGTCCCACGGGAATCCAGCGCCATTGCGTTCATCGTGAAGTCACGGCGCGAGAGATCTTCCAGCAGGGTTCCGGGCTTGACTTCATCAGGCCGTCGTCCGTCTGAGTACTCACCTTCAGTGCGGCAGAGCGTGAAGTCGAACGTCTTGTGTGACATGTCGATTCCAGCGAACTTGAAGAGTCCCTTGGGCGCTCGGGCGCGGATGGTGAAGTACTGCGGAGTCTCAACGAAGATCTCAAAGCCCTTGTGATCCAGCCACTGCTTCATACCTTCGTAGCTCGGAGCCTCCACAGCAAAATCCCAGTCCTTGACCTTCTCAGGGAATCCACGGGTGATCTCACGTACGGCTCCACCTACAAGGTAGATCTTGATATCAGGTGGAGTAATCAAGCCTTTCAGCAGTTCCTCTTCAAAGGTGCGACCCTCTACGTGAGGAAAGTACGTTGGAGCGGATGGTCCGGGATATAGTATCGTGGTCAGTTCTCTGATCCCTTCTTGCGGTCATGGACAAGGCGGCTGGTCTCTGAGTACCATTCGGAGCAGAGCGGCTTCAGAGCGGCCTCTACTTCGTTGGCATGGTGGGAGCAGAAGATGAGGGTGTCACCGTTCTTCAGCGTGGCACGGATATATGCCTGTGCACCGCAGGACGTGCTGGTACCTTCAACACCGCTGTGGTCACAACGATGGCGGGTATCGAATTCAAACTTCTTGCTGTTGGCCTCAAGCTCGATGACCTTGAGTTCGTCGGAGACTTCGGTGGCCTCTTCTTGTTCCTTCTCAATGACTTCGGTGGTCATATTTCTCCTTAGATGATAGAAAAGCAGGTTGAGAGATAATCATACCTCTCAACCTGCTTTGTGTCGAATCAGAACAGTCCGGGAGCTACCTGCAACACAGGGATCTTCAGGACATCACGGGTGAAGTCAACAACCTGCTGACGGTCATCCAGTGCGTAGACCACATTGTACTTCGGGGCAACGTTCGCCCAGAAGAGGTCGTGCTTGACAATGTTGTCCTTGCGGTTCTTATCTTCTACGGTACGGCGCATGAAGATGTCGTCGTACGGGATAGCGTGCTCGATGAGCCACTGTTCCGTAAGAGCCTTGCATCCATCTGTACGTCCGGACATGATGACGATCTTGAATCCGGCAGCGTGAAGGATTCGGACCAGTTCCACGATGTGTGGGATCGGTGCGTCTTCCATCACTCGGTCTTCGTCAAACGGTCCACGGACAGGCTGGTTGGCTCCGGGATGGACCCTCTCAGCCAGCGTGCCGTCAACGTCAACCCAGATAGCCTTTGGAAGGTCAGGATTCGGTACGTAAGCTCGGCCTTGCACAGAAACTCCTTCCTTCTTGACATTCTCGGGAACCGGTGGCAGCTTCCCCTTCTGGAAGAACCGGTCGTTGTAGCGTCGGATGACATCTTCGCCAACCTTCTTCTCCCTATTCTTGTCCCTCTCGATGCATATGTCAAGAGGAGTGTCGATGTCATGGACACGGACGGGAACTCCGGCCTTTTCAGCTACTGCGTACCATTCCTTCACGGTACGGGCCTTGAGGTTCGTTGCGTCGATGACGACAGACAAACCAGCCGCGAGCGCTGCCTTGGCGCAGGCTTCCTCCATGAGGGAGATTGTTCCCTCCATGTGGTTTGACAGGCCCCACAGCATGTTGTAGCCCTGCTTGCGGAGGTCATCCCGGTTGACACGGAAGCGCCAGTCCGGATCTTCAGCTACCCACTGGTGGGCGAAGGTGGTCTTACCTGAACCCTGCAAACCGCGCAGGATCAGAAGTTCTTGGTTAGGGTTTAGCATTTTCTCTTTCTACTTGGATTTGGCAGGAGGAGCCTTTGCAGGAGCAGGAGGCTTGGCGGGAGCCGGTGCCTTCTGCGCTGGGGCATTCTTCTGTGATTGTTGTTGCTGCTTCTGCTGCTCAGCTTTCTTTGCAGCTTCCTGACGCTGCTTCAGGCGTTCAGCCTTCTGCTGCTCCACTCGCTTCAGAACGTCGGCAGGAGCCTTCTGCTGGGACTTGGGAGGTATGATCTGCTTGGGACGGACCAGAGGAGCCGTGACGACTCCGTTCCGGTTGCACGAGTACTGGTTGTTTGCCAGAGGCATGTACGTTCCGCCTTGGCAGTACGTGTTGTTGTTATAGACCGTTGTTCGGTCCATGTCCCAATCAGAGTCGGTCCATCCTCCATTGCTGGAGTATCCGCCGTAGTCGTAATCGTCACTCTCAAAGCCGCGACTGCCGGAGGCCCCACATCCAGTGAGCGCGAGCGCTGCGACGGCAATACCGGCAATGATCAGTTTCTTCAAGTTAGTCTTCTTCCTTTGATTTGAAGGGAGTCTCGTCACCCGGACGGGACAGTTTCCAAGCCAAGACGGTGCATCCGGAGAGGTCTTCAGAGTTCTTAGCCCTCAGAATCTCAGTGCAGAGCGGGTGATCCTTGGCCATTTCCCAGCGCTCACGCTTGTCCGAGACATCAGCAATCTTGTCAATCAGGACTTTTGCCTGACCTGTAAGACTGTACACATTGTCTTCAATGCTGTCAATTTGCTTGGTCACCCATCCGTAGAACTCATCGGGAACCTTCTCAAGGAAGGTCTCCTCAATGGTCTTGGTAGTGTCAATCCGCTCAAAGTCCCGAGGGTCGTTTCCGAGTCGGAACGCAATCACTTTGGGATCGTTGGGCAGAAGATCCTTGCATGCCCTCCACGCAAGCTGCATTCAGATCCGGCGAGCGTTGGTGTTGGTCAGCAGGCCGTGAAGAAGCTTGTAGGCTTCACCCTTGAGCTTGACGTGGCCTTGAATCCATCCGTCCTTCAGGATGTCAATGACATAACCCTCTTGGTCATCCGGAATTGGAAGCTCAAGGGCTTCCTTGAAGGTCATCACGGGATTTCCACCCTTGCGGATGGACATGAAGAGCTTGAAAGGGCGCAAAGAGATGAGGCCGGAATCGTTGCGGACTCCACCGATCTTGATCAGTTCATCCCTATCACCATAGTCTAGGACAATTCGGTTGTCAGGGTAGACAATCTCCCAGATGGCGGTTCGGCCCTTGGTGCGCTCACTCAGGATGTCCTGCTTTTCTTCCTCAGTCAGCTTGGCCGTAGCGTGTCGTGCCTGAGGAGAGTCAAAGGAACCACGGGTAGCAACACCAAACTCACCATTGTACTCCCAGCCGATGCCTAGGGAGCCGTCTTCCTTCCGGGTAACCCAGACCTCGTCCTCCAGAGAGACTTCAGCAGCCTTGGGGTCACCATAGTTCATGAACTTGGACGGTCCACGGGCAATCACCTTACCGGTTCCGTCCTCAATGATCAAGCCACGGCAGATCCGCTCAGCGTCAGTCCAGATGTTCTTGAACTGTGCTGCGGCTGTGTAGTTGAAGATGGAGATCGGAAGCTTAGGGTGAACCTGTCGGTTGATGCGGCCTTCCTGCTGCATCTTGAAAAGCTCTGCACCATTGATGAGGTCAAAGATGTACGTTTCGGTCATTTTACCTTTTCTTTTAGCTTGGCTATGTTACTCCTCTCGCGCTCGATTGAATCAATACGCACGGAGCGGCGGTATACATAGTATGTGGCAAGGATCAGTCCACAGATGAGACCTGATCCCCAGAAGATGATCATGGCAGGGATAGACGCAAGCCATGTGAGTCCCACAGTGAGGATAATGAGGGCACGGCAAAGGCGCAGTGCCACCCAGATAGCGACAAGAATCCACATGGTACGGTTGAACTGGCTACGTCGAAAGACGTACTCTAGAGCGTAGTCTGGTTTGGTCATGATTATTCTCCAGTTGGTGATGGAGCCTCCCCAACCAGTGTACCATGTGGATTTATCCAGTCAGCATACTTATCTTACCAGCGGTCAGAGTGTCCTGACGTGTTGGAATCGTGATGCCTGTAGGCCCATGTCTTTTTGGGCACATGGACGATCTTGGCACCCTGAGAATTGGCATTGAAAACCATTCGGTAATCTTCTCCAGCAGTGCTCCCTTGGGCAATTTCACCCAGAGCATCCATGTTCAGATCGAATTTGTTGGTGTATCCACCGGCTTTGCGGATGACATCGGTCTTGGCAAGAACAGTTACGGTCGTCTGGACAGGTTTCTTGGGGTTCCAAGGCTTTCCAAAGTTCTCCGGGAAGGGGTCTTCTCCACCGTCAACGTCGAACCAAGAATACACAATGTCTGCATCTGTGTCAAGCGCAGTTTGGTATAGTGTTTCCAAGTGGTCCGGGTAGAAGTAGTCATCGTCATCCAGCAGCGCGACGTATTTCGTCTTGACCTTGTCGATACCGGCATCACGGTTGCCGGGCGCTCCTAGTCTTTCGGTGTCCTCCTGAACAATGATCTCTTTGGGAAGAAGGGACTGCTGGATTACACTCCGATGAGCCTCCACCATGAGTTCAGACCGGGTCGGGATGGTGGTGATCAGGACACTCAGATCCTGCGCTACAGGCGTATCTGCGCCCTTTGCAGCGATAGAGCCGATGATTGTACCCTCAGCGTGTCCGTAGACTCCTGAGAGGCCCTTGAGCGCTTCCATGTCGAACGCTGACAGGTGTGCTTCGTGGATGTTCCCCTCTTCCTCACCCTGCGGGAAGTCGATGATGGGGGTTGATAGCAGGACAATGCCCTGAGGGCCGACGATCTGTCGAGCCTTCTCCCAGACTTTCAGGGCATCTTCCATCTTGAAGTGCTCCAGAACGTCACCCATGATGAGTACGTTGTAGTAATCGGTACGGATTCCCAGCGTCTGGAAGTCGCCTAGGTAGATCTTGCTGTACTTCTCTTCCAGACCGAACCGGGAGATGTACGGCTCAAAGATCTCCACTGCGTGGATGTTGCGCTTGCTGACTCCCTTTCCGCGTAGAAGGTCAGCCCAGATACCGGCTCCGGCTCCTACGTCAAGAATGTGGTCAGAAGGTAAAATCTGGGAGAGAATCCACTCGCGGTTCTCGTCAGCGCTCCAAGGCAATATGGGTCCTTATACAGTAGTAGGATGGATCTATTTCTAGACCCATCCTACCAGTGTTTAGTTATTTCCGCAACTCTTAGGCCAGAGCCATGATCCGCTTCTGGACTGCGGGGCGAAGCTTCTCAGCCAGACCGGTTCCGACACCGGCTCCGATGATGGAGTTGAACTTGGACTCCGGGGTGCGGTAGTCCTTGACGTTGTCGGTCCAGAAGGTAACTGCGTTGAAGGCCCTCCAGCCGTTGGCCTTGTCACCGCCGCCCATCCGGCAGGTCTCTTCGTTCTCCCAGACGTTCATGATCGCGTCAAGGTCCTTGGTGTGCTGCTGCGGAGACTCAGGCAGGCATTCATCAATGATCTCGTAGAACTTCTGCTTGTTGACCTCAATGTCGATCATCTCAGAGACGAGCTTCTGGAACTCCTTCTCGTAGTTGAAGGACATCTTCAGGATGTCTCGTGCATCCTGTACGCGTCCTTCCAGCGACATCTTATGCCGCAGGCTCCACTTGGTCTTGGCTGCTGCCAGTCCGAGAGTAACCGTGTTCCGGCAGACTGCCCGGATCTGAGTGATGGAGACGATGAAGGACTGCTTGGCATCGTGGCTGTTGGTTGCCATGATGTACAGATCGTGAGCATCCTGATCACCGACCATGAACCGGTCACCGATCCTCATGGTCATGAAGACCGACTTGCCACCGTTCAGGGCACCAGCGGTCGAGAAGACAGCGTCTCCGGAACCGGTGTCCGTCAGGTTGTTCAGGAAGGCGAACGACTCCACGTTGTTGTAGACGTGATAGCCCTTGCCAACGATTCCGAGGCTCTTGTTGTCGATGTCACGGACAGCGGAGAAGCGGTCTGGAATCTTGACGAGCTTCCATTCCTCTACGTTGCCTTCGTCGTCGTACTTGGACGGGATCTCGTGGTACGTGGGACGGAGGTTGACCGTCCAGTCGAGTCCAGCGAGCTTCAGGGCTTCCTCAGCGGTTGCCTCTCCCGAGATGACCTTGCCAACGTTGTGCCAAGGGGTCTTTCCTTCTCCGGAGAAGAAACGGGCGTTACCCTGTTCGTCAAAATCCAGATCATGTGCCATGGTGAATCTCCTTTGCTATGTAGTGGTGTGCTCTTTTGCTTATGCCTCTACTATAGTCTTAGGAAATTCACCTTGTCAACACTATGAGAAAAACTTTTGGATGCCCGGTACTACCTACGCCAAGCGACCGCTACAAGCCTGAAGTTGTCAGGGATCTCGCCGTCCTCTGAGTCCTCCCGCAGATCCTCTTCCGTGAAAACGTTTTCTATGATGCCGGAGTCATAATCGAGTTCATCCACATACTCAAGGGAGAAGGCTTCAAGTGGTGAGAAGGCGTTGCCCTCAGCATCTTTGGAGACTAGAAACTCAACGTTGTCTGGAAGCTTGTTGATCTCAGCGATTAGTTGCGGTTTATTCATGGCTGGGTCTTTCGATAGTGTATAGCTTTCTCCCAAGCTTCAATCCACTGGGGAGCGTTCACACGGTAGGTGTGTTCTGCTCTAATTCTATCACGAGACTCTTTGCCGATTCTTTCGGTTTCAGCAGGACGATCAATCATCCTCTGAAGGTGCTTCTTCCACTCAGCCGGATTGCGTGCAATCTTACCGATTCCGTAAGCTGCCAGCCGCTCATACTCGCGGGTAGGAGAAGCTACGAACGGAATTCCAAGGGCAGCGTACTCAAGACCCTTCAGAGCCGACTTGGCCTGATTGAAGGGAGAGATCTCCAACGGAACGATTCCGATGTCAACAAAAGAGTACAGATGCATGTAGTACTGCTCGATTGGAACCCATCCCGTAGCATAGACCGGATGATCAGGCTTGAGCCTGAGGGCCGTTGCCACCTGTTGCCCGTCACCGATTACGTTGAATGGAAGACCATTCTCGGCCAGTACGTCAGCTACTCGTCCCTTGGTCTCCTGAAGATCGAACGGGTGAGTCTGGACAGTGCCTGACCAGCCAATACGGGGCCACTTCTGTCCTTCCGACTTGACGTTGACTACATCAAAGATGGACTCAGGGACACAGTTCCTGAGGATTGAGTATCGGCCATGACGGGCGTACTTGGCAAGCTGTGGAGTGGAGATGGATACGTGATCCGCTGTGGCAGCAGCTTTCTCTACCCACTGGTTACCAAGAGTGGCCTTGCCAGTGATGGAAGAATGCGCTACGTTTCGAGTATGAACGGTGGAGAAGTCGTCATCAAGCTCCACCATCGTAGCAATGCCTTGCTTCTTGGCCTGTTCAATAATGGCGGTCATTGAGTTGTCCAACGGACGCTGAACTATGATAAGGTCAGCGTCCGTGTGGAGTTCATCTACTTGAACCGTGCCGTCAGGAAACTTGGTGGCTTTTGCATCGATACCGTCTGCAATCGTGATATCAACACCGAGGGCAAGTGCTGCCTCAGCGGGAGCACGGAGACGATAAAAGCCGCAACCCCCATTGTCAGCGGCTAGTCCAAGTACTTTCATTACTCTCCTATAACAGGGGTTACGGTGAGACTCTTGACCTCTGCTGTTTCAAACAGCGCGTCCAGTTCTCCACGGATGAAGGATTTTTCCTGCTCTGCAAGCTGGTAAACATCATCCGGATCTCCGGGAAAGACTTCACCTTCGTAGATGAACTTGACGTTTACTTCGTACTTCTGGTAGTTTCCCAGCATTAGCCCTGAACCTTCACGGAAGTGATGCCGGTGTTGGCGACAGAGTTGGGGATGAACTGGATTGAGCCGTCCACGATGAGCTTTGCAGTCTTTTCATTCTTGGCGAGTTCACCGGCAATGCCTGCGTAGCCTCCGATGTCCACGTAAGAGTCGCGGGTCGGGCTGTTGATGGTACGGGCCATCTTGAGGAGGATCATGTACTCAGCGGTCTGACGCGCTGAGATGGGGATGTTGTTCTCAAGGTTCTTCTTGAAGTGAATGTTTGCGTAATCAGCCATCCGCTGGAAGTTCTCTTCGGGAGTACCGTAGTCCTCCTGTCGCTGGCCTACGATGAGACCTGCGGCTTCGTTGAGAATTTCGACGCGTTCTGGCTTAGGGGTTGTGATTGTCATGACGACAGTTTATCATATCGCTCCGATTTACGCAAAACCGTACTATATGATAGAATGGTCCGTATGACAAACCCCATTACGAAATATGAAGAGCAGTGTGTGACGTGCAACCTGCCTCATGACATGTCTCAAGCTGTTCATTCATGGCGTGAAGAAGATGCAACCCCTTACACCGTTCTCGCCAAGTACATCACAGACAACCACGAGAAGATCTCGGCAGACGCTGTATCCAACCACTTCCGGAAGCACTGTGCTCCAAGTCCTGTTGGCATCCCCCGAACTCCTACAACTACCGTAGCACCTTTGCTGGGAGTCGTCAAACCCCCTAAGGGATGGGAACCTCAAGCCACTCTTGTTGGTGATGAGGGTGAGATCGTCTCCCCCGCTCAGAACAAGCCGGATATGAAGGACTTCTCCGACATCCTGCGCTTCTTCAAGATCGATCCTGAAGTCTTTGAAGTTCTCAATGAAACTGTACAGGTCCGTCAGTGGCAGCAGTACGGTGGAGATTGGCTCTCCTACTACAAGTTCAACATCCGCAAGAAATCTCCTGACACCTTCGACCTTACTACACTCTTTGCAGAAGTCAAAACCTACGCTTCCACCATTGGAGTCCGTGACCGCTCCATCAACATCAACGGTCTCCGTCCCCTTGAGAAGATCAAGAACCCAAACCGTACACTAATTGTTCCGTTCTCGGATCTTCAGGCCGGTAAGGTCGGCTCCCGTGGAGATTCCAAGGCTCTGATTGAGCGAGTCATGGAGAAGAAGGAAAAGCTTGCCAAGTACATTGAAGAACAAGGATGCTCTGAAGCGGTCTTCCTTGATGGTGGAGACGTTGTTGAGAGCTTCGAAAACACCGCTCAGCAGGGATTCACCAATGACCTCAGCATCATGCAGCAGCTTGACCTTGCGGGAACGCTTGAGCAGGAGTTTATCACGCTGCTGGCCGGTACACACGACAAGGTTACCGTAGCCGGAGTTCCCTCCAATCACGGAGCATGGCGAAAGGGCAAGGACATTCTAGGCCGTCCGTCAGACGACTGGGGCCTCTTCCTCCTGAAGCAGATCCAGAAGGCGTACAAGCTCGCTCCAGAGGCTTACGGGCACGTAGACTTCCGATTCCCCGGAGACTGGGAAAAGAGCCTCAATATCGACGTTCAGGGCCTTGGCATCGGCCTTGTGCACGGTGAAGACTCCTCGCTGGCGCAGATGGAGAACTGGTGGGCCAAGCAGGTTCACGGAAACTCTCCGATTGCCGAATCAGACATCCTGATCACCGCTCACTACCATACACTAGGACTAAAGCCTTCAGGCCGGTCCCGCAAGACTGGTAAGCAGAAGTACTGGATCGCCACTCCAACGCTGGACAACGGCTCCGACTGGTGGGCCAACAAGACAGGATCTGACTCCGATCCCGGATTGATGGCATTCGTCATTGATTCTGAGATTGGCTTTGATCTCCAAAGCTTTACAGTATTGTAAAAGAAAGACCCCCTCTTCGGAGGGGGTCTTCTTATTTGTGGTGAGGGTCCATTGTGTGTGTCACAGGGACAACAAAGGACGGATGCTTCTCCAGAGTGAAGGAGCAATACTCCGGCAGGGAATCAAAGAGCTTCGGGCAGTCAAGGCATGTCGCCCTCTTGTATCCAGCCTGAATGATTTCGTCTCCGTGAATGCAGCGGATTCTCTCGTGTTGGCATTTCCTATTGAACAGCCATTTTAGATAGTCTATCATAATCACCTTTTGGGCAACAGAAAGTCCCGGCTACTGGGTAACCGGGACAATCTAGTGGTTCTTCTTACGCTTGCGTCTGGAGAATTCACTCCGGTAGTACATTTGCTTCGGGATAGCCCTCTCCTTGCTCATGTCATGGAGGATGGGCTTTCCCCATGCTTCCAGAGTCATGTTGGACTTGGCTCCGTTGCATTTGAGGCAGCAGGCCATGGTGTTCAACCATTCGCCCTTACCACCGAGATCCTTTGCTAGGATGTGGTCAACAGTGTCACCGTTCCTGCTGAGACAGTATCCGCAGATACCTCCGTCTCGCTTGATTACTCCTTCTCGGGACCATGTCTTCGGTGCCCAATATACATCAACCTTTTTCATGTGAGAAGTCGAATCATCTTCGGCAGGAAGAACTCTCGTCCGCCCATTGTTCGGATGGTCTTGGTTTCGTCAACCATGATGATTTCTGCTCGGCCCTGAACTTCGACAAGCGCCATGGCACGATCTAGCGTAGTCGGTCCTAGGTCTTCGTAGGATGCATTGAGCACCCTTACTGGCAGTGTAGCGATTGTCATATTCAGTCCTTTCAAAAATCGTAGTGGAGCGGGAACCCGGAATCGAACCGGGACTCTGCTGATTTGCAGTCAGCCGCCTTGCCTTTCGACCATACCCGCAGGTCAATGTCTCTGCGTGTGGGATTCGAACCCACGGACCCTCGCCCTTGCGCGTTGACGCTAAATGGGGACTCAGGTCTATCAACGTACCCACTCGGCCTAAAACATCATGGGGGACGCAGAAACATAGAGCTTCCTGCGGGAATCGATCCCGCGACCTCATTCTTACCAAGAATGCGCTCTACCACTGAGCTAAGGAAGCATTTCAACGGACATAACTTGTTGATGAAACCATTATATCATCTTCAAATTGTTTTGTCACGTGCCCTTGACCAGATTCGAACTGGTGGCCTTCCCTTTAGGAGAGGGACGCTCTATCCTGCTGAGCTACAAGGGCAAAGGAATACCGCCCCGAGGAGCGGTAAACCTATTGTACTACTTATTTTTGATGAGGAACGCAATGCCCAAGATGATGAATGCAACAAGTGCAATCACAAACACAAGGGAGAATGTGATCCAGATTGGGGAAAGAACCCACCACCAAGACCATGTTGCAACCACACCGATACCGGCCAGCTTGAGGCCGATGAAGAGCAGAGTCAGCAGGCCGACAAAGCCGATGCCACTCTTGCTAGAGGTTTCTGTATTCTGGCTCATCGGATGAACCGTCCCTTCTCGTCACGGGGAACCTTGGCTCCCTTGATGAAGCGGCCCTTGGAGTCACGGACGGCTCCAATGCGTTCTGCTGCGGGTACAGCAGGCTTCTCGGTCTTGATCTCACTCTTGGTCTCGGAGATCTCCTTGACGGCTACAGGAGCCTTGGCAAAGGTCGTCTTGACGCGCTCGGTGATCTTGTCCAGTACGATGTACCGGGAGACACGCATCTTCTGGTCACGGGCATCCTTCGGGACAGACACAACGTCACGAGGGTTGATCTTGACCTGAATCAAGTGCTGAGCGAAGCTGGAGGCGTAGCGGTACGTACCAGCGTGCAGACCTGTGGAGCATGCAATGGCTTCGTTGTCGTTGACATTGGAGCGCGGCATGGTGATGGTGGTTCCAGCGACGTTCGGGATCTTGCCGGTGATCTTCTCACCGTTGACGAATGCCGTACCGGAGTGGACCGACTCAGGGATGCCCTTGGAGTTCAGGACGGTGCCCTTGTAGGCAAGGATATCACCGTCAGGATCGATGACCAAGTCACCGTTCTTGATCCAGCGGTAGAGATCATCCAGCGACTTCAGGGACGGGTTGGTCATAGCCTTCTCAATGAAGTTGACCAGAGAGCCAACCTGAAGCTCTTCGTCGTTCAGGTACGCGTTCTTGATCAGTTCGGAGACTTCACCGTTGAGCGGATCACCATCAAAGTACACTCCATCGGAGTCCACAGTGATACGCTCGGACAGGACGGCAAGCTTCTTGGCAACCGTCTCCATGATCTTTGTCAGTTCTCGGACTTCGGTGTCATCGATCTTGCCACCTTCAAGCCACATTCCAAGGATCTTCTTGAAGTTGACGTGAGATTCCGGGATCGGCTCACAGTCTCCGTTGTCAAAGAAGATCGTAAGAGTCTTGCCCTTGCGGTCTTCGGAGAGGGAAAACAATGTCATCTAGTATTGCCTTTCAGTTGTTTGTAATTCAGACAGATGCAGGTACAGCCGGGATGGGCGGTAGAACCTTTGACGCGAGCGCGGCTTCCGTCTCATCGTGTACAGCATTGAGGTACGTGATGAGATGGTTACGGCTCTTGTCGTTCAGTTGCCATGTGGTGATGGCATCGACCAGAGGGTACTTCTTGGTCAGTTCCAAGGTGGAATCCTTGGTGTCGTTGAGTTCCATGGACGGGATTTCAACACCCTTGATCATGGCCCAAGAGAGTGTATCGATGGTAGCCTTTGCCTTGTCGTAAGCCTTACGAGTGGCTTCTTCAGGGATGATGACTGCCTTGATTTTCTTGTCCTTGATCCGGTCGATCTTGTTGCGGAGACCAGCACGGTCAAGGAACTGCTGCCAAGAACTCTTGGTCACAGAGTAGTGGGCCAGAACTTCCGGAGTGATCAGAGCCTTTACATCAACTGCTGCGGCCTTGGCATCATCCGCGAGAGGATAAGTCGTTGGAACGCGAGACAGCAGCGTGGTTTCTGATCGACCGCCACCCATCAGGATAATCGTGCGAGATTTCGTCAGGGCTTCAAAAGCCTTGACTCGATCCGCGCTGAGATCCTTATCGGTGTTCAGATCAAAATAGTACAGGTTCTTCACGAAGTTGTCAAGATGACTGTTCTGCCAAACGTGGGTACGCATCAAGTACGGAGTATCATCAGGGATCTCATCAGAGGGAACCCAGCGGATCTTCTCATCGTCAAGGAAGACAACAGGGTACTTGGTCTTCTCACGAGTGACCGGACCTGCGGAGGACGAAGCTGACGCTCGATCCTTCTTGCGCTGTTCCTTGCCCTTGGCAATGATATCATCACCGGAGACGACTGTCACCTTTTCAAGGAATGGAATCCACTTGTTGGTAAACAGTTCCGTGTCGTCGGTGATCACGAAGACAGCGGAGTCCAGATCCACAGCCTTCATGTAGGGGGTCAGGTAGGAGTTGACGCGCTTGTACTGGTCGGCAGAGAAGCCGGTGACAAGGATACGTTCGGAATCCCGCTTGAGGTTGAACCGCTTGGTGGTCTGGTGGCTGGAGCCGTAGTAGTCAGATCGTTCAATGATCCGCATTTCGTTGTCCAGATCGATCCATGCCGGAACGTGCTCGCCCTTCCAGACGTTCATCTTGTCTTTCTCAAGCAGGTTTCCCCACTTCTCCTGAGCCTTCCAGAATTCGGTTAGGTTAGTGGAGTTGTCAATCTCTTCCTGTGCGATACGGGCGAGATCGTCAAGCATGAAGGTGATCAGTTCGTCAACAAGGTCTTCGGTCTTCTCAGTGAACCGCAGACCTTCACGGGACGGAGTAAGGTCAACAGATCCGATGGGTACTGGGAAGTACTTGGGCATGTTGAGAAAGAGTCGGCTGTGCTCACGCTTCAGACGTGCAAGGGAGGACTTGATTTCATCATCGGACAGGGCATATCCAACGTTACCCATGATAAGGTAAGAGGTTCCGTAGGTGTCAGGCTGAAGGAAGACTTCACGGGTTGGATCGTTGGGGTCGGTGACCTTTGTCAGACCTTCCAGAACGTACTTCGGTTCATTGCCGTTGACCTTGACCAGTCCCGGAGCAGAGAACGGGAAGAACTTCTCAGCCTTCCGGTTGAAGCTGTAGTCATCCGGAACAGGGATCTTGACAGTGGTTCCGTTACCTTCAGACGTATCAATGCGGCTGATGATGTTGATGGTGTTGACACCAGTTTCCGTCTTGGAAATCAGGGCGGTGGTCTTCCAGCCATCCTTGACGGATACGATGGTGAACTGAGTGGCAATGGTGAGGGCGGACTTGCATCCAAGACCGAAAGCGCCAACCTGATCGTTGGTGTTGCGTTTGGTGGAGGCACCGTACTGTGCGTAGATGTTCTTGATGTCTTCTTCAGACATACCGATGCCAAAGTCCTGTACAACGTATGTGGGGGAGTCCCAAGACGGGAGGGTGACCAGAACGTGCTTGTCGGTGACTCCGGCTGCTACGTGAGCATCCAGTGCGTTTGTGTAGTACTCACGGATGACAGCGAGTTCAGGGTCCTTGTACAGGTTGGTCAGAAGGGACATGATGTGTTCCATGCCGTCCACCGAGATAGACATTGCGGTGACGTTTCCCTGTGGAACGTTGGAGAGAACTGTAGCTTCTTTTACTTCGATCTTCAAATGTACTTTTTCCTTTAGTTTGTTAGAGGGCGCGGCCCCAGCACAGAAGGGTGCTGGGACCGCTCGATCAGATTACTTCATCCACTCGGGATTGCGGACTTGCCACTCAATGGTGTTCTTGAGGGAGTCTTCAAAGGAGTAGGGAGATTCCCATCCTGTCGCCTTGAGCTTAGCACCATCGAGTCCGTAGTGCAAATCGTGTCCGGGCTGCTCAGAGTGGAAGTCTACAAGCTCGTGATCCAGTTCCTTGCCCATCAGATCCGCAATGGTCTGAGCGAGGTCAAGGTTTGAAACCTGCTTGTCTCCAACCACATTGTAGCGGTCTGGACGGTCGATTTCTCCCGGCTGGTGGAGCGTTGCCGGTAGGTTTTTCAGGATGTGCAGAACAGCATCCGACGCGTTGCGGGAGTGCAAGTAGTAGCGGGTGCCGATCTGTCCGTCAGAAGCTGCGTGAACTGTTACCTTCTCGCCTTCCTGAAGCTTCTTCTGAATCATAGCAGTAAACTTGGAAACTCCCTGCATCTCACCGAAATTGTTCATAGTGTTTGTGAGAATGACAGGGACTCCATAGCTTCTCCAGTAGGAGATGGCAATGGCTTCCTGCGCTGCCTTGGAGGCTGCGTACGGGTTGGACGGCAGGATGGTGTCCCATTCCTTGTGTCCGTTGGAGTTTACGTCACAGGGGCCGTAGACTTCATCGGTTGAGAACTGAATGAAAGTCTTTGGCTTGATCTGACGCGCAAGTTCCAGCATATTCAGGACAAGATCAACGTTGTTGCGGACAAACGGTACCGGATTCTCGATGGAATCGTAGACATCCGAGAGGGAAGCAAGGTTGATGATGTGGTCAACGCCCTGAAGGGATTCCACTTGACGGGTGGAGAACGGGACTGTAAGGTCGTGAACTAGAATCTCAATACGATCTTTCCAGTCCGGATGATTCCTACAGACTCGGGTAATGCGGTCGTAGTACCCCTTGTTACGGAAGCTTCCGGTTGCGATTACAGTAGCGTCCGTGTTGTGCATCAGGTGGGCTAGCATATGAACGCCAATTGCTCCACCAGCACCGGTCAGGAGGATTTTTTCTGTCATTATTGTCTTTCGTCGGGGAACAAAAATAGTCTAGACCATTGTATCAGGTCTAGACTATTTTCGCAATCTGAGGGTGACTGACGGGATTCGAACCCGCGACATCTTGCGCCACAAGCAAGCGCTCTACCAACTGAGCTACAGCCACCGATACTATTGTATCATGCTCTACTTCTGCTTGGCAAGGTACTTGTTGGAGATGGCCTTGAATCCGGGACGGTTACCCAAGAACGGGAAGCCCTTCGGTCCCTGCCACACAATACCTTCTGCAAGGCGCTGTGGGTTGATTACAGACTTCAAACCATCAGCCTGATCCACAATCTCATGGATGGCCTGCGGGAGCGTCAGAGGAAGCACAGGGACCTGTAGAGCGCTAAGCTCTTCGCCCCACTCATTGAACGGAACAGCTACAGGGCCATTATCGGTCTTCCGGTAGAGGTTGAACGCCTTGAAGTCCGTGCCCTTGATCCCGAGAGGGTTACCTTGGATGTTCTCACCAAAGTACTCACCCTGAATCGCGTGATCCACAGGAAGGATCTCCGCAAGGTTCAGCTTGTCGGCAAGATCGAACCGTGCGCTGGGGCGGCTGATCTCCCAGTTACGGGAGCAGATCCGGATGGTTCCGCCATCGTTGACGATTGTGGTAGATGTTCCGTCGATCTTCTCAGTGGCAGTCCACTCGTGCTCATGGATCTCATTGAGGACTCGTCCAAGGTTCTGAATACGCTCTGCATCCGTCTTGGGAGCGAACTGGTAGAGGAACTGGCCTTCTACTGCACCTTCAAGACCTGCGGGAAGGGGAGGGTCAAACTTGACGATATCCGGAAGTCCCTCAGGAAATTCAGATACTGGTTTGATAAGTCCTTGAGAGTACTGGCCTCTAAGGCGTACAGTTTTGAGAACGTGTCCCGTAACTCCATCCTGTACTCGGACACCACGTGGTTCAAGGAAAGCGAACCGAGGGTCGGAAATGGGAAGGAAAGAATCGATCTCAAAGTAGAGGACTTCGTCTCCGGGCTGAAACTCGCCCTTCTTAGTGACAACATTCCACCCGCGAACCTTGGCGACTTCGATAGCGTCTGCATCAGGAATGGGGTTGATTTCTGAGATAGTTTCAAGTGTGACAAGCTGGCGTTCCATATTTCCTTTACTTTGATTTGTTTTGGGCATGAAAAAGTCCCCTCAACGGGATTTGAACCCGTGTAACTCACTAGACAGGCGAGCATATTAGGCCGCTATATTATGAGGGGAAAGCCGGAAGTTGAGCGTGCGTTCCGGCACTCGCACAAAGGGGATTAGAGTGCAGCCGCGCCTCTAACCGCTCAAACTGGTCGTCCCTCTAGAATCCATCGGAGTCTGCCATAATCGATGCAGCTTCGATCCTTCATTAGTTGAAGTTCGTGAAGCGCCTTTTCCACGATTGTTTTGTAATCGGGGTCGTTATCTGGCATGAATACTCCATTGTATTGTAGGGACAAAGCTTAGGGGCCTTTTACGTCAGGCGGACGTGTGGCTGGTTCACAACACTGTTGGGATGTTTAACGGCCTCGCGGCATTAGATTGCGTGGAGACTAGGAGAATCGAACTCCTGACATGCTGCTTGCAAAGCAACCGCTCTACCAACTGAGCTAAGTCCCCATCGATGCAGTGCCTAACCGATTGCTCGGACAGAGGGACGTGAATCTGCACCATAATTAGAGTAGGTTGGCCGTAGCAATACAAGACCTACTCCCGACCACTCACCAGCCTAAGCAGGGAAGTGATGCGTTTGCACCCATGATAGGATTCGAACCTATAACCTACGCATTAACAGTGCGCCGCTCTGCCTTTGAGCTACACGGGTCGGTGCCTTTTTATCGTCAAAGGCGGTGACGTACTACTAGAGACGGAGGCGGGATTTGAACCACTTGAATGCGTCCTCTGGCTTATGAAACCAGCGAGATACCGAACTTCTCTACTCCATAAGACTCTATTGTACCATACTTAGAAAGTTGGTGTCAACTCTCTTGTCTGGAACGGCCATTCTCCGTTGATGACGATGGTGTCATCATTCTTGGATTTCCGGAAGTAGTCCTGTAGACCCTTGGCCTGCTTTGCCTTCCAGATGACTTGCTGCGCGTGGACCTCATCCAGTGGGGAGTCGATCTCATACTTTCGCCCGATGGCTCGTGAGATCTTGACAGAAGCCATGGAGTCAAAGTTTGCGCTGTGCGCGTCTTCTTCCGACAATTCTATGCCATAGTGCCGCGCTGTGTCAATCAGCTTTCGGCTTCCCTTTCGATATGGTTCTACCCCTTTATCCAGTACCAAAGGGTCAATAACACAATTCCACCCAGTAGGCTGAGGAATGCCATAACGGTCAAATTCAGCCATAAGGATAGTAGTGTCAAAACTAGCGTTGTAAATAACGTAAGGAAGTCCAAGATCGCCCCAGTACTTGAGATGTTGTGCTACGTTGGTGAGCACCGTGAACGGGTCACCGCCATCTCTCTGAGCGATTTCGTCTGTGATGCCATGCACATCCGATGCACCTTGCGGGATCGGAACTCCCGGATTGATGATCCAGTCAGCAATGAAGGGATCTCGACCGTCAGGGTAGTCATATGTGATGTTACATGTTACCACGCGATCCGTGAACACGTCAACACCTGTCGTTTCCGTGTCAAGGGAGAGCAGGGGCAGTTCGTAGAAGGGAGTTGTCATTTATACCTTTGTCATTGAGTATTACGTACCTCAGGGTGGGATCGAACCACCTACCAGTTCCTTATGAGAGAACCGCGCTTCGCCAGAGACCTGAGGCATCCATTCAATTATAGTCTATGGAGAGACTTTACGCAACTCGTACAGCAGAGTAAGCACCAACGTAACTGACGGGGTGTAGAACCGTCTGGCTTCCGTTGAATCCACCGGAGATCATCTGTCCATTGCCAGCGTAGATTCCTACGTGACCAGCAGAGATGAGGATGTCTCCCGGTTCTGGAGACCCGACTACAGGGCCAAAGCGGAAGAACTGGGCTGGGGCGAGATCACCGGAGATAATTCCGATGGACGCGAGAGCGTGCTCAACCATGGCGGTGCAGTCCTGTGTGATTCCGATCTGGGAGTACGCAGATGCAAGCAGGAGAGCGCCCCTGCTGGAAGCTGGAACTGCCGGTGCTGCGGGTGCCGGTGTAGCAGGCGCTGGAGCAGCCTTAGGGGCCACAGGAGCGGTCTGAACAGGGGCGGGAGCTACTGGAGCAGTCTTGGCTGCTGGAGCGCTCTGTACCGCTGCTGCGGGTGCGACTTCCTGAACAACAGGAGCAGCACTGGTGGTGACAGTTGGCTTGTCGTAGGTCAGTGCTGATGTGGTGGGCGCAGAGATTGGTACGTCTACTGCTTCAAGCGGAGGGATTGTTCGGTCAGTCTCGGTTGTGGCTTTTGCGGGGCCTGCCAAGCACACGGAGAGCAGGATAGTAGAGGCAATTGCAGTGAGTTTTGTTTGAGTATTCATAAGTCCAATGGGTCGTGGGGATTCTAGGCTGCCTTTTTCTTTCTGGTAGGGGAGCGGCAATGACAATGAACAGTTTATACCAGAAAAGGCAGGGACACAAATCGTCCCTGCCTCTTCGTGGTACGAGTTACTTCTTTAGGAAGTATTCCTTCTTGAGGAAAGCGAGGAATGCGTCAATGACGGCTTCCTCATCTACCGCTTTTTCCGGGGTTGGAATAGGCGTAGGTGTTGGGTCCGGAGTAACAACCGGAGTGGATGGAATGTCCGCTGGTGTAGGGTCCGGAGTTGGGGCCGGTACGATGATGACCGGAGTATCCAGATTGTACTTGGACAGTGTGATGGAAGCTCCACAGTTCGTGGTTGCTTCCGGAACATCCTTGTGCAGGATCTTGACAAGCTCGTAACCGTACTTTTCCTTGAGGGCTGCAAGCAGTCTCTTGGTGGACGCAGTGGTATCAGCATCCTGTGCCGGATCGGTCTCGATGCCTACCCAGTTATTGCCGCCCTTACCTGCGTGATAAGCACGATCCTTCAGGGAGACCATCTGAACAATACGCTTGCCTGACACAACGAAGTGTGCGGATGCCTGACGGGCTGTCGGATTCGTGAAGGTGTTGATCGTACTGTTGATCGTGTCGATTCCGACTGTACCGAACTGGTGAATGACTACCTTCTCGGGCTTCTCCGGGAAGTTTCCGTACTGGAACTTGTCTCCCTGTGCTGGGATGTACTCAACAAAGTCAAAGTCTTTGACAAAGGAGTACTTCTCAGGCTCTGGAGCAGGAGCAGGCGTTGGAGTCGGAGCAGGAGCAGGAGCAGATGTTGCTTCCTCAGGCAGACCTGTTGTAGACTGGTCTTCGAAACCACCGGACCAAGCATAACCTCCGGAGATTGCACCCTTGAACCAGACGTTGTTTCCACTGATATCCTGCCCACGCTTGAATGCAGAGAAGTTTAGGACATCTCCGGGCTGGAACTCCTGAATGATCTCTGCGCTGGTGTTCGCATCCTTACGGTAGCGGATGACAGCAGATCCTACCTTGCGCTGAGTCACACCAATAGTGACCGGAGCAGGGGCAGGAGTGAGATCCTGTAGGTCATGGGTTCCGTTGTCATCAAACGCGGAGGAATGGAAGAATGTTCCGGAGTATCCTCCAACGAACCAGATGTCACTGCCGTTGACGTTCTCGCCACGGACAAAGCCCTTGAACGTAAGGACATCTCCGTGAGCAAAGGTTCGGCCTTCAGCAGAAGCTGTGCTTGCTGCCGTGCGTTCCTTTACGCCATACTCTCCAACGACGCGCTGGTTTCCAGCAACCTCAGGAGCGCCAGCAAATCCGCCGACGTATAGGTTTGGATTGACACGACCGTAGTAGCCGTTGTATGGCTGAAGAGGCCACTGGAAGATCTCAAAGTGAAGGTGAGGCCCGGTTGACAGACCTGTGGTTCCTGAGTATCCGATTAGCTGGCCCTTTTCGACAAACTGTCCGTTGTCTACTGTAGTGCTGCTAAGGTGGCCGTAGACGGACATGAATCCGTCATTGTGGTTGATGATGACAAGAATACCAGCGTAGGCAGGAGCGATCCACCACGGGTTTGCTGAGCTAAGGGTGGAAGCCCATCCCTCAAATTCGATGTTACCCGAGTCTGCTGCGTAGATAGCAGTTCCTTCAGGTACGCCAAAGTCAACACCCGTGTGCCCGTTTGGCTGGATGGAGTTTGGGTTGCTACCAAACTGCTGCGTGACTGGTGCGTCAACAGGCCATGAAAGTGCCATTGTAGTTCTCCATATACTGTATGTCAATAGATACAGTATAGCAGAATGGCACTATCACGAGATGATCAGAAAGTCAAGCTCAATGCTCGTTTCCCCACCACAGACGCGGCTTTCCAAGGAAAACAGTGCGCGGAAGCTTCGTGTCTTCGATGGCATTTTCCATAGTTCCACCGAACTCTTCGGTGATGGTCACGTGCGGATTGTAATCCGTGTACTGGCTTCCGTTGAAGACGTTGATCTTGGCAAGCGTACGCTCAAAGGAATCACGGATCGGCTGGAGCTTGATCGGGTCCAGTGTTGCAACCAGAACGTTCTTCTCCGGCCCAAACAGGTCCACTCCAGTAACGATGACTTCTTCCGGAGCACGTGTGTCAAGGCGCTTGACTACGATCTCCAGATCCTCACGGGTACAGGTTAGCGCGTCCATGTCTCCCAGATAGATGAGAGTACAGTGTGCGTCGTCCTTATCCTCAGGCCATGAGGACGGGAACATGATTCCTACAGACTTTGAGTAGTCATTAGGCATTGATAGGCTCTCCTATGTATTCAGCAGCCTCACCAGAGCGGAGAAGTGCTGCCCATGTCTTTGTTCCTCCGTCATACTCTCGGGCCAGTCCTGCGGCCACCAGAGCATCGTTGACGGTCTGTTCATCGAGTTTGATGTTCACCAGCCATCGTCCGTACTTGTCAGCATCCTTGAAGACATCGATCACAACGTCTGTTCCCTCAGGAGCCATATGCTTTGCGGCTGCTGTGGCTTCTGCCCACAGGAGTTGACCGCGCTCCGGAGTGTCGATACCGTAGAGACGGAATCTGGTTTTGATGTAAGTGTGGAATCCTAGATCCACGTATAGATCAACGGTGTCCCCATCCACCCAGCGATCTATTGCTGCTTTGTACCGATATTCTACAGTGTTCATTATTTCCTTTAGGGTATAGCAAAAGTAGCAAGCTGGTCAGCCACGCGCATCCCACCACTTTGTTTCCAGTTGCGGCGTAGTCAAAACGACCGTGAGGTCTCCTGCTACCGTTTCCCGGATCACGTGCCAAAGCCTTGTCCGCTGTGCTTGCTACTTGTTCTTTCGGTTCTCGTCCCGACGTTCGTTGACGATTTGTTGAACCTTGATTGGGGAGAGGGAGAATCTGCGTCCTACCTCAACCACAGCATGCGCGTGCAGTTGCCCAACCTCTTCCTTAGCCCACTGTTTCTTGCAGGCTTTGTAGGCGAGGTAGATCCTGTCTTCGCGTGACTGTGGCATTTTGTTCTCCAAACAACAAAACCTCCAGCGAACCGGAGGTTGACTTGAGTCAATTATATCACCCGACTGCTTGAGTGACAAATTGACTTACTTACTTGTTGTGTTCGTCCTGCTTGAGTTCAGCACGAGAGGCTTGGTACGCTGACCAGTGACCAGCGATATTAGCCCAAACTGACATCAGAACAACCCACATGATTGTCTGACTCCAGAAGAGGACGGACGGGATGATCAGGAGTATCCAAACGATGGTTGCCCATTTGTGAAACTCAGTGGTGAATTTTGGATCGTGAAGTAGGTCTCGGATTTTGGCAAAGAATTTCTTCATAGTGTATCCTTGGTTGTTGGATACACCCAATTATACAGTATGCTTAGTACCGTAGTGCCCCCACTCGGATTTGAACCGAGGACCCGCGTATTAAAAGTACGCTGCTCTGCCGACCTGAGCTATAGAGGCGAGAGAGTGGGGCCGGTAGGATTCGAACCTACGATGTGTCTTTGTGCCTGATTTACAGTCAGGTGCCTTCGTCCGCTCAGCGCACGACCCCATTGATATTCAGTTGTTGAGTAGACCCGGAGAATTTCGAAATCTCGACCCCCGCATTAAGAGTGCGGTGCTCTGCCTCTGAGCTACAGATCCATGTTGAACGGTGTTACGTGCCTTTGCGACGACGATATCACCCTGCAAAGAGTCTACAGGTGAAACTGTGGCAACGCAATCTTACCGACTCCTTGACCGTTCAGTGCCCCCAGTTGGATTCGAACCAACGACCTGCGGATTAGAAGGCCGCTGCTCTATCCTGCTGAGCTATGGAGGCGTAACGGACTAGGACTGGCATCCATCACCGTGACTACTTTAGGGAGTCGCCACCTGTCGATCTACCTGACTCACGTCATAGCGTTCTCCGACTGAACCCTGTTAGCCCTTTTAGGTCCACCAACTGAGACCCCTCTTCACCCTGAGGTAGGGGTAGCGGTGCCATCCGCTATCGTGGGCACGGTGAGACTTGAACTCACACGCCATAAAGACACAGGAACCTAAACCCTGCGCGTCTGCCATTCCGCCACGCACCCAGCAGCTTCTTTGGACGTGCACATCACGGGTGAGCTAAACCCAGCAATTAGACTGTTCTAGACCAGTCAGGTTGCCACCCTAGTTCCTTTGCCAGACGTAAGAAACCAAAAAGTCGTGGGCATGATGGGAGTCGAACCCACACGGGCATTTTCAGCCCACTAGCACCTCAAGCTAGCGCGTCTACCATTCCGCCACACGCCCGAACGTGTGTATCTATTGTACCACGGCCTCTTCGATCAACGCAAGTCGGCTTTCAATGACATCGATTCGATCCTGTAGGACTTCCAGAAAGTGGGAGTCACCGAACTTCTGAAGTCGGACTTCTCGTAGCAACTCCACCGGACCCTGAATGATGATCGGAGCGTAAGTGGCTATGCTATCGATGTCCCCCTTCGTCTGCTCAACTAGAGCATCCGAAAGCTCTTCCACGAAAGCATTCCTTGGATCTTCATCTGTGTCTGAGTTCCAGAACGTCAGTCCTTCAGGAATGTGGAGGATACCTGCCATGAGGCATGACCTGAGTGTTCGATCTTTTGCGTTCTTGAGGAGTTCAAGCTCTTCCTCAAGCAGTTTCTTGTTTGTAGTATTCACGCGGAAGTGACAGGATTCGAACCTGCGGCGCTGTTACACGCTCATCATTAGCAGTGATGCCCATTAGACCGCTCTGGCACACTTCCAGAGATGTTTGGCTCCCGTCACACCGATCAACCCAGCTTTCCGGTTCCTTCCAAACATCCAGTACCCCAAGAGAGATTCGAACTCCCGACACCTTGCTCCGTAGGCAAGTGCTCTATCCACTGAGCTATTGAGGCAGATGCCCGATTGCTTACTTCCCCAGTGGCCTACTGGTTACCTTAGCCAAGAGAACGGTCCTACTGCTCGGGCGAACAGGGCATCCTGCAATCCCCTCTTTATCAGAGGCCGAATTGCCGTCGTGTTGTAACAATTATATCAGAAGTAGGAGTTCTTGTCTACACCCCAAGCTCCCTTGAAGTTGACAACGCCCTTCAGGCCATCCTTCAGGGACTCCAGAACCTCTTCAGGCATGCGCTGGTTGTTCTTTCCGAATGCCTGCTCACAGGTGTTGTCCGCACGGAAACTCGCATTACCGATAAGGTTGCCGTCCTTGTAGATTCCGACAAGGGTCCGCTCTTTGGAGACAGCATGCCGGTTGTAGCTGGCAATGCAGTGGTTCATGTCTCTGCCCCATCCGATGACCTCGTGAGTGTTGGATGCAGGGACAACCGAGATCCCGTCAAAGGTGGCTTCCTTGATCTTCTTGGCAAGGTCACTGACGGGAATGGTCAGGTTGGCTTCACGAAGCTTCCGTACTTCAGCAGCCAGTTCATCGTGAACGCGGCGCAGTTCTGAAGCCTTCATCTTCACGGTGTGGACAGTCTCTTCCGGAAGCTTGTCGATGGATCGCATGGTGTCTTCCACGACGTAACGGGTGTGAGCCTTCATGTCAAGTAGGGCCGGGAAGAGAGACTTCCGCTGAGCAGGAGTCATCTTCTTGAACCCTTCACGAAGATTGTGGATCTTCATAGGAGTATGATAGGTAATCCCCCGATTCCGCTTTGGCTGATGCTGCTCTGCTGATTCCCGGAGGTAACGGATGATCCAGTCAATCGGGACCAGTCCACGGAGTTCGTAGGCGTTCTTCAGGAGGTCAGGGTCTGGGCAGTTGGCTACAGCCTTGACCAAGTCCTTTCGGTAACGGGTCTTGCCAAACAGCTTCTGAGTGAAGTCATTGATGTTGGATGACCGCATGTGCGGGATTCCTACAGTGGCAACAGCGTCGTCCCAATGAGCGAAGAGCGGAAATGCCATTCCGAAAAGAGGATGAGGAGATCTGCCATCAGTAGGGATCGATTTCTTGACATCTTCAATGTCTTTTGACGTTTTCGCTGCTACAAGCTTCAGAACTGCCTCTCGTACCTCCGGAACGTTCTGGACGTATCCAGCAGTGAATCCAGAGGTCTTAGTGACATCACGAAGGCTGGTAGTTAGACGTGCTGCTCCGGGAGCACGGTACTTCTTCTTTCGGAAGACCTTCAGAACAGGCTTGCCTTCATAGGTGCCGCGCATGGAGAAGTACACTGCTGATTCCAGTGACCACCGTTTCCATGGCTTACCATTGACTGAGATACCTTCTGTGAGGGTGTTCTCGTAGATGGAGACAGTGTCCGGACCCTCCACAAGAACGGTCTGTTTCAAACTCTCCCAAGTCTTCTGCCCCTCCCATGTCTTACCATGAAGTTGACGTTCCTTGAGAACAGTGCGCGTGTGAGTAGTCAATGTTCCTTTTCCGTTGTTCTTGTATTGTCTTTATCTTTGTATTTGAGTACTCCCGGTGGGATTCGAACCCACACGCCACGAAGGACACCGAGTCTTGAGGTCGGCACGTCTGCCATTCCGCCACGGAAGCGTAGGAGATACCGGATTCGAACCGATGACATCCACTGTGTAAAAGTGGCGCTCTACCAACTGAGCTAATCTCCCAGAGGGATTTTACAGATCCCGAACTGTTTCATTATACCACTAGCGACCGTAGCTGCGCTTTGTTACAACGCAAGCTTCTCCAGAGTTCTTCAGGAGAGTGGCTAGCTCAGAGACACGGATCTCAGCAAGACCGAACGTGCCCCAGTTGTATCCCCATGAGTTCTGAAGGATGATGGTGTCTTCACCTGTTGGTGAATCCTTTGCCAGCTTGAATCCTACAGCAGCAATGCAGTGTCCACCAACAATCTCCCCGGAGACGGAGACAATGCCTTCTGGAGCATCGTACATGCTCTCGTACCAGTAGATCCCGAGAATGACCGGACCCTTGGTGAGAAGAGCATCGATGACATCTTCAATGCCAAAGCACCAGCGGAACTCCTTGATGAGGCCAGCCTCACGCATAGCTTTCGCTCCGGCAAGGACTGAAGTTCCATCATAGTCCACACCATCATACTCGTCAAGCTCTTTAGCTCGGTGGTAGATGTGCTGTGCGAACGCAGTAGGGTCATCTGGGACATCAGCCTTGACTCGCTTGAGATCCACTGCCACAGGCGTTGAAAGGGCCTCAGCGGTCCATCCAAAGCCTACACAAGCACCTTCACGTCCCTGATCAAGGATCACTCCGTTTCGCCACTTCTTGGTTCGCCTTGTGGGGCGTTCCTTGATGGCTGCTCGTAGTGGGTAGTCCTTGGATCGTTCATCGAATAGCGGAATCCAGTTGAAAGTTTTCTCAGCCATGTAACACCTAAGATAGAAATTGGTACAACTTCTATTATAGTGTATGATAGGCCGCCCAAAGCGGAGAGGATGGGAGTTGAACCCACGAGGGCGTGAACCCATACCTGTGTTCCAAACAGGCTTCCGAAACCAGACTGGCCTCTCCAGAGACTGTTTGTCTTTTCACAGATCAGGTTGTCATCCTAGTCCCGTAACGGACGGAACCAAACACGCGGAGACGAAGGGATTTGAACCCTTGGGGCATTACACCCACTAGTTTTCAAGACTAGCGCATTAGGCCGCTCTGCCACATCTCCATACTATTTTTGCCTCTGAAGGGTTAGTCCATACTACAGGCATAGATGCCTCGTGACCCTGACGGGATTCGAACCCGTGATCTTTTCTGTGAGAGAGAAATGAGTTATCCGCTACTCTACAGGGCCAAACGGAAGGATGAGCGGACTACGATACCGCTATCCACTTCGGCTACAAACCGACACATCAGGCGATCAACCATGACATGGGCGCGCTCCGTTTGCAACCGTCACAACGCCAAGTACTCTACCTTGAGCTACATCCAGTACCCCCAGCGGGATTCGAACCCGCGATCTCCGGAGTGAAAGTCCGGCGAGATATCCGCTACTGCCATGGGGGCAAACTCTCCCGGAGGAGAGCGTAAAACTTATTCCCAGCCTCCACCGGAGGAAGATCCGGAGTCGGAGTAGCTGGAGCCGGAATCGTAGCTGCTGGAGCTAGATCCTGAGTCGTGGCTGCTGTGGCTGGTGTGGTGGCTACCTGAGTCGCTGCCTCCGGAGAAGAGCGATCCGATTGCGATACCGGTCAGAAGGTTGGTGCCGGAGTCATCGTAGCTGCTACGACTGCTGCTGCGGCTGGAAGAGCTTCGACCGGTGCTGGAGCCGTAGCTCCGGGGAGTACTGGACTTCGGGAGTCGGTTTCCAAGGAGTCGGCCTGCGGGGTGTGCTGCCCGAGCGTCACGTTCTCGCTGTTGCCGCTGTACCGATTCGATCTGCCTGCGGATGGCCTCAGCGCGTTCACGCTCTGCACGTCGCTCAGCTTCTCGCCGTGCGGCTACCTTCTTCTTGTGCCTCAGGATCAGCCAGACAGCCAGTCCTACCAGTACCAGAAACCAGAGAAATTCCATGTAATGCCTTTCGTCGTTGTGTCAATTGTTCTTGCGGTGTTTCAATCCAAACAGTATCACACCGTCTGAATCGTAGTCAATTCCGTCATCCTCTGACGGATCAGCTTTTCCTACGAGACCTTTAGCAGCCACAACAATCAAGGCTAGTACAAGTCCCCAGATGACGTACGTTCCTAGTAGTTCCATGTTCCCACAGTTGGATTTGAACCAACGACCTCCGTCTTATCAGGACGGCGCTCTAACCAACTGAGCTATGCGGGATTGTCTTGCGTTCCGGTGCTAGGATTCGAACCTAGAATCTACTGTTCCAGAGACAGTCGGGATGCCATTACCCTACACCGGACTACGAAAAAGGGCGAACCGCTTTGTACAAGCAGTCCGCCCCTTCATCGATTAGATCTATGCAGGATAGACTACTGTCCCAATACGCTTGTTTTCCGAGTTTTCGGTTGCAATGGACTCGCCCGTGGAGTCACCAGCAGGGGAGTCGTCGCGGATAGCGATACGTGCGTTTTCTGAGTCCTCAGTGACGCGTGCGCCCTGAGTCTTGAAGAGGACATCCTGAGACATCTTGTTGGTTGGAAGTGCCATTTTAGCTCCTAAGTGTGTTACGTAACAAGTATATTATACCATAGCTGGGCTACTTGGATTCGAACCAAGAATCTACGATTCCAAAGATCGCCGGGTTGCCTTTACCCTATAGCCCAAAGGGGGAGTGGCACCAACGGGGATCGAACCCGCGACCTACTGATTTTCAATCAGTCGCTCTGCCTAAACTGAGCTACAGCGCCATATCGTGTGAGAACAAGCAAGAAGAGGCTTGTTAGATGTCGGCTGCTCTTCCATCTGAGCTACACCCAACCGCGAACGGTCAGGTGACAGGATTCGAACCTGCGACCCGCTGATTTGAGTTAGAAGTAACTCTTCTTTACACTTCACACAAAATTTTGTCCAGAGAAAAAGGCGATCCCTGTGATTTTACAGTGCTAAACCATTACACTAATACCCCATGAAGCGGGGTATCCGGGAATCGAACCACGGTCTCGTCCATTAACAGAGGAAGTAACAGGTATCTATCACTTCTGGACTAGAGCTTCCTGTCGGATTCGAACCGACGACCTACGCTTTACAAGAGCGCCGCTCTGGCCAACTGAGCTAAGGAAGCATCACTGAGAAAAATCGAATAGAGAGATTTTTACGCGGGAGTTGAACCCGTAAACCCTCCAACAGGGCGTACCATGAATGATATGAAGTAACTCTACTCTGCGCTTCAGTAAATCTATTGTACCACAGTCCTCAGACTGAGGTCAAGTTACCACATCTCCTTCCGGTTGCCCCAGCCCAAAAGAGCCAGAGCAACCGGAAAGAGCAGGAGGAAAGTCACTTGACTTCCCAAGGCCAGCCAGCGTCGTATCCACGCTCAAGGAGCGGGATCAGCTTGAAAGCCTGATCGGACAAACCACCCAGATAGGTTCGGTTCGTCTTGGACTCACCGTGACCGGCCCTGTAACCCGCGAGGTTCCAAGTGTATGCCGGGATGGTGGAAGGAATGGCATCAAGGATGTCTCCCTGAACGGTCTGGTATCCCCAGCCACGGTTTGCCGTGGATCGGTAGTACGCACCGGTTGCCTGCTCATCGGTGATGAGGACAACACGGGTGTGCTTTGACGGATCAAAGTGCTTCACCAGAGCGTCATAGGTCATCGTACCACCCATGCGCTCAAAGCGCTCAACGGTCTTGAGAACCGAATCGCTGCGCTTGAAGGAGATCTCCTTGGAGTTATCGCCAAAGGCCACAAGAGTAGCCTTCTCTGCACGCAGAGCAAGGGCGGAACCAAACAGAGCAGCAGAGTCAGCGAAGTTCAACTGAGTGCTCTTGGAGAGGGTACCGAACATGGAGATGGAGCGGTCCACGAGGATCAGGGTATCGCCATCCAGAGCCGGAACGTTCTCCAGAGAAGCCTTGAGGGCCTTCTCCAGAGGGTAGCCGAAGCGGAGGGAACCCTTGTTCGCCTGATAGGCCGCGAGGAAGCGGAACGGAAGCTGACGGGACTTGGCAACTTCAGCAGGATCGGAGATCCGTGCAGCTACCTGATCCAGAACAGCGTCAGAAACGCCCTTCTCTTCAAAGTTACGAAGGTTGCGGAGCAGAGCCATGTAACCCATGGAAGGGATGATTGCTTCCCAGCCCTTGGCATCGAGACCACCCTTACCGTACGCAGAGGACAGAACCTCCCACGTCAGGCCAGCCTGAGACAGGACATCGAGAGCCTTACCGGAGTTGACCAGTTCACGCTTCTCAGCGTCAGAAAGCGCGAGGAATTCCTTACGCTTCTGGAGCATGGTCAGGTTCTCAGAAGGCTCTGCGGCAGCGTCACGACGACGGTCAAGCGCGAACTTGAACAGGTCGGACTGCTTCTCGTCCCGAGGAGACGGGTGGGTCAGTTCGATCACGTCACCGAAGCGGAAGCCGTGGGAAGCCGTGTCGTACTTGGCAAGGGAGTACTCGCTGAAGGACTTCACAGCACCATCAGCGATACCGCGCTTGACAGCAGACGGGATCTTACGACCATTGTTTGCCATCCAGTAAGCGAGAGCTTCACCGGCCTCATCAGCACGACGGATCGCGTTGGAGACCAGCTTGCGTCCACCCGGAATACCGGCCTTGTTGAGTGCCTTGGCACCTTCAAGGGCAGTGGTGAGGGAGACGGTACGCATGTTGGCTTCGTTGCGGAGCCACTGAGTGAAGTTCGTCAGCCAGTCGGCATCCTGAACAGCGACCTCATGGGCAAGACCCTTGAGACGATCAGCGCGGTTGCTGGCAGACTCGTAGAAAGTTGCCTCTCCACCGAAATCAGAGACAGCGGCAAGGAAGAGTTCAGACTTGGCATCACGAGCGAAGCCGGTTGCACCTTCAAAGGTGCGAAGATTGGTGGAAGGTGCGGACTTGATCGGGCCGACACCAGCGCGAGAACGCGCAGAAGAAGTGTTGTACTTGGACATGATTATATACCTTTCGTCATTTTCAATTCAGGAGAACCTGATAACAGTGTAAAGCTTAGTACAGAGAACAGAGCGTGTCAAGTGTTGTTTCGAATAAGAGTTGGAAGTAACTCGACAACATCACATCTGTAACTAGAGCAGAAGACGGGACTCGAACCCGCAACATCCTACTTGGAAGGAAGGCGCTCTACCAATTGAGCTACTTCTGCATAATGAAAGAGAATAGGTGAAAACTGAGGTTATCAGACCGGGAAGGTCTGTTTGCGGGATTGAACCGCTAATCAATAAATAGTTGATAGTTTCCGAAGTATCAGTTTTCGTCGCTTCTTTCAAACTTGATTGACCGAGAAATACCTGAAAAAGAGTGGGTACTGCTTTAGGTACTGCTAGGGTACTACATGTGAAACGAAAAACAAAGTAGGAAGATTCCTACACTAGGGACAAGAGTTTCCCCTTGGCCGATACTTACATTACTGGTTCATTGGAAGTATCTTTTTCAATCGCTTCGGTCAAAGTCGGGATGACAGGATTTGAACCTGCGACTTCCTGTTCCCAAAACAGGCGCTCTACCAAGCTGAGCTACACCCCGCTACAACATGAAGAGTCCGTTAGACGGCGAGTCTTCATGTCTTTACAGTACAATTGTACCATACATTTATAGTTTGTCAACTTGCAGGCCCGACAGGACTTGAACCTGCAACCTTCGGTTTTGGAGACCGACGCTCTACCAATTGAGCTACGAACCTAGGAGACACGAGAAAAAGACGGCAAGAGTGTGATTTCACCCAAAGAAGTAACTCTTCCCAAGCGCTTCGTGTATATCCATTGTACCACATGTCAGTTTTCCGTGTCAACCTCACTGTGAAGAACAGTTACTTCGCAGTTCTCAAGGTCGAACCAGTTCTTTCCGACACGAACCATTCTACCATCAGGGTCTTCAGAAATCAACCCCAGCTTTTCGTAGTCTTCACAGACTACCTTTACGATGTCACCCTTGTGTAGCAAAGATCTTCTCCAGTTCAGCCATGGTTTGGTCCCATGAGATGAACAAGATCGGATGCTCAACTATTCCCTGCATGCTGTCAATGATGTCCTGACGGTCATCGATGAAGATGTCAAGCTCAAGAGCCTGTGCCATCGGAGCTTTCAGATGGCGCTTACGAACGAAGTGGATACGGTGGGCCTTCAGGGACCAGTAGAATCCGTTGACATCCAACCACTTCAGCGATTTAGCTTCTACGACTATGCCACACTTGGAGATTACGTGCAACTCGTGCTTGTGACGCAGAAGCGACAGAGCCTGCCACGCTCCCTCAACCTCAGGAGTCTTCAGGTAGTCTTCCGTAAAGAATGTTGTATCTACACCTTGTCCTCCAATGATCACGTTTCCAATATCAATTCCGATTCTCATAGCCTCAGTCTACAGGAAGAGAAACGAAAAGTCCAACCACCGAAGTAGTTGGACTTTCCGTTATTTCCCTTCGCCGGAGAGGAATTTATTCACGGCAGCTTCGTGGGCTGCTTGATCAAACTGGTGCTCCCATCCCAAAGGATCACGAAGCTCACCAAGGATCTGCTTGGTGCGTTGATCAATCTCTTCGACCTTGGCATCTCTGTCCAAGGCCCTCTCGCTGATGTGCATCATCAGAAAGACCGGCCAAAACAGGGAGTTTCCCCATCCTTGAGTTGCCGCTTCGCTGCGGACCTGAGGCTCCGGTTTATCCGGATTCTTCAGCCTCATCCTCCGATACTCATCCCTTGTAAGGGTTGTGATGCAGAGGATGCCTCCCACAGCGTAGGCGGCGACAGCTATCAGCAGTATTTCCCAAAACATAGTTCCTCCCTTGCAGTGATATCACTTACAGTGGGAAGTATATCTCCGGGATGCCTAGCATTCAAGAGCTAGAAGTCAAAATCCTCATCGTTCAGGTCTTCAGACTTGCCAATCACGTAGGAGGAACCGGACCCCGAGAAGAAGTCGTGATTCTCATTGCCGTTCGGAGACAGGGCAGACAGGACGGCAGCAGAGAAGTCAGTAATCTCAGCAGGGAACATCGGTTCGTATCCAAGGTTCTGAAGTGCCTTGTTGGCATTGTAGTGCAGAAACTTCTTCACGTCTTCCGTGAGTCCCAGACCGTCGTAAAGCTCTTCAGCGTACTTGCACTCAATCTCGTAGAGATCCAGAATCAGGTCGAACGTGTAGTCCTTGTAGTACTGGCGCTGGGCAGGAGTCAGCTTCTCCTGTCCCTTCTGGAACTTGTAGCCGATGTAGTGCCCGTGAACAGCCTCATCACGGATGATCAGACGAATGAGATCCGCAGTGTTGGTGAGCTTGGAGCGGGAACTCCAGTACAGCGGCAGATAGAACCCACTGTAGAACAGGAACGATTCCAGCACGGTCGATGCGATCTTCTTCTTGTGCGGATCAGTGTTCGTGTAGTCATCCACAACCAGATCAGCCTTCGCCTGAAGGTGCTTGTTGTTTCTTGACCATTCGTAGGCTTCATCGATTTCCTTGGTGGAGCAGAGAGTCGAAAAGATGGATGAGTAGGACTTTGCGTGCACCGACTCCATGAACGCAATGTTTGTGTAGACAGCTTCCTCGTGTGGAGTGATGGCATCCGGGATGAGGCTCACAGCGCCTACAGTGCCCTGAATAGTGTCCAGCAGGGTCAGGCCGGTGAAGACACGCATAGTGGTCTTCTTTTCCTCCGGAGAGAGGGTCTGCCATGACTTCACGTCATTGGACAGCGGAACCTTCTCAGGGAGCCAGAAGTTGGATACCAGACGGTCCCATACTTCCTTGTCCTTGTCATCCTCAATGCGGTTCCAGTTGATGGCTTCTTTCGACATTCGTCTCCTTGTTGTAGTAAAAGTGGTCAAAGCTGCCAAAAGCGTACCATTTCCGGTACGCTTTTGGCAAATTCAGATTAGAGAGCGCAGGAAACGCAGCCCTCTAGCTCAGTTCCGGCAAGGTCGGACTGGCGGACGCGGCTGTAGTAGAGCGTCTTGATGCCCTTCTTCCATGCGTACATCTGTGCCTTGTTGATGTCACGAGTCGTTGCGGTGTCCGGGAAGAACAGTGTCAGAGACAGGCCCTGATCAACGTGCTTCGTTGCTTCCGCGTAGACATCGATGGTCTTGTTCGGGCCAACCGAGTATGCGTCTTCAATCTCATTGTAATTGTCGTTGGTGACGTACGGCTGCGGGAAGTAGACGCGGCCAGTGGAACCTTCCTTGCGGGTCTCAACAGCCTGAGCAACCGGGTGGATGCTGGACGTGCTGTAGTTGACGTAGGAGATAGATCCGGTCGGAGGAATCGCCTGAAGGTATGCGTTGTAGAGACCGTGCTCAGCGATCTCATGAGCAAGCTGAGTCCAGTCAGCCCAAGTAGGTGTAGAGATGCCGTAATCCGCGAAGAGCTTTTCAGTCTCAGCGTTCGGGTAAGACATCCCTTCACTGGGAGCATACTTGGTCTTGAGGTACCGGAAATCAGCGTACTTGGACTTTTCGAATCCGTCAAACGGGCTTCCGGTCTCCTTGGCAAGCTCCATGGATGCCTTGTACGCGTGGTACGCAACAGTCATGAAGTAGGCGTTGGTGAAGTCCAGAGATTCCGGGCTACCATACTTCCAACCGTGCTTGATGAAGAATCCATGCAGGTTCATCTGTCCAAGGCCGATTGCGCGGCTTGAACGGTTGCCCTCACGGACAGAGGGGACAGAGTTGATGGATGACAGATCGGAGACGGCAGAGAGGGCACGGATGGCCGTAGAGACGGTCTCAGCAAGGTTGCCACCCTCCATTGTCTTCGCAATGTTCAGGGATGCAAGGTTACACGAGATGTCGCGGCCCCATGTCTTGTAAGACAGATCCTCGTAGAACTCTGCTGGGGCGTTCGCCTGAAGGATCTCGGTGCAGAGGTTGGACATGTTGATGCGTCCAAGCTCACCGTTCGCGTGTGCCCGGTTTGCGTTGTCTTCAAAGAGGATGTACGGGTAGCCGGATTCGAACAGGAGTTCCGCAGTCTGCTGAAGGAAGCCGCGAGCGCCACCTTCGAACTTGCTCTTCTTGATTCGGGAATCAGCAACCATCTCACGGTACTTCTCGGTGACAGAAATGTCAGCGAAAGGCTTGCCGTAGACCTTCTGTACGTCGTAAGGTGAGAAGAGATACATCTCTTCGTTGTTCTTGGCAAGTTCGTACGTGATGTCCGGAACCACGACACCAAGGGAGAGGGTCTTGATTCGGATCTTCTCGTCAGCGTTCTCACGCTTGGTGTCAAGGAACCGCTGAATGTCAGGGTGGTGTGCGTTCAGGTAGACAGCACCGGCTCCCTGTCGTGCGCCAAGCTGGTTTGCGTAGGAGAAGCTGTCTTCCAGAAGCTTCATCACAGGGATGATGCCCGAGGACTGGTTCTCGATCTGCTTGATGGGAGAACCCATCTCGCGCAGGTTGGTCAGCAGCAGGGCTACACCGCCACCGCGCTTGGAAAGCTGGAGTGAGGAGACAATGGCACGTCCGATGGACTCCATGTTGTCTTCCAGACGGAGCAGGAAGCAGGAGACGAACTCTCCACGCTGCTTCTTGCCAGCGTTGCCGAACGTGGGAGTGGCAGGCTGGAGACGGCCTGTGACGATCTCTACAGCGATCTTACGGGCAAGGGTGACATCACCCTGACCAAGCAGTGCTGCGTTGGCGACAACACGATCCTCAAAGCGCTCCAGACGGGTCTTGCCGTTGAAGGACTTCATGCCATACTGCTTGTCGTACTTGAATGCGGAGAAGTAGGATTCAAAGCGCGGCTTGTAGCTGTAGACAAGCTGGTACAGGCTCTTGAGGTCGTTGAAGTCGTACTGCTCAAAGACTTCGCGCTCGTAGTAACCGTTGTCGTAGAGGAACGTCAACTTTTCCTCTAGTGTATAGAAGTGCTGAGTGGTCGGGTTTACTTCCTGAAGGAAGAACTGCTTGGCAGCTTCCTTGTCTTTATCGAACTGGACCTTTCCGTCCGGACCCCACAGGTTGAGGGCCGCATTCAGTTCAATTGGGCTTTCTTCGGTTACTTTCGCCATAGAGCGCGTTCAGTCCTTCTTTAGTCTTGGTTATGTCTTCAGGGGTGCCTGCTAGTTCGAATCGATAGAGGAGAGGCACCTGTAGCTTGGCAGAGATGATGTCTCCAGCCTTAGCAAAATCCTCATAGAAGTTCCTGTTACCGGAACCGATCACACCTTTACATCTTACACGATTGTGCTCGACATTCAAAAACTTGACGACCTGCCCCGGAACCCTTCCGGACCCGTATGTCGGGGTCACGAGAATGTAGTCTTCATCGACACTGAATTCAGCAGCATCAGAGACCTTCAGGGGGATTCTCAGAGCAGGTACGTCAAGTTTTTCTATGAATCGGCTGGTGTTCTCAGTTACAGAACTGAAATACACCAGCAGCATTATGCGGCCTGTTCAGCCGGTGCAGCCGCGAGCGCTAGCTCTTCGATCTTGTCCGGACGGAAGCCAGACCAGCTATCGTCTCCGGCTTCAACAACAGGTGCCTGCTGGAAGCCAAGAGCCTTCAGTCGCTCAAGACCTGCCTCATCCTGTGAAATGTCGATGACATTGTACACGAGACCCTTCTTGTCAAGGGCGCGGTAGGTGGCGTTGCACTGAGTGCAGGCAGGCTTGGAAAAGACGGTAATGGTCATGCTGGGATACTCCTCATAAATCGATGGTCTTCTATTGTACACTCCTTTTCAAAGACTCAAGTCTTCCCATGGGATGCTTCATGGTGTTTCCGGACGCAAGTCCGATGTACTCAACGGAGCACTGGTTGTTCGACATGAACTTCAGAACCCCCACCAATCCGTTGTGTCTGACTCCTGTGGGGGAGTCGTATGCGTCTTTTTTGACTCGCACAAAGTCACCAATCTTGACGTTTCCGTAGTCGAAATCGCGCCATGAGTTTTCATCGAAACTCGGTGCAGACTTCAACGCTGCACGTCCTGACTTGCTGAGCAGTTCCAACGCTACCGACTGGTCTTCCGGAGACAGCTTGTAGCTGCTCAAGGTGATATGGACGGCTAGGATGGCTTTGACAAGCTCAGAGTCTTCATCATAGCCGATTGAGGCAAGTCTCGCCTTCAGGCCCTCGTGGTCATCTGCAAAGGTTAGCATGTTAGAACTGCTTACCGTGCTTGTAGGCTCGGGTGCGGTTGTAGGCCAGCTTCTCTTCGATGATCTGCCCAAGGTCGATCTTCTCAGTGTAGCAGAAGTCAAGGATTCGGATGACCGTGTCAGCCAGTTCGGAGGGGACACCTTCAGGCTTGTACAGCTTGACTTCCGCTGTCGTGATAGTTCCGGGAGCAGGAGCGTCAGGGTGGTACGTTTCGTTGGCCGCGTGGCCGGTGCGGATCTCATCGTGAGCTTCTACAAGCTCGGAGACCATCAGCATGAGCTTGTTGCCCTGCCAGATCTTCAGAAGTGTGGGATCTTCTGGACGGTCCTCGTGCCAGCCCTTCTTCTGGGCATCGGAACCGCAAAGTTCAGTCAGAAATCGGATGCCTTCGATGGCACTGAGTTCTGGGGAAGTGTTCGTCAAGGTTGACCTTTTCTTAGTGGTTTTTCAGGGTAAAGGAAAAGTGTGTCCCTGCAACCGAAGTCACAGGGACACACTTATTCAGTAAGGGTTAGTTACCGAACGGCAGGCCCGGAGGAAGCGGGATGGTGGCGCTCTGTGCTACCTGAGGGGCAGCAGGAGCAGCCGGTGCTGCCGGAGCCGGTGCAGTCTCCCACGGGCTGGCCGTAGCGGCTACAGGAGCCGCCTGAGCGACCGCAGGAGCGGCCTGTGCTACAGGAAGACCTGCCGGAACTCCTGTGGCCTGAGGAAGGCCACCGGGAACGCCTGCGGTAGGTGCAGCACCCACAGCCGGAGAGATGTTCTCAAGGTTCGGACGGGTCTTGCCGTCAGTACCTACCTTGTGGACGACCTGAGCGACGAAGCGCTTGCCCTGAAGAGCGGAAGCGATCTGCTCGGGAGACGGGTTGGTCTCAAAGAAGCTCGGGCCAAGACCCAGCGTGGCAAGGTCACCGAAGAAGAAGTTCTTCATGGCGTACGCGCTGTCGCTGACCGAGAAGTCGTGCCAAACGCGAGCGTTCGCACGGGGGCCGGATTCAACGGACGGGTTGATGGTGAGCTTGAGGTTGTTCTTGCTGGTGGTGCCAACCTTGGCGGGGTCCTTCACGACAAAGTTGTACATGCCTTCGTCAAGGATCGCAAATTCCTTTGCGCCTTCGTTGGCCTTGTCCATCAGGTCTTTCCAGTTCTGTGCGGGCATTTGCATATTTCCTATCGTCAATTATTCTTGTGGTTAGTGATATTTAGTTGTATGGTTTGAGATAGATGATCTAGCTCGGTGGTTCCGGCATTCCTGCTGGAACTGGTACCTCTTGTGGAGGAGGCGCAGCGATAGCTGTCTGGGCCGGAGCTTCGACTGCCTGCTGCAAGTTGGTGCCGTCAGGTCCAAAGATCTCATCGAGAAGTCGGGAGATGTCCGGATTCTCAATCACTGGTGGCAGATCCGGTACTCGGCACTTGGCCTCGTAGTTCGGGTGGTTACCAATGAGGAGCATTCGAACGTCTTTGAGTTCTCCTGTGGCAGGATCAGGAAGCTGCTGGACGTAAAGATATCCGGTGATATCGAACCAGTAGGCAACCTGTGCCGCGATCTGTCCCTGAAGGTAGGGCTTGATAATACCGTCGTAGTCCTTGGACATGGCGGTCATGATCACAGCTTCAATAGTGTTACCCTCATCCTCAGTCAAGTCACGCATGTCTCGACAGAAGAATGACAGACGGGAGAGAAGCTTTCCCCAGTCCTGAGTCTGGAACTGCTGACGGCCCTTGATGTCTTCAACAGCCTTGGACTGAAGTTCAGACACGGAGTCAACAAGTACAGATCGGAACGGGTGATTCTTGCTCTTCAGTACTTCGTAAGCCTTAGCGGCTTTGTTGTACTCATCCACGTTGACAACGCAGATATCCCATGTACCATCGTTTACAGGTACTACCTCAGTGAGGGGGTTCCATCGGATCTTTCGGCCCTTGATGAACCTTGCAGCCTTCTCTACGTCAATGAAGAGTAGAGGTTTGGGGGCTGAAGTTCCTAGTCTTGTTTTGCCTGCACCAGCTAGTCCGTGCAGGAGGGCGCTTACGGCTCTTTCGGCCATTGAATACCGCTCTCTTTAGTTTTCTTCTTCTTCATAACGCGCGTTTGGATCGACTTGCTCAAACATCTCTTCAAGCATTGCTTCAGCGGATGATCCATCATCAAACATTGGACACACTTGGAAGAATGGGCATTTCCATGTGCAATCTTTGGTAGGGCTTGGATATGCGTAGAACCTGTGGTCCTCGCCAGCGTCAAGCCGATCTCTTAGTTCCATTATATCACGAACCGTTCCCAAAGTCCTAATCCAGAAAGACTCAAGAGTCTTGTCATTGAACCGGACATCCATACGTTCGTAGAATGGAGGCTTAGCAGATCCTGAACGTTTCACCTTCTTGAGGAGGTTGTAAATACCGCCGTCAACGTTAGGATCACCGTTCACCTTGTCTGACTTTTCAAGCAGAACATAGAGCATCAACTGTTCCGACATATGAGAGGTCTCATAGTAGGAGTTGAACGACTGAGCGCTCTTGTGGTCAAGCAGAGCATGTGCCCCACTGGACCGCCTCTTCACCTTGAGGTCAGTCTTACCCATCAGTTCTACACGCTCGTCAAAGCCGTGAAGGCGGATTGAGAGCTTCTTCTCAGCACCGATAACTTCCAGATCAGCATCTGGATTTTCTTCCGCCAGCCACTCCATGTAGCCCTCAAGCATAAGTCGCCCAAGTTCTGCTTCGGAGTTGAACTTCTTCACGTTCTCTTCGAACGATGAATCCCTTGACTGGAGGAACAGTTCGTTATCTGCTCGCTGGTACCGTTCATAGGCATCTACTGGATTCTCACCTGTGGTGTAGAACTGCTCCAGCGCATTGTGAATGCGAGAACCGAGCGACAGCGGACCCATGACGGTCTTTTTCTTTGGCTTCAGGGCGCGATAGTTCCCCAGCCACCATTTACGTTTGCAATCCTTGAAGGTCTGAATCTCGGAGTTGGTGATGGACACCGACTCCGGATTCTTCCCCAAGAAAGGCTCTGTGTTGTATCCCATTCTAGCCTATCTGTTTGTCAGAGTCAAACGGCCTGATAGCCGCTCTCAACGAAGCACTCCCACACAGTGGGGAACTTCTTCTTGATGACCTCAGCGATCTGATCGGTCAGAAGAGCGATCTCGTACTGAGCCTTGGAGGGATGCACTGCATCCTCGCCCCAGTCCTTACGGAGGGACAGGAAGTTGAGCATGCTCCGGAGGTTGGCCTTGAAGAACATGGACGAGTACAGGGAGACCGGAAGGTGCATACGAGCAACTTCCTTGGCGATACCGTACTCAGAGAGCTTCTGATAGTTCTCCCACGCGGCCTCAGCCGTGCTCTTCTGCACCCAACGGGTAGCGTCAAGCTGGTCAGGACGGCCAAGTTCGAACTCGTAGTTACCGGTCTTGCCGACCTGTACCAGAGGACGTTCGCCAGTGTCCGGAACAACGTAGAACTGGCCGCGCATGGTGCGATACCTGCCGGATTCCTCATTGATGGACGAGAGGCGGTGCTTGACGATCTGACGGGAGACAAACACAGGTACCTCAAAGTACCATTCAAACTCCGGACCTTCAAATGGAGTGCCGTGCTGGTTACGGTAGAGCCACTTGATCAGTCCGATGTCGGAACCGTCCAGAATGGTCTTCGGGATGACGATCTGCTCATCTTCATCCCATTCAAGGCTTCCTTCACCCTGAACACTGACACGTGCCCTGCGGGTGATGGAGTGTTCACCGCCCATGGAGTCCACCAGCACAGCCTTCACGTCGCTGCGGAATTCAGCGGGTTCAAGTGTGATGTTGGAGAGATCCACAGGGGTGACCGTCGTTACTTTTTCTTCTACAGGTTCTGTCATGCTGCTTTCGGTTCTGGTTTTAGTGATAGTTCATGGTTCAGGAACTTGCGGATCATCTCCTTGTCACGGAGGATGAATTCCAGTTGGTCCGTTTTGGCTTCAACAGCCTTGAAGACAAGCTCTTCAACAGAGTCCTTGGTGACGTAGTCCATAATCCGGATGGAATCGAACTTCTCCGATCCGATACGGTGGACACGTGCCTCAGCCTGCAAGTTCTCGATCATTGACCAAGAGCGCTGAAGGAAGACAGCAGTGCTGCCAGCCGTCAGGGTGATACCTGTTCCGCCTGCTGCAATGGTGCACAGGATGTACTTGGTGTGACCAGCTTGGAAGTTGGTCATGTGCATCTCTCGCTCCTTGGCATCCTGATCTCCCGTAATAAGACCGTGTGGGATCTTGGCTTTAGTCAACCGTGCTGATAGCATGTTGATAAGCTGGGAGGAGACTGCAAAGATGACAAGAGACTCATCACCAAAGTCAGGCAAGTCTTCCATGAAAGCATCAAGCTTCGCGGAAGGGTCTGCCAGACGGACATACGGCTTGTCCTTCTCTACTTCACCGAGCGCTGGATTGTACCAGTCTCGATACTCTACCTCTGCGTAGGCAGAAGCAAACTGAAGCAGACGGGTCATCTTGGTCAGCGGGGAAGTGGTGTAGACAACGTCTCCAGCCTCAACCTCCGCGATCATCTGGTCCCGCATTTGCTCGTACGCCTTCTTCTGCTTGGTACCCATCTCAACATCTCTGCGTTGATGGACAATCGGCGGAAGGAATGGAAGAATGACTTCCTTAGGCATACGCCTGCTGAAGGGATCAAGACCGTTGAAGAACTCCTGCTCCATCTCTGGACGGATTCCGATTACGATCCTGCCGCCCCATGCAGCGTCTGCTGTGATGCACATACGCTCAATGAACTTGTTCTTGGACGGGAATGCCTCAGGGAACATCCAGTGTAGCGGAGAATACAAATCCTCCGGTGTCGATGCCAACGGAGTACCAGACAGGCCGATACGGATTGGAGCGTTACCGGTTGCTGCCTTGAACGCACGAGAAGTCTTTGAAGCAGGGTCCTTGATCCGGTGGATCTCATCACCAATGACTGACTTGAAGTCAATCTCATTCAGTTCCTTGACGTGCGCTTCACAGGAAGCAGGCTTGATCTTGTTGTCCAGTCCCTTGCACTCGGTGCAGCGCTTCAAAGGTGGAGCGCCACCGTAAGGCTTGAGCTTTGAGTGGGACCGGATGGATTCCCAGTTGATGATGTACACGTGAGCCGGTGTCTCAAATGCCTTGCGGCGCTGAGTAGCCGTACCATCGATCACATGGATCTCAAGTCCCGGCCATACCTTCTCAATTTCCTTTGCCCACGAGAACTTTGTAGAGTTCGGGCAGGCAATGAGCAGCGGAAACACATCATGTCCATCTGCGTACATCTGCCGGATAGCCGACATGGAAGAGATTGACTTCCCTGATCCCATGCCGTTGAAGAGGAATCCTCTCAAGACTCTGGACAGGAACGCAACGTCTCCCTTCTGGTGAGGGAAGAGCTTCAGGTCAGGCATCACTTCTTCCCATCCAGCCGGAGTGATCTCCGACCGCATGTTGTAAGCTGGAAGAATTGTGTTAGTGTAGAGTTCGTTTACCCAAGACCTAAGGTTGGGGCCGATCTCAAGCTTGCCTTTGAGAGTGCTTTGAAGAGCCAAGCAGGTATGCCATGTTAGCGCATAATCCCATGTCTCATCTTTGTTGAAGTGCGCTGACGGGATCGAATTCATCAACTGGTTGAGTCTTCGGTCAGCGTATGTTATCTTTATCTTAGTGGGATCAGTTGCACTGATCTCAGCGGTTAGTGCCATTATTCTCTATTCGTCAACTAAGTCAACATTGTATCACAGTAGTAGCTTTTTTGTCCACTTCCTGTTATGATTCACGATCCAGATCATGGCATGTCGGAGAGCGTCATTTGCGTGACCTTCCCCTCCGACATGCCAAAAATCTACTGCTCTGAGTCTGTCGTTAGTCGCAAAGGGCTTCTGTGATGGAAGCTGGAGATCGACAGTGCGTTTCCTGTGGTAGGCGACGTACTGTACAACTCCAATCAGGTTCAAGGACCATGGAGCTTCAGTGAGCTTGCCCGTTTCAGTGGTGATGCGGAAATCCTCAATCACCACATGGACACCGTCCGCAATGGAGTTCCAAATTGTATCATAGAACTCCGTAATGGACAACTCACAGGACCACAGTTTCTTGGGATTCTCGGGATCTTCCAGATCGATCAGGCATACGCCTGTAGCCAATCCGGGGTCGATAGCGAGAAGATAACGGCATTGACATTTACAGAACATGTTTTCCTAGTTATTCAGCGTACTTCTCGCCCCAGTTCTTGGACCCGATGACCTCAGGTTCAGCCGGAAGGTCCACGTCGAACTCACCGTTGCAGTAGGACATCAGATCCTGAATCTCAGGAAGAGCCTTCTCCAGCATGTGAGGAGGGATCGAGAAGATCATTTCGTCGTGGATAGCCATCTGCATGTACGGGCCGTAACCAGCAGCATCCAGACGGACAATTGCTTGCTTCATCAGTTCCGCTGCGGTACCCTGAAGCGTGTAGTTGGTGAGGGTGTACATCTTGCCCTTGTCGGCAGGAATGTGCCGACCAGTGCCGGTTACGATGTAGCCGACTCCCTCTTCTGCTTCACGGATGTTACCGAGCTTTTCAGTCTTCTCCATGAAGTTCTTGATTCCGGGGTACGTGTTGAAGATGTCGTCCGAAACGGCCTTCATCTGTTCAAACGGAACACCGGCTGCGTCTGCCATCTTCTGGATGCCGGAGCCGTAAGCAGCGCCGTACATGACGTTCTTCATCAGACCACGACGCTTGTCCTTCTTGGAGAAGTTAGGGTCGTTGTAGATCTGCCGACCGATGGAGACGAAGAAGTCACCACCAGTCTCGTCAGCTTCCTTGAAGGCAGTTTGAAGAGCAGCGTCACCGGAGAAGTGTGCCAGAAGGCGCATTTCAACCTGTGAGTAGTCACAGGAGATCAGGATCTCACCCGGATTACGTGGCAGGAACGCACCACGAACACCCATCTTATCATCCTTGGGGATGGTCTGGAGGGCAGGAGAGGTCACAGACATACGTCCGGTACGGGCACCCATCGTCTTGATGGAAGGGTGGACAACTCCGTCTACAGCCATTTCAATGAAGTTCTTGAAGTAGCTGTTGGACATCTTATCCTTGTTGCGGACATCAAGGATGAACTTCGCTACAGCAGCGACGTTGGTATTCTCGCTGGTCTCAAAGATTGCCAACTGGTTCTTGTCCACGGAGGGCTTACCAGATGTAGCAGAAAAGACCTCAAACTCAGCACCAAGGGTGTGTTCGAAGAAGTCTGCAAGCTGAACGTTGGAACCAATGGAGATTCCCCAGTTTTCCTGTGCCCACTTCTTGGAGTCTTCTACTTCCTGCTTCAGTTGTTCGAACTTCATCTGGGAGTAGTCCAGATCCACCCGCATACCGCTTGCTTCCATGTTGGTGCAGATACGGCGGACAGACATTTCCATATCGTAAGTCTTAGGAAACTTTAGATCGGTACGGAAGTGCGTCCACAGGTGGGCAGCAAGAATCGGGTCAAGAGCAGAATACACCCAGTATGACTGATAGTCAACCGGAATGTTGTGCCATCCCCAGCCATGAGTCTTCATGGCATCCTTGAGATCCTTCTGTCCAGCATCCGCCATCGGATCGATGTAGGTTGTGGACAGGTGCTTCAGATCGTTGCGGCCTCCCGGACGCTCAATCTGTGCCATGATCATAGTATCATGGGTTCGTTCCCACGGCATATCCCAGTTTGCGTGCTGCTTGAGCCACTTGGCATCAAAGGACGCGTTGTGAAGGGTGATAGGCCCTTCCCACAGGTTCAAGCATTCGATGGCGGCACCGCCCCAGCCTTCCCACGGAATGGCCCAGCCGGTCTTGTGATCGCCAATCTGGATGAGGCGCAGTTTAGCGTCGGGAGTGTAAGGATCAAGACCTGAAGTTTCAGTATCGAGACCCATTACCTCCCGACGTTCGCCCAGCCACCGCTTCATATCAAACAAATCATCGATACAGTTTACAAGCCTGAGGTCGATGTCAGAGGGTAGTTGTGGCATTCTTTCCTTTGTGTTGTATTGTTATTGTAGGCTCAACTTGTAGCTCAGCCTGTTTGCGGCCTCACGTACAGCGCGGCCATACTCTTGAGTGTTGTTTGGCTCCCTGACATGGACAAAGTCCAGTCCAAAGAAGTCCAGTTTTGCTTTGCCTCCGGAGGTCCATGCCAGCGGAATAGTATCCGGGTGGTCCCTCAGGAAGGCTTCTAGCTTGATTACGTTGCCTGCGGAGATGAATCCACAGGAACCCCACCAGTCTTCAGGCAGGGAGGCGTACAGCGCATCCAGCAGAGGATCTTTCGCGGGATCGTGGAGAGGGTTCTTACCCTTGTTGTCCAGCACGAAGATGTTCCGTGGGGAAAGGTGTGTACGGCCTATGTAGTTTACACCATAGTTGCTGAAAAAGCTAGCCCGACTCTCAGCGTTACGTCCATCCACTTCAATCCTGCGGATCTTGTCCTTGGTAGGGATAGCCGCAGAGTAGATGGGGGACTCCTTGTCGAAGGAATCTGAGAAGACACGCGCACCGAGAGCACCTAGACGAAGCTGTTGCCACCGTGTAAGATCCTTTGGTAGGAGGTCAACGATGTGGAAATCCCCGTTTGGAGCGTAATGTTCCAACTCTTCCAGACCAAAGACTGGCTTATCATCCAGTTCATTGATATGGTCGTAGAAGGGGATGAGGTTATCAAGGTCGGTATCGATTAGAATAAACAAAGGTGTCCTTTCGTCAGAATTCTCATTCTATCAGAAAGGACACCGTTTGTCTATCCGATGCGGTCTACGAGGAACGCGCTGGCAATGTTCTTGTCCAGTTTGGAAGCTTCCATGAGGAGCCTCCGTGCAACGTTGGTCAGATACTCTGTTCCGTTGTCGTCTTCCTTCATGAGGAGTGCGACAACACCAACGGCTTCGGTGCAATGCCATGCTCGGTAGCGAGGAGTTTCAGGATATACACCTTCAATATCTGCTCGCTGTGGGTTGCACTTATCACATGCGACGTACGCTCCACTGAGTTCCAGACCATCTACGGCACTGAGCTTGTTACGCTGTACAGTGTAGCACTCTTGCGAGTGATAGTAAAGGCTGTAGCCTACACGGGAAAGTACGTAAGTGTTGATTGGTGTTCGGTAAAGTTCGAACTCTACCCAACGTGGTCGCTGCGGGACTCGGCTTGAGCTATCAGCAAGTTTGATACCATCGAACTCAAGGGTCCTGACCAGATCTCTTACGGCGAACTTTGGCCTCTCTTGTACCTGTTCGCTTGGAGCGGCCTCCACGGCTTATCTGCCATCAGGCAGCGACGTGATGTCGTGTACCGGCTCGGAGAGCTTACGCTCTGCTTCTGCTAGCTTCTCGCGTACTTCATCACGCTCATCACGGAGAGCTTCTGCAAGGGTTTCAAGGGTGGATTCGTTGCGGCGAGACTGCTTTAGCAGTGACTCAAGCTTCTGGATATCCTTTTCGGCAACCTTGAGTGAATCGATCTGAGGTAGTTCTGACATTTCTGTCCTTTCGTCATATGTAATGTACCAATTATACCACGAAAGGAGGCAGACCGAATTGACGGCCTGCCTCCTTCTGTGCTAAGGATTTGTAGTTGTGACTACTTCAGTTGACGTGCTTGTGACTACTGGTGCAGCAGCCGCGTCGAACAACATAGCTCCCAGCATTGCTGCGGTATCCGCGATCAGTTCATCCGGCACTTGGCCGTTTGCACTGATATTGGTTCCGTTGTCTCGCTGGATCTGGATCTGGACTGAAGCCATTAGACTCCTTGGGTTGGTGTCCCTCCGTCTGAAGGTGTTTCCGGAGAAACATCCTCAGCGGGAGCCACGGGCTTGTATGTATCGATTAGTGCTTTCGCCTGAGCCAGTTTTGCGGCTACGGCCTGTCGGATTCTTTCCAAGATGGCTAGCATCCTTTCCTCATTTCTATGCGTTGGACCAAGGCATTTTGGCAATCTTCCACACGCTGTTACATGTAATACCACCGGGGGATACAACTGTTGATCGTACGTAATCACCAGCGGTGATGTAAATCGGTATGGTGGACAAGTAGATCTCGGACTGTGGTCGGTTACCGTCCTGCACGAGGTTTTCTCCGGTTGATCCCAAGAAGAGTCGTGCCCAAGAGTCGAACGGATTACCACCTGTCGGGATGATGAACAGGCTGATGCTGTACCAACCGGTCTGTGTAAAGCTGACGGAACCAGCGTATGGACCGGCTACCGTGAAGTCGTTGTTCTTGCACTTCGCTGTATCCATTGTAACAGGTCCGGAGTCCCACGATGCACTACCACTGGCAACATTGAAGCCGTTGTTGTAGAATTGTGCAAACTTGGGCTTGACAAGGAGTTCACCCTGAACAGTGACGTTACCTGTCTGAGTAATGTCACCCTCTCCCCACTGCTTGACAGGTAGTGGAGCGGCCATCTTTGTGATACGTACAGTATATCCAGTGTTGATTGATCCACTACCAAGAGTAGTGAATGCACGAATACTGAACTTCTGTCCAGCGGTCATCTTGAAACCGCCCTGCACTAGCGACTGCGTGTCTTCACCCGAGCCGAAGAAGGCGCGTGCGCCGCCCCAACTGTCAGAGGAATTGACTACTTCCACGAATGAACGACCAGTTGCTGGTCCACCAATGGCGAAGTTAACGAAGATTTCATATACACCAGTATCACGGGCAACGAACTCGTACCCATTTGCATCTACGGTGAACAGGAACGTATCAGTCGATGCATCATCTCTACGAGTGTATGAAGCCAAGGTAGTAAGGGTCTGGTTGTTGACAGATCCTCCACCTGTATAGGTTACCACAGATGCTGTGGAAAGGGAAGTTCCACCGATACGGTACTCAGGAGCCTCAACGTACTTGCTGAAGTTGACACCGTTCTGGTTCAGAGTCATAATGGTTGGCATGTATGTCTTGCGAGCATTTACAAGAGTGCCGGAACCATCAGTCTGTGCTGCCCACGCGTCAAAGTCAGCCTGTGTCACACCCCTCTGAAGTGATACGGTCACACCGTCACGGGCCGTCATACTGGCAACGTCATACATGTCTACAGTGGTAGGCTTGAAGATGATGCCCGGAATAGGTGTACCTGTCTTATACGGAGACGGGTACGGCCAAGTCTGACCACCGGTACCGAGACCAACTGCACCAGCAGCGCCACCAATTCCAACATACACTGGACGTGAACCGAATTGACCAGTGGTGCTGTCGTAAATTGCGTAGTCCACACCATCACCAGTCGCTCCAAGGCTACCGGTAACAGCAAGACCCGTTGAGCTTGCGCTTAGGTATTGCTTGTTGGATGCATCCCAACCACGAAGACCCGTTCCGTCCATGACGAGGCGAGCGCCACTGAGGGCAGGAGAAGCTGTCTGGATAGTAGCACCTGTGATAGTCTTACCGTCAATAGCTCCATCAACCACGAGGTTTCCGTCAGCAGCACGAGTCACAGCAACAGAGGCAACATCAAGGTAAGCGGTCGTTGACGGGGCAACAGAACTCAAGTAGAATTCCACAGCGGTTGTTCCCGAAGGAAGGGCGCTGGTGATGCCACTGATCTGAGTCCATACATCGGTTCCGGGTACGTAGTTTGCACTTGCGGAGTTCGTTGAGTTGCTGAACAGGATCACAGCAGACTGAGCAGCGGTTCCCTTGTAAGGCTTCACACCAAGACGGATAGCACCGTTTCCGAACGCTGCGTTGGTCTTGACCCACATAGAAACACGGAATCGGTTGTCATCGTCAACCATCACCTTGTTGTTCACGTTGTAGCTTGTGAGAGTGGATACCGTTCCAGTGAAGCGCAGAGCGTTTCCACCGTTACGTCCGCCGCCAACCTGAATGATCTTGTTGGCATCACGTTCCCACGAAGCTCCCGGATTTGTTGGGTGCTCAAAGGCAGACTCAACAATCAGGTTGTCCGTGGATGAGATCACAAGCTGGTCAGCCTTGATGGACTTGGATTCGATCTTGGTAGCGGATAGAGATCCGGCCTTGATGATTCCACCGTCGATTGTATCAGAGACAAAGTGGTTGACTTGAGTGAGCCGTCAACAATCAGGTTTCCACCTGACTTCTTGTAAACCTTGACGTTTCGGACTTGGATACCCTTGTTGTTGACTCCGTTCAGGCCCACAACGAACTGTGTAGCGTTTGGACGGTAGTTGACAACCTTGACCTCACCGGTTACTGTGGCACTGGCAGAGCCAATGTTGACAGTAGTTCCGAGTGTGGAAGCGTTCACTGTTCCATCGTATGTCCAGACACCGAGTTGAGCAGTGGTTGCAGCAGTTGCCTTGGCCTCAAACTCAAAGTAGAGTGTATCGTTGATGGAGAACGGAACCGGTCCACGCTGATCTGTGAACATGAGGTAGTTACCAGCATCGTTTACCAGCTTGTTGTATCCAGCGGAGACCATTGTCTGGCCGTAGGAACTGATGGTGACCGGAATGTTCTCATTGATTGTGGCAATGTTCGCGTAGTCACCGACAAGCAGGTTCTTGGCTGTCAGAGTTGCAGTAGCAATCATGTCACCAGTGATGCTGTTAGCCTTCAGGCCCGGAGCTTCCACAAGACCAGTGGTTCCATCAACCTTGAAGGTCATGTTGCCGCTGGAGTCGTATGTGATGATTCCGGTGTTGGTGATCTTTGCGCCACGGTTGGCAACAGTCGATGTCTGGATACCTGTGGTACCTGTAATCGTAGCACCTTCAATGGTGGAACCGGACTTGATGGTTCCCAGAACTGTCAGAGCACCCGCTGTGGTCAGCGAGAAGTTCTTGTTACCGCTGGTATCGTATCCGGAAAGCTCCGTAGTCGTAAGCTTGATTCCACGGTTTGCAGTCTTTTCAGTCTGAATCGTGGCACCGCTGATGACCGTACCGTCAATCGCACCGTCAACGATGAGGTCTCCACCGTTCTTACGACGGATTGCAGGAAGACCTGCCCACCATGAGCCACCTGTGGCAGATGATCCATGGATGAGGGTAGGAACACCACGGCGGGCATCAGCAGGAGGAGTAGCGTTTCCTGCGTAGGTGTTCCATGATCCTGTTGGGATGGAAAGCTCAGAGTATGCAGCAGACGCGGCAGCGCCAGTCTCTGTGAACCAGTAGATTCGGAAGAGAGCAGGAGTACCACTCGGGAGAAGCTGGTTCTGTGCCTTGATTGAGATACGGTACTCGGAACCGGGAACTACAGAGAAGTAGGACTTGGTTGCTACAGAAACCTCAGTACCGACACCATCAAGCTTCCAAGATGGACCCGGAAGACCTGAGGTAACTACAATGTTGGAAGCAGTTCCAACACCGGAGCGGTCATACCAGCCAGCACCGTTGAGGTCAGCATCATCAACAAGGTTGGTGAAGTCACCAACAAGGAGATCCTGAACCGTAATGGTGTTCGCGGCAATCATATCACCCGTGATCGAGTTTGCCTTGATTCCGGGAGCTTCAACAAGACCGGTTGCAGCATCGACCTTGAACGTCATGTTACCGTTGCTGTCGTAAGCTACGATACCGGTATCCTTGAGCTTCACTCCACGGTTGACCGAACTGCTGGTCTCGATTCCACCAGCGCCAGCAGCAAGAGTTGCACCCTTGATGGTGGAGCCGGATTCAATGGAACCCTTCAGGGAAAGAACACCAGCAGAAGTCAGACTGAAGTTCTTAGCACCAGCAGTATCGTATCCGGCAAACTCAGTGCTTGTCAGCTTGATACCGCGTGCAGCCGTTACTTCAGTCTGTACCGTGGCACCCGTGATGGTTGCACCTGTGATGGTGGACCCTGCTGTGATGTCACCCTTGATGGTAAGAGTTCCGCCTGTTGTCAGGGAGAAGTTCTTGTTACCGGACGTGTCGTATCCTGCAAGCTCGGTTGTGGTGAGCTTGATTCCTCGTGAGGCTGTTGCTTCCGTCTGAACGGTCGAACCGGTAACAGTGGCACCCGTGATGGTGGAACCAGAGGTCAAATCACCCTTGAGGGACAGGCTACCAGAGGAAAGCAAGGAGAAGTTCTTGTTTCCGCTGTTATCGTATCCTGCAAGCTCAGTGGATGTGAACTTGATTCCACGGTTTGCAGTTGCGGTAGTCTGGAAGGTAGAGCCAGTGATGATCATACCGTCGATGGCATCACCCCTCAGGAAGGTACCAACGATGGTACCCGGAAGAAGTTCAACAGCCAGCGGAGACCAAGCGGAGACAACGTCACCAAGTTCACACTTGATACCGTCAACTTCAAACCAGTGTCCACTGGTCAGTGAGGTTGGGGTAGTAATGGTTACCTTGGCACGAGTAGTTCCCGCAGGGGTGATGACAGTTCCAGAGAAGCGCTGTACAGTTGTGGTAACGGCAGCAATGAACTGCGCATCACCCTTGTACGCGCCTGTATCGTCCTCACAGCGGATGGACACAGGGTAGTTGCCTGCAACACTGGCACGAGCGTAAAGGCTCAGGGTAGCACTTGCTCCGGGAGCAATGCTGAACAGAGTGCTGGACTGGATGGAAGATGATTCAGTATTGGAGACGTTGTTGGACGTAACACGTTGAGCGTAGGTTGATCCGGGGAACAGACCGGCAGGGCGTGTGTTAGCGAAAGTACGGCTAGCGTCTCCCGCTCCACGTGCCCATGTGTTCCAGTTATCTGCCAGTCCATCGTTGTTGCTGTCAACTTCAAAGGAGGAGTTGGCAACAAGGTTCAGTCCACCGAGAGTAACGTCAAGCTTATCAGCTTTGATGGAACCAGCAGCAATGACCTTGGAATCAAGATATCCGGCAGTGATCTTACCAGCGTTGAGGCTGGTGATCTTGCCATCCGTAACAGCAAGGTCATCAATCTGAGCAGTCTTTACCGCGAGGATCTGAATCTTGGCAGTGCTGATGGCAAGGTCAGCAATCTGGGCATTGCTAACCGCGAGGTTATCAATGATAGCAGATCCGGCCTTGATAGCACCGTCAACAATAAGCTCTCCGGTGTTCTTTCGACGCATAGACCAGCCGGTGACGTACCAAACCCACTTGTCGGAAGTATCTCCACCAATAGTCTCAACCTGAAGGACAGGCTTGATGTAGGTGTAGGTTGCGTTCAGTGGTACAGTAAAGGAGTAGGTCTTCTTGACCCATGTTCCAGTTACAGCCTGTCCGGAAGCGAACTTGGCAGAGAGGCTACCAACCGGTACACTTGATCCGAAGATGTAGAAATTGAACTGACGGGTAGTTGTCGGTGCTGCACAAACCCACGCCTCCATGTAGAACTGATCACCGGGGCGCACAGCAATGTTAGGCGTAGCAAACGGATGGTTATCTCGTGCTGAGATTTTGATAGCGTATGGGTAAGGAGCACCCGCAGAGACCTCAGAGGAAGCAGTTGAGACGACTGTACCGGCAGCAGCCTGAACTGGCTCACCGTTAGGGTGGAAGAACGGGTTAGGAATAAGCTCTTCCATATCCGAAACCATGAGCTTACCAGCAGAAAGACTGTTTGCACCGATACGCTGAGCATCCAGTGTACCAGCAATGATCTTGGCAGCGTTGAGGTTCGCAACCATAGCGTCATCCAGCTTGCGGACCTGCCATGAGGTTGTGAATTCCCATTGACCAATGATATTGTTGGAAGCGTCACGCTGGAACCATGTATCACCAGCCACGTATCCGGTTGTTCCGGATGCAGCACTGGTGGAGTAGATCACCTTGTTCTTGCCATTTGCAGTTGTCTGAATGGAAGAAACAGAAGTGTTCAGGGACTCGATACGTTGGTCAGAAGCGACAGCCCAAGTGCCGTTCCAGATATAGACCTTGTTGTTGTCATCAGTGTCAAACCACAGGTCACCAGTTGTGTTTCCGGTAAGCGGAGGTTGACCCGGCTGGTACCAAGACTTGGTCTTGGTACTGACGACATCGGATAGGGACTGAATGCTTGCAGGGGTTCCGTAAGCAGTGATTTCTTCAGTTGTAGCAGGGCGTACGTTGATCCAATCAAAGATGACGTTCTTGACTGCCTGAGTTCCCATACCGGTTCCGTACTGACCCATGAGCCATGCGGAGTAGCTGGTGAAGGTACCGGTAGCCGTAGCAGGCTTGCGGATGACCTTGACCATGCGGTACCATCTACCGACAACAGGTGCAGGGATTTCCGTGGCAAGAGAGATCGTGGCACGGTTTCCACCGGTCATGCCTCCCCAGTCTACGAGGACACCGGCACCGCCGAAGGAAGATCCTGAGTCAAGACGGACATCAAGCTCTACGGTCAGGTATTCAAAGTAAGGGGCGTGCGCCAGCGCAGCGTTGAACTGAAGTCCTCGCTGTGTGGTAGTATCTGTGCAGTTGAAGCGTACAGCGTACTTGCCTGTACGTACAGTTGTGGTTTCCTTTGTCGGGTTGGTGACGAATGTTGTGTAGCTGGCCGGAATGGTTCCGGTCCAGTCTTCAAACGATGGGTTTAGCTGGTAAGCCTGCGCCTGAATAGCAGCCATCTGAGCCGCGTCAGCCTTAGCAGTTGCATCCAGTGCCGCAGCAGAGATAGCATCAGCCTTAGCCTGTGTAGCGCGAGTCTGAGCATCCGTTGCAGCAGCCGTGATCGCGTCTGTCTTAGCCTGTGTGGCCTTAGCAGTTGCATCCAGTGCAGCAGCATCAATAGCGGCCTGTTGCGCGGCAGCAGCCTTGGCAGCAGCATCAGTTGCAGCAGCATCAATAGCAGCCTGTTCGGCTCCGTCAGCCTTTAGCTGAGCCTCAATGGCGGCAGCATCAATAGCAGCCTGCTCAGCAGCATCGGCCTTAGCCTGTGCATCCAGAGCGGCAGCATCAATAGCCGCCTGCTGGGCTTGTGCGGCCTTAGCAGCAGCGTCAGCGGCAGCAGCATCAATGGCCGCTTGCTGGGCCGCTGAAGCCTTGTTTGCAGCGTCTGTAGCAGCAGCAGTGATTGCTGCTTGTTGGGCAGCGTTAGCCTTTGTTGTAGCGTCAGCAGCAGCGGCAGCAATGGCATCAGTCTTTGCCTTGGCAGCGTCTACGAGAGCTTGGTATCCAGCCTGATCGATGACATCAACGGACCAGTGGGAGATTTCCCATGTTCCAGTACCGTTGGCGTAGTCTAGGATCATTCCGGGCATGAAGTATTTGGTATTTGCCTGAACCGTGCGAGGGTCCAGAACAGTTCCGGCTCCGGTTGGGTTGCCTGTAGAGACACCCTTGTAGTAGACTACGTAATCAACCCAGTCACCAGTTGTGGCAGGCTTAGCGTTCTGCGTTACCCATTGCTGGCTGCTGTAGGAGTTGGCTCCCGATGTGTTGACGTAAGTTGTCTTGTCATCTGCAAGACCTACGAGGCCCCAGTAGAATCCACCACCAGCGGTAGATACAGACGGAGACGTGACACGAATTCGGGTGCTGAAACGGTAGACCGCTGTAGGATCGTATGCCTGCTTTCCGTTAGTATCTTCCCACCAACCGCTGACTCCGCCGCTCTTCTGAAGAGCCTTGCCACCCATGGCGCTGACGGAGGTCACGACACTAGGGATAGGCCCCTGCTTGGCAACAATACCGGTTGTGCTTGTGGCAGGGTTGATGTAGGATCGAGCAGCAGCCCAAACCTGATCAATCTTTACCTGAGACGCGTCAATTGCGGCTTGCTGAGCCGTGTTAGCCTTGTTGGTAGCGTCAGTGGCAGCAGCGGAGATAGCAGCAGCTTGAGCAGCATCCGCTTTAGCCTGTGCGGCGGTAGCAGCAACGCTGATCGCTGAGATCTTGGCGTTGTCGGACTTTACAGTAGCATCAGACGCGGCAGAGGCGATAGCATCAGCCTTGGCTTGGTTCGCCTTGCTGGTAGCATCTGTTGCGGCAGCACTAATAGCAGCAGTCTGGGCGGCAGTAGCCTTGGCCTGTGCATCTGCTGGTGCTCCGAAGGCAAGGATTTCTTCCACGGAGGACGGACGGATGTTGAACCAGTCAAAGATGATGTTCTTAGCAGCACCAGTACCGTGACCTGACCACTGGCCCATGAGGTATCCAGACATGTTTGTCCATGTACCGGTGAAGTTCGCAGGACGGCGAAGCACCTGCTGAACCCTGTACCACTTTCCGGTAACCGGGGAAGTGATGGCACTGACAAAGTTGATCTGGGTACGGTTATTGGATGCACCGGCTCCAGACCAGTCAAGAATCATACCTGATCCATCAAGAGTACCAGATACAAGGTAGAGGTCAATCTCTACTGTGAAGTACTCAAGGTTTGGAGCATGGCTAAGGATGCTGCTGAAAGATACACCGTGTTGGGCGGTGGCATCTGCTACGTTGAAACGAAGTGCATAAGGTGCACGACGGACAATGGAAGTTTCCTTGACTGCTGTACCTGACCAGAAATTGTATCCGGTTGGGTAAGTCGCTGTCCAGTCATCAAAGCTGGCGTTCAGAGAGTAGGACTGTGCGGCCATAGCTGTGTCTGCTGAACTCTGGGCAGCAGTTACCGCAGCAGAGAGGGATGACAGGGCCACCGGAGCATACATGTTGGTGACCTGAGATGAGAAGGTTGGAGAGATTGCGAACCAACCATCTCCACCTGTGATCTCAGTCCAGAGAAGATCCAGTACGTGCCATCCAGCGGACATTGTGAAGCTGATGGGGGAGTTCTGAGTGTATGCACCCTTAGAGTAGACAGTAGTGCCGTCCACGAGGATCTGAGCAGCGTCATCGTGTGTAGCAGTGACGGCAATTGTCTTACCCGCAGAGAGGTATACAATGGTGCGAAGCTGCCCAACGTAGTTGTCACCAACGGTGTTGACAAGGTTGGTTCCGTCATCTACAAGTGTAGATGTTCCGGCGAGACCAGCGATATCAAGGTACGTCGGAACAGTGGTGTTGCTCGGCATGGTCTTGTTGTACCGAGTGAACATCCACTTGTTGGGCTTGGTGTTGTCGATGTCCGTTGCAAAAGTGCTGAACAGGGACTTGTTGACTGTAGCATCCTGTGCTAGAGTCCATGCAGATCCGTTCCATACGTACGGCTTGTTCAGGTCATCTGTATCAAACCAGAGATCACCTGTGGTGTTGCCTGTGTTGGATGGCTGGTTAGGCTGGAAGTAGGTCTTGGTCTTTGCGGCAGCGACAGCAGCAGCGTCAGTGGCAACCTTGTCCGCCATTGCGGTCCAAGCGTTTCCGTCCCAGTACTTGACAACAACGTTGTTTAGACCTAGGCTGGTGTCATTCCAGACAGTCTGAGGAAGACGTGCAGAGACAGGGGGAGTGACCGACTGAGTGTAGACAACGCTCTTGGCTGCGGCAGATGCAGCAGCGTCATCGGCTGACTTTTGGGCAGCGGTTACCGCAGTAGCAGTAGAGGCAATACGGGAGTCAGCAGCTACAACCCATGCGTTTCCGTCCCAGCGCTTGACAATGTTGATGCCGCCAGTGGTGTCAACCCATGTGTTCTGTGGGAGGCGCTTGGCCGCAGCAGGCTCAGTGTCTGAGTAGATGGTCTCGCCCTTGGAGTCAGCGACGGCAGCGGCATCCGTGGCAGTCTTGTCAGCAAGAGGCTTCCAAGAGCTTGAAGCGCTGTCCCAGTACTTCTGAACAACCTTATCAAGGCCAAGAGAAGTGTCGTACCATACAGTGGTAGCGAGACGGGCCGAAACCGGAGGAACAGTTGCCTGAGTGTAGACAAGTGACTTGGAGTCAGCGGTCTGCTGAGCAAGGAATGCGTCCTGAGCCGTAACCCATGCGCTTCCGCTCCAAACCTTTAGTCTATAGTTGTTGGCAGTGTCGAACCACTGGTCACCAACCTTGAAGCCAGTTCCAGCAGGAGCAGATGGCAGGTAGTATGAAGAGTTCTTGCCGTCAGCAGTTGTCTGTGCATTACCAGCAGCCTGAGCAGCCGAAGCAGCATTGTTGAAAGCAGTGTCAGCCTTGGACTGGGCAGCAGCAGCCGCAGCAGCAGCATCCGTTGCAACTTTGTCAGTGACAACTACCCATGCGTTGTTGCTCCAGCGCTTAGGGGTGTTGCCTCCGTTGGTGGTGTCGATCCACAGGACGTTGGCGTTCTGGTCGGCAGCAGCAGGTGCAGTTGACTGGATAAGTACCTTGGACTTGGACGCAGCAATACCAGCCGCGTCACTTGCAGCCTGTGCAGCATCGTCAGCGGCTTGCTGGGCAGTATTTGCAGCACCCTGAGCAGTGTCAGCGGCCTGCTGGGCGGTGTCTGTGGCATCCTGAAGGGCTTCCAGAGCAGCATTGACCCCAGCATCCGACACAACCGATTCCATGGTCACAGAGGCGCTTCTAGCGCTCCACTGTGCTAGGTTTCCGTTGTAGTCCTCAGCCTCAAGAGAGAACTGCCATGTCTCACCGACAGGGATAACGTCCTGCTGAAGGTAGGTGAAGTCAAGGGGACGACGAATGGTACCGACTGGCTTGGAGGAGACAGTTGTGGTACCATTCATCTTGTGGCCGATGATGTTCACACATTCGAAGTCTCGGGGGAGCTCTCCGTTATTGGCGAAGAGACCATCCCAAGACACAGAAATGACTCCCGGCTTTGCAGACACAATGGGAGTCGTGGCTACAGGAGGAGGAGTGATGTCGTAGACAAATGGCTGGATGCCAAAGGAACCATCAGGAAGTTCACCGAAGATGGTCTTGACCCCAGTATCGGGATCTACAGTCGTCAGCGTCTCGCGGATGACCTGCTTACCCGCTGGGCGGGTCTCTTGTGTTTGGATTCTCTTGCGGAGATCCTTGAGTTCGCGGACAAGTCCCGTCTCAGGTCCAATGCGTCTTACTTCCATTACTGCCTCATGTGTCGTTTATGCGAATCTAGCCTCTTCTTGGAGGCTAACCTTCACGTTTGCTGTGTGATCCCCAGTCAGGCTGAGAAGTCTCATCTGAGTCTTCCCATCAGGGAGGGTGATCCATCCCTTTGTAATTACTTCTACGAGATCTCCCGGCCAGAACTCTCCAAACGGAATCTCTGTGTCACCACGGACAGTCATCTGGATCTCTCTCAGTGGACCGATGTTTGCGTCTAGGTTAGCTTTAGCGTGACTCCAGACAACATCTGGGTTCTCGCTGCTTCCTCCGTCACTGAAGGAGGTCTCAAGCATCGGATAATCCTGACTGGTGTATCGGAAATCTTCAGCAACCTTGATCATCGTCCCTTCATCCTGACCTGTACCAATCGCGTAAACACGGCTGGTTTGGTAGGTTCCGGTGGTGATCACGTTCATATCCGAAACTGATCCCTTTTCAGGGGTAGTATCCCAGACCGGAGTGAACCTCTGAGCAATTCGTGGTTCCGCATCTGTGCCGGTCCACATATCAAATGTCAACATCCCCGGACGCAAAATCCTTGGTTTAAACATTATATCAGGTCCATCGATGACGTTGGAGAGCTTGGTCAGAACGTCATCGATATTTGTGTTGGCAACGTTGAATCCTTGGTAGGTTCTTTCGTGCCCTCCGACCACATCTGGTTGTGGGTAGCTGATTGGAAGTGGACCGCCGCTGCGCCTCTGAAGGCCCATGCGGACGACCTTTCTGGCAATGCTTCCAAGGGATTCATTGTAGAAATGGATATACTCTTTCGAAATCTGATCCCAGTTTTCCCTGTAGTCAGGGAACATCTGCCGCTTGGCAAGGATGGATCGGATTCCTCCGCACGAGATGGTGACAAAGTCGAAAGTTTCAGAGGGACGTGCTAGGATGGGACCACCAACTACTGGTTTGTCGTCCCACATGAGGACGATTCCTGCCCACCATGGGGAAAGCCAGTAGTTGAGGTCAGAATCCGGAAGCTCACTCTTTCGGAGCCTCATATTGATGGATTCGGTTCCATTGAGTTCAATGGACCAGTCCATGGACTCAAAGGCGAGCCTTGGTCCAATCTGGCCTGTCGTCATCTTGAAAAGATAGGCCGACCACATTATTCAGCCGGTCCAAGGTCATCTACCATGAATTCCCCACCACGACGGCCAAAGCCTTGTGTATCAGTTCCGTAGTGCTGCCATGCAGTTCCCGGACCAACGATTCGCAGGCCACCGATTGAGACGGTGTTCCATCCCTGCGGGAGAATTGTGGTGGATTCGAACTGATAGGTTGACCATGCTTGGTGAAGTCCCGGAGTGGTGTGTAGGACGAAGTCTCCACCGAGTTCTTCTGACCTGAAGAGATAGCCGTACTCACAGTACCTACCCTGATCGAATCCAGCAGCATTTCGTGCACTCAGGACTACACTGTACTGGAATCGGACTCTGCGGTCTGTTGGAAGCCAGAACGTTCCGTACCCCTCACGGAGCAGGTTGTTGGAGAGATCACCATCGTACTTGTTCTGCCAGTAGTGCAGATTTCCCAAAGTACCACCGTATGGGATAGAATAAGCAGTGTTGCCGTAACGGACAGACGCATTTGTGCTGATCTGTCCAGCAGATGTAGTGTATCGGTCGATCTCCAGAGAGTTCGCGGGAAGAATGACCGAGTCCTTGTTTGGGAAGGCAAGAACACCAACAAGGACGTTGGAGTCACCGTTTGCCGGAGTCCTCTGCTGAACGTAGATTACGTCAAGACGGCTACCTGAAGCGGGAGCAGACTGAGCGGTTACAGTGGTCTGATCAACAGGGACCATGACGATCTCACCTGTAGCCATAGGAACAGCAGCGACACCGGATGATACAGTGTACTGCATGGAGTTTGCGCTGCGTGTGACTGTCAGTCCGCTGATAACTCCTTTAGAGTAGAGTCCGCCCCAGACTCTACGAACATCTGCGGATGTAGTTCCAGATGTTACACCGCCGCTTTGGTTTAGTGTGGCATCAACGCCCCAACCTGAAGTCATATGTCATTCCTCGTTTTTCTAGATAAAAGTATCTCTATAAATTATATCACACCAGCCTGAAGCGGCCTGTGTGGGCTTGAACTGTGGGAGAAGTGAATCCTGTGCCGGAATGGAGAACCACTGGCGATCTGAGAGGTACACGGATCGGTCGTTACCGTTCTGAAGTGCGACTCCTCGCTCCATATCGATCTCTACCGGAGAGCTACGAGTAACAGCACCTGTGTATGTGACCTTCTTGTCCCATCCATCGGTGATTGTGAATCCAGCAGTGTAGTCACCAGTCACAATAAACTTGGGCCACGAAGGAGTGTTTCCGTTGTTGACAATCTGCGGGGCGTAGACAGAAACATCCAGAGGATTGTAGTTCAGAGGGTATGTCAAGGTATACTTCAGACCACCGCCAGCGCTTGTTGTCGCACCAAGGGTAGCCCTCCTCTCCTCTCCATAAATGAAGGGGTTAGGGGCGTACAGTTCCATTCTGAAGGCAGCGAAGGTATCCCCTAGCTGTACCCATGATGGTGTGTTCTCGGGACCTACCGTAGAATATCGTGTAGACGCACCCGTCTCCACCTTGATTGAGACATAGTCCCTTTCACCGAACATCCCCATGAGGTTGTCCCTCATGCGCTGAAGCTCTCCGCGACTGGTTGCCACCGCAGTTCCTGAGATGGCAATCAGACGGGCAGCAATGGTGTGAGGTTCCACAAAGTCACCGTTACTGACGGGACGGGCGGTAGCTGACCTTCTGGTAGCTGATCCGTCGTCCCATCCCGTCAGAGCGGTAGGGTCTAGAATGTATTGACCAGCCTGCTCGGCTGATTTATAGGATTTGAACAGCAGCTTATCATTGAGCGTCACTACGATTCTGTCATTTTTCAAATACATTGCTTAGCCTAAATACTAGTGGAAAGTCTCCAGTACAGTTCATCCATGGAAGCCTTTGCGATCTGCTTCTCATCGAGTCCCTGTGACGGGTGGACGTTGTAGTTTACGATGGTTGCCGTTCCCGATGCAGGAGTAGCTGGTGCGGACATGACGTATGCCTCAGACTTAGCCCTTGCGCTGAACGGTGAAGATGTGTTAGGCTGAACCGACTTCATGATTCCACCGCTAGCAAACGAAAGCTTCTTGACAAGAGTGAATCCGAACATATCGGCTACCTCATCGAGAATCTTCAGCGAGCGGGGGCGCTTCATCTTGCCCAAAGGAATGTATGCCTCGCCACCGGTCTCCGGCTCACTCCACACTCTAAACGGAGTCTGTCCGCGAGAGATCTGAGCTACGTGGTTCTCAAATCCACCGCCAGCGTATGCATTCACCTTAGGAAGCGTGATGCCACCGTTAGCGTAAGTCTGAACTCCTGCTCCATTAATGATACCACCATGTGCAAGCTGGATTCCAAGACCACGGGCAATGTTCCTCACGTTGTCATCAATGAAAGCAAAGATGTTGAAGGACTTGTCACCGATCTTCTTGCTATCAACATTGTCGATCTTCCTAGATGCATTATCATTTGCATCAAGGTTGGTCTTGAATGTCTTCTGGCCGAACGTGGTACCTGTGATGGTTGCGTTGTTGTGGACAGCCATGAAGGGGCTATTGTTCGCGTCAATGGTTGACTTGAAGTTTGTGCCCGCGAAGACGTTACCGCCTGCGTTGGCAATGGCCTTCTGTCGTTCAAAGGCAGCAGTGTCGGAGTCCATTTTGGATGTGTAGGTCGTTCCTTGGAATCCTTGACCCGCTGCGTCTGCTGCACCCTTGGCTTGCGTGAACAGCGAGTAATCTGCCGCCATCTTGGAGGAGTAGGTGACCTCAGAGAACAGTCGTCCTTCCTCATCAGCCTTCTTCTTAGCGTCAAGGAACGCAGCGTTATCTGAGTCCATCTTGGAAGTGAAGGTCTGCTTACCGAAGTCGTCTCCGGCCTTCTTGGCAGCTTCAACCTCTGGTCCGGTAAGGTTCAATGCTGTAAGTTCAGCATCGTACTTTCCGTCAACCACCGTCATAAGCTTAGCAAGAGCGGCTGTACGTCCACCCTCAGTAGAGTCAAGCACCTTCAGCATGGCTTCGTACTTGCCATCCTTGAAGCCGTTGGCAATACCTGTGGCCTTCTCGATAGCAGCCTTAGCCTGATCCGGAAGAACCTTCAGGGTGGCTTCGTAGTCACCCTTTACGAACAGGTCAGTAGCAATCTTGAGCGCACCGACCTGACGCATGGCCTCTTCAGCACCTTGCACCGAGATAGAAGACTTGATATCCTTAGGAACCAAGTTGAAGGTGTCGATGATCCCCTGAATCTGCTCGGGGTTGAATCCGAGATCCTTCAGGTTCTGGCGCAGAGCGTCGATGGCAGGCTGCATTGCAGTCAGCGCGGCCCTCTGGACCTCTTCACCCTTCTTGCCTTCTGCAAGAGCCTTGTTGATAGCCTCAGCGCCAAGCTGCTGAATACCGTCAACCTGAATCTCAAGAGCAGAGTGCAGATCCGCACCGGCCTGCTTGGTGAAGTCAAAGCCCTTACCAACCTCAAAGAGGCTTGGAAGGAGGATTCCTTCGTTGGCCTTTACGATGTCTTCGATACGGCTCTTGGTGTCGCGCAGAGACTGCTGGTAACCCTTCTGTCCGAGGTTTGCCTTCTCCTGATCGGAACCGACAAGACGCATGTTCTCCTTGAGTGCACTGAACTTGTCTGATACACTGCTGGTAGAGCTTGCGAGGATGTCATAGTTCTTGGACAGAATAGCAGCTTCAGCAGAGTTGACTCCAGTCACCTTTGCTACCAGCTTAGTCTGCTCTTCAGCCCTCTGAAGTTCCTTAGCCATATCTTCGGCCTTGGTCTTCGCGTGCTCAAGAGAGTTAGCCATTCCGTTAGCATCTTTGATGCTTAGACCCGTGAGCGCGTCTGCACTCATGTCTAGGGATTCGGCAAGCTCCTTGGAAGTCTGCTTACCGGTCCTGAGGTTATTGATAACCTCTCCCATACCCTTGAGGTACTTATCACGGGCACCGGGATCAGACATGGTGTCATAGTACTTCTTGGTGTCCACCTTGAGGTCACTAAGAGTCTCAGTAACAGACTTTGACCTCTGGACGAAGCCACGAACAAAGTCATCCCAAGCATCAGTGTTGCCGTCAAAGAGTGACTTCAGCATCAGGCTCTTGGTCAGACCAGTCATCTTACCGGTCTGCTTGTCCAGAGAATCCGAGAACGCATCGATACGGGCCTTGGACTTTGCCTGTGCATCAGCAATGGCAGTAATCGCGGCTGTAGCTCCGGCAATTGCCAGACCCCAGCCACCACCAAGAGCGCTCAGGAGGCCGCTACCGGCCCACTTTGCGGTAGCACCGGCTAGCTGTCCTACAGCGCCAGCAGCAGTCCCAGCGGACCTTCCAAGGTCTGCAATAGGGGCAGCAGCGATTCGAACCGCAGAGGCGATTCCGGAGAAGTGTCCCTTGACCGCTTCGACAGCAGGCTTGAAATTTTCAGCGACAGCGGAGCCAGCACGACGCATGGTGTCGGTGACCTGTGATGCAGCGTTGGACGCGAACGTTCCCATTCCGGAGAACCCACGGCCCAGTGATGCTGTCATGTTGGAGGCTACGTTGGAGAGATCTGCACCAGCGTTACGGAACGCGGCTGAGATGTTTCCACCGATTCGTTCAGCAGCGTTCTTGAACTTGTCAGCCATAACACCAGCCTGTATGCTGGCAGCAACAGCAATGCTGGAGAACGCAGCACGAGCAGGTACCGTCATGGTGTTGATGGCGGAACCGATGTTCTTAGCCATGTTCTGGACGTGTCCAAGGGCAGTCTTTGCACCTGTCAGTGCAGCATCTGCCATTGTTACGAACGGAGCAGTCAGCGGGTGAACAGCAGCAGCAAGCACACCAGCGTTGAATGCCTTAGCCATTCCTTCACGGATGGTGTTGAACGCAGCACCGGCTTTTGCAGCCATGCTTCCGACAGCAGAAGCAATTGCCGCTGGAGCAGCCTTGATGGCGTTTACAGCCGCTCCAATACCATTTCCAATGCTCTCAAGGTGCTTGGAAGCGTAAAGAGCCTGAGTGGAGATGACATCCTTCATCTTCTGCATAGCGTAGCCAACAGCAGGACCAGCAATGGTCTTGGCAACGTTTGCAATGCCGTCAGCGACCTTCTGACCAGCGTAGGCAAGAGTCTTAGCTACTTCTCCCGGAAGGGCCTTGAGAGCCGGTCCTAGGAGGCTTGCAGGGAAGACAGAGGCAATGGACTTGCCGATGGCAGCAATCTTGTCCTTGGCAGCGGTGAAGTATCCCGTGTAGATACGGGCAACTTCCATGAGCTTTGAGCCGACCTGACGGAAGCCATCACGGACTTCCTGAGGGAAGAGCGCTTCTCCCATGGCAGCACGCATCATGGAAGCGAACTCCTTGGCAGGAGCCGCGAGTTTCTTCATCTGATCGCCAAGCTGGCTGAAGGACTTCTTGAATCCTTCACCGATGGCAGCAGCAGTGTGCTGAGTCATCCAAGCCATCTGCCTGAAGGCGTTGCCTACAGCACCGACAGCCACAGACGCTGATCCGGCGAGTCCGGAGAAAGCTGTCCTGACAGCGCCTAGTGACGGATTTGTGTTCCACTTCTGAGACAGTGAGTCACGAAGGTTAGTAATCCCGTCCTTCATCTTCTGAAGAGGGCTGACCGAGTTCTTCAGCGGACGGTCAAGGAACTTCAGGACGGCTAGGAAAAGACCAAAGCCCATGATAACATTGCGTAGAACCTCTGGCAAGGCAGCGAAGCCTTCCAGAAGTCCACCGACAGCCTTAGCGACTCCGACAACAATTGGAGCGATAACTTCAAGGATGTTCTGAATGAAGATGTTGAAGACCGGGATGACATCCATGATGCCATCCTTGAGCGCTTCAATTACCTGCTGTAGAGTAGAGGTAAGCTTGACAAAGCCCGGAGCCATGTTGACAAACAGAACACCAGCGATATCACCGATATCACCGATGATCTTTCCAACGTCCTTGAAGGCAGGCTTCATGTCTTCCATGGCCTTGCGAGCGCCAGCCATGGCATTGATGATACCTGCGCCCAAGTCCGTTCCATCAAACATTGCAGCAATGTTGGAGGAGAGCTTACCGCCAACCTGTCCTGCAAGGTGTAGGAATCCGGAGAGAGCTACAGAACCCTTGCTGACGACATCCTTGATGTCCTTGAAGCCTTCACTGAGAGCTTGTGTACCAGCACGGGCACCCTCAAGGACCGTCACCAGCTTAGTCTGGAACGGCTCAGAGTTGATTAGACCGGCGAAGTTCTTCATGCCGTTGTTGAGGTCAGCTAGGCTCTTGCCTCCTGCCTTTGCGGCAGCGTGCGAAAGACCCTCAAAGACATCAACGGCAGATGTGGTGATAGACCACAGGTTCTTCATGTTCGCTTCGGCCTGAGTGATCCACGTGTTCATCTCTCCACTCTGGGAGACACGGGTGGCCCAAGCATCGAACTTGGTGGCAAGGTTAGTGAGGTTGGTCCCGTAGCGCTCAAGGTGCTTGGAGCCAACAAGGGTGATAGTTCCTAGGGCATCAAAGAATGGCTTTGCAGCGCCGGAGGCAGCAGCGAGGCCCTTGTTGATGTTACCGAACACTACATCAAGGTTACCCTTTTCCGCAAATTCTTGGAAAGACTTGAGAGCGCCTGTTACAAACTTGGCTGACTCACGGGAAGATCCTTGGAATCCTTCCTTGATCCTGTCAAAGGCAGGCTTCATGAAGTCCTGAATGGACGTTCCCATAGTCTTCCAGAACTCAGCCTGTGAGGACTTACGGAGTTCTGATCCTAGGCCCTTCAGAGACAGTGCAGCAGCCTGTGCTTCTTTCGGAAGCTTGGCAAGTGCCTTGGAAGCCTTCTTGGGGTCCTCATCAAGTGCCCCTGCAAAGTCCTTCCACCCCATAACCATAGAGGCCACACCCACACCGAAAGCGGACATGACAGCAGGCGCAACAGAGAGGAGTCCGACGACCTTAGTAACGTCGGCTCCGACTGTGAGAACGTTGGCACTGGCTGTGAGGGCGGACGCGGCAATAGAGCCGAACATCGTTGCAACCTTGGCACCTGTGAGCAGGAGTGATTCAAAGTTGGCTAGGATGCCAGTAATAGAGGCCCTGACCTTGTCAGCAGGGATGGCACCCATGATGGAGTATCCGATGCCTCTGAAGGCTTGCTGAAAGTCTTCCGGGATCTCGATATCCGGAATGATGCTGACTCGCCTGCGTCGTGAGAGTACAGAGAGTTGCGCCTCAGCCCTAGCTGTGTTAGCATTGGCAGTAACGGTTGAGGGCATCTCCCTGTACGTCTCACGGACGGCTTGCAGGGCGGTGTGCATCTGGGATGTATCGGCAGTTGCTACCGAGTGAAGCGGGTTGTCCTCGTAAAGCTGGTGAGCTTCCGCGAGCTTGTCAACAACGTGTGAGTCGTCAACTTCAACTGCTACCTTGAGAGGATTTTTCTTGAGTTCAGCACGCAGTTCCGCAATCTTTCTGCGGACAGGTTCTAGGTCAACTTCGGCCTTGATTTCAATGATCGGGTCTTTGACCTTCTTCATTGCGTCGTCAATGTCGCGCTGTAGATTACGATCTAGAGCGCGGATATCAACATAAGCTGATCCAATGATTGCCAAAGCGGTCTCCTAGTTTACTGCATCGGTGCTATTCCCCAACCGCCAAATCCTTCGTCGGTTGCTTCGTCATAGACACCGGGAATGTATCCCTCAATGTCCTTATACGGTGAGTCGTCTGCCTCCATGAGGTATGATTTGTCAAGGTGCTTTCGAATCTTGGTCAAAGAATCGTGCACTTCCGCATCCCGTATAGCCTCTTCGACTAGGATATCGTCTATGATATTGAAAGACCTGTACTCATCCAGAGTCTGGAAGAGTTTCAACAGATCGACCCCTTTACGGAGGTGGTGGCCGTCAATATACGACCACCACTTCAGAAAATCGCGTCCTACTGCTAGGACGCTGCCGTAGGGCGCGAGGCGCGTTCCTCCACAAGGTGTGCTACGATTTCAGAAAGGTGCTCAATCTTGACCTTGTTCTTGGGGTCACGAATGATCTTCTGGAACTTCTTACCGTTTTCCTCATCAAAGGAGTCCTTGAGGTAAGTGTTGATTGCGCTAGCAGTATCGGAGGAGCTATCGCTGCCAGAATTGGCGATAAAGTCAAGGAGTACGGCTCCGGGAACTTCTCCCAGTGCCTCAACAGTCTCTCCGGCTACGTCGAACTCAATGGGTTCTACAACGGTTTCCTCAGTTTCGGCAACTGGGGCGGCGAAGGACTTGATTTTGCGTGAAGCGGCCATGTGTGGCTCCTGTGTCGTTATTTCGTATTGCGTCAGATGACTTTTCGTAGGTTATCCGTCAGGTACTTGTTAGGTCTTGTACCGGGATGACGCACAACTTTTGCATACACTATTCTACCACGAGAATAAAACCTCAATGTTTGGGCACGTCTCGCGGCAATGATGTGGGGGCGCGTTCCCTCATGATGCATGAAGGCAACTCGGTTGTCAGATCCCACGAAAGCAACCAATCCACCACCGCTATTTACCACGCGGTAGTTGATGGAGTTGCGTAGCGCTCCGGTTTTGTATCCGGCCTGCGCTTTGGCAAGGATCTTGAGCTTGGCAGCAACGATGGTAAGATAGCGTCCCACCATTTCATCGGGATGGTTGACCATCCGCTCGTATGCTGCATGATCCATTACCCATTTCATTACAGACCAAACTCAACCGTATTGGTCACAGCAGTGGCTGTAACGGACAGAATCATGGCTTGGTAGTCTCCGGATAGGCTTCCGGCACTTACGTCCACCATAGCGCCTCCTAGCTGGTTGTCAGCGGCTCTCATGCCAGCATCCAGCAGGAGCATTGCGTCTTTCATCTGCGTTCGTGCGACATCCGACTGCTTGTCATCCGGAACCAGTGCAACCTTAGCGTTCACGATGGGGTAACGGCTTGGTGTCAGGGTCTCCGGGATGGTAGCATTGGAGTTGATGGTCGGAACGTGCCGAACAACTTCAACGATGAATACGGCGCTTCTCGGGGTATTGCATTTTGCAGGCTCTTGTGCCTGATTTCCGGGGAGGCCGGAATAGCCCTGCTCAAAGGAAACGGTTACCTGCTCACAGTTGTGGGCAGTTTCACCGATACCACCAACAGCGAGGTACCGCTTCGTTGGAAGCGGTACCCCGTGATCTGCATATGTGGAAACGATGGTATCCATGAGGAGGTCAGCTATTTCTACGAATTCCAAAGGATTGATCATAGCTTCCTCAGATTGTTATTAGTCGATGATGGCGTTGAGCTTGGTGATGAGTGTGGAGCGCTTCTGGTTGTCTTCTTCATGAGAAAGAGCAGCCTTGGCGCGGTCTACATCTTCGCCAACCCATGCAAGGACATCCTTGGCTGAGCTATCGGGAACCTGTAGTTCCTGTACTTCTGGCTCAGCAGGGGCTTCAACCTTAGGAGCAGGGGCTTCCGCCTCTTCCTTCTTGAATTCCTTGGCGTATTCGGTTACGGGGTACACTGGTGCATAAGGATCGATATCGCTCATTAGTTTACTCTTTCTCCTCTCGGTCTGTCTACCGAGAAGACTTTGGGCCTCTTTTTGGCCTTGTTAGGATTTACTGCGGCAAGGAAAAGGTCAACTTCATAGATGCCGACCTTTCCGTTCTGAAGAAAGTCACTGGTGTCAAAGTTCACCTGTACACCCTGACGGGAGACAGATGAGACACGCTCAGGAAGGGCACACTCAGGAGATCCCATATCAGCTAGGATGAATTCATTGGCGAGCCTCAGTGCTGCGCGTTTCCCTGCTGAAGGAGGAGGAGTTCCGTAGGTGTATGTGATGGACAGTTCGGTGAGGGAATCCAGTACCCAAGGAAGGGACTGCTTCCGTACGATATAGGCGTTGTTCCGTAGGCTGTACTCACTGGGATCAAGAAGTGCTCCCATATATTCGACACTCTGGATGGATCGGACAGGGCTGTGCCGTAGCCTTAGGTTACGGACTCCGTCATAGGATCTCGGGAGGTTGTAGATGTTGCCGCCAACCAGAGCGGGAGTGACTGCAACTGACAACCCAGCATCTGAGGAGTAGACCTCAGTGGTGGTATGAATCCCGGTGTATTTTTCAGCAGAGAGTTTGAACAGAATCAAGCTGGCAAATTCAACGGCAGACTGTGAGTATGGACCCGCAGGGTCTATAGTTTCGGATGCACTAATCCAAAGGTTAGTCATTTAGTCTCCAATGTTCGCTTCTTCCAATTATATCATAGGCTACAAACACGACTGGCTGGCCTCAACGAAGAGACCAGCCAGTGGTATTTATGTGGTTGTAACTTACGTTACAGCTTGGTAGCCAGTTCCCGCAGGGATGGAAGTGGTACGTGCGTAAGCAACTGGAGCGTCAGAGGCGAACGGCCACAGTGGAGCGGCAGGGCCGTCTCCGAAGTTGGCGTTTCCAACAGCCCAACCTTCAAAGCTTGTAGCCATAAGGTCGTTCTGGATTGCACGCTCTCCAGCCATGTGCATCTGTGCGTATGGGAAGACGAACTGCCAGTATGGGTTCACAGCAGCCTGACGGCCACCGATGTTCGCAATAGCCCAAACTTCAATACCAACACCGTTAGGTGTAGCATCGACACCAACAAGTGGGGCCTTCCAACCGACAGACTTTCCGCCTGCGGAGAGTAGAGTACCACCGGCAATCATTTCGGTGAACTCGGGATCGGGGTCACAGAGAGCAATGCTCAGTGTAACACGCTTGAGAGTATCTGGGGAGCGCCAAGTAGCACAGGTTGACCCGTCTGCTGCCTTGGTGGTAAACTCTTCACCAGTCTCGTATTCTGGGGTGAAACCAAGAGAGACGAACTTCTTGGTAACGTATGATGCGCTTGCTCCGACTACGGGTGCTCCGGCTGCATCCAGTCTTGTTAGACGGATCGCCACACCCGCTACTGCGGAAGCGTTGTCTTGAGCCATGGTTTATCTCCTAATTATGCGTAATCTAGTGTTAGATCAATGAGTACTGCGTACGAGTCAGTGGTAGCCCAAGTAACTGCTGCGGGACGGTCAGCGTAGTATTCGATCTCATTGATACGAATGTTCACTGCCTGATTGAGCTTCTGTGGGGTAACTGTTGTTGGTCCGAGGCGGACTGATACAGGGCCTGTGGCATACATCCATGCCTTGCCTGCCGCTGCTGGTTGACCGTTCGGACCCTTCTTTGAGTATCCGACACCGGCCACTACGGGAGTGCCAAGGCTGGTCCTGAGGGTCTTGCCGTCAGCCTCCAGACGGAGCGCTGATGCGACATCTCTAGGAGCGTGGATGACTCCTTGGAATCCGATGGATGCGTTTGCAATGGCCTGCTCCAGAAGAGCCAGACCATACTGAACCTTCACACCGGTTCCCGGAGTTGGGGTGACATCTACAGATTGTGCCGAAGCAAGCCATCTGTTATTATTGTCAGATGTTAGAGAACTTGCGATCCCGCCGTCCCAGAATTCCGCCTCAATGGCCTTCTGAGTCACGATGTCAAGAGCATTCTTCGCGCTTGCCTCAACATCATCCGGGTTGGTTCCCATAGTGGAAACCTTGACGGATGCCTGAATGTCAAACGGGAAGTAGATCTTGAAGTGCTCTTTGTCGTCCGTGTTATCAATAACAGTTACGTCAGTGGCAGAGCCGATTCCGAAGATGGAACCGTTCTTTACCACTACACCAGCATCTGCCGCTTCATAGGTGATCCCTGAAGTCCAGAAGCTTTCACTTTCGTTGTACGTAGTGGTAGCTGGACTCAGAATACCGAAGGGGGCGACCTCAAGTCCCGCTGTGGGGACTAGGGTTGTGTTACTGCGTGCCATGTGATTCCTTACTGATTAATTCTGAGTCCAGCTACTTTTACTGATATGATTTTGACTAGCCTGCGACCGCTGTGGTGCCGGAGCTAGAACCCTTGATTGCGAGCTTGGAGGTAACGCGTAGGGACTCTACACCGACCTTTGCAACGCCTTCAAAAGTCTCAAGGAAGATTTTGTAATCGTTGGTGCCGTTGAGTGTTGAGTCACGGACGAGTCCGAGGTCAAGCACACCGCCTTCAAGGAATACGAAGGTGCCCTCAGAGAAGAGGTACCAGATCAGTTCCTTGGGGAATCCGAGAAGTGCACCCGGAGCCTGCTCACCGAAGATCTGGCCTGTTTCGCCATCGATGAACCATGAAACGTTGATGTTACGAGTAGCGAACCACTTGTTGATCTCGGCTTCGCCCAGGTTGAAGGTACCGTCGCGTCCGTCACCCGGAAGCTGCTTGGTCAGGTCAGCGCGGAGCGCGTTCTTGAACCACTCAGGGAAGAGTACGCGGAGCGGAACCTTAGGATCAAGGCGGTAGCGTGAGCGGTAAGCTGTAGCAGCCTGCTCAAGCTGGACGAAGATGTCACGAGCAGCGCCAAGTTCAGCGTCAGCGGTAACTGGGGTGGAGAGAGCACCAATGCGGGTAAGCAGGCGGATCTCAGCGAAACGTGCGTGCTGAACCATTCCAAGCTCGGTGTGACGCTGGACAAGCTCAGGGTAAGCGCGAGCGCCTAGGTTACCGAAGGTAAGGCAGAGCGGAATAGCGTCGGTGTAGACGGTAACTTCAGTACCGGCTGCAACACGGAGGCATGGCTTGACAGGGTTCGGGCCGTCTGGGGAGGCAGCGTCGATGTCATCCTGCATGGTCCATACGGAGACAGCGCCCTCAAGGTCAGAGAGCAGCGGTGGGGTCATGAAGCGAAGGCCACCACGATCAGCACCGAAGACCGCAAGAGCGTCCTTGACGGGGCGGACAGAGGTCTCGCCAAGCTCAAAGATGTCCCAAGAAGTCTCAACCGGAGCGGTAAGACCACCGGCAGCAACGATTGCTTCAGGAGAAACAACAGCGTTGATCTTTGCGCGGTTACCCTCAACGTCATTGCTGAAGAGCATACGGTTGTCAGGGAAGGACGTGGAGAAGGTAGCAACAGTGTGCTGTTCGCCGTCGCCACCGGAAGTGCGGCCCATGCCGTGCTTACGGGAAAGAAGCGCCTGAGCAACTTCCTTGAGGCTGGACAGTTCAGCACCTGCTGTGATACCCTGAAGGTCAGCACCAGCGGTAATGGTTACCGGAGCAGAGACCTTGAGAGATGCAGGACGTAGTTCTGCTGGAGCTTCGAATGCAAGCTCATTTGGTGTGTTAGAGGCAGTCACAGGTTCCTCCGAACTTTCTGTGGTAGAATCTTCTGTAGCAACTTCTGCTACTGTTTCAATGGGGGTTTCGGTGGCGCTTTCAGCCTCCGGAGCTTCTTCGATAGCGGCTTCAGACTCGACTGGCTCTTCAGCGACAGCTTCAGCAACTGGTGCTTCAACTGGTTCTGATGCTGAGAACTCAGCTACAGCTTCAACTACAGGTTCGGACGCTTCTTCGATTTCAGTCTCTGAGAACTTCTCCAGATCCTTCTTCTTCTTTTCTGCGTCTGCCTCTTCAGGAGACTCTTCAGTCTCTTCCTCAGGGGTTCCTTCAGCAGGGGCTGGTTCGGACTTCTCCTCTTCAGGAGTTTCCTTCTTTTCCTCTTCTGGTGTTCCCTCTGCGGCTAGTTCCTCAACGGGAGCCTCTTCTTCAGTGGCACCTTCATCCCCCTTGAAACGGGAGATGGCAGCTTCTGCGGCAGTTGCCAGTTCTTCTGCCTCTGCTACTCTACGAGCCTGCTCTCCGGCGACAACGTCGTTGGCATCAGCGAGTTCGTTCATAGCGTCAACAGCGTCACGAGTCGGGCTGTCTCCAACGGAATCAGAAAGCGTACCGAACTCGGTTGCAATCGATTCCTGTAGAGCCTGTAGTTCTTCCGGGCTAAGATCGGCTAGACGATCAAGATTTTCACGGATGGAATCCACAAGTCCCTCCTTTGTTTATGATTAGGGTGAACCAGAGCGGTTCAGCGAAATAATTAGTCCTGCGGCAGAAGGTCAGCCATCTATATGACCAAGCTTTAAAAGTATGACTCTATTGTATCACGATTTTTAGGCATGTGCGTAAAAAGTTTGACAAGCAGTCATGCTTGTGATAGACGGCAAAAGGCCCCTCCGGAGAGGGGCCTCTGACCTTATCGGTTGAAGCGAGCGCGAAGAGCTTCCACCTTGGCGGATAGCTCAGTCTCGGCCTTCTTCTGTGTAAATGCAGCCATACGCTGACGTGCAGCTTCAGCCTTGGATGCTAGTTCAGCATCACGGGAAGCCAGTACAGCAGACATACGGTTACGAACAGCAGCAACGTCGGCAGAAAGTGTTGAGTTTTCAATCTTGTTGATGCGGCTTTCCAGATCTTCAATCTTTGTGCTCTCACGAAGCTCAGCAAGATACGCTGCACCGGCAGCAACAAGTGCTCCGGGAACGCCTCCTGAGGCTGTGATAGCGCGTGCAATCGGGAATCCGGGTACGTTTACCTGACATACAGCAACAAGCTCCAGACGGCCATTGATGGGCCTCCAGTCACCTGATGGGGATGATGCACGGAACGCACGAATCTGAGATGGTGTAACATCGGGACGGAGCGCTCCAGCTACCCAGATACCAAACGCGTCTTCACCAGCGATAACGTCTGCAACGGCAGATGCTGTGTCATCGTAGTGCTTGACTGCTTCTTCAGCGGAAGCTTGCAGGGAAGCGTGTCCACCGGCTAGAGTTAGCTGTCCAACCTGAATGTCACCTTCATCCGTGCGAAGCTCTCCTGTGCGGAAGTATGCGTACTTGGATGCTGAGCGAGGAGGCTTGACACCACGGCCCATACCGATGTGGGAAGTCGTCCACGATGCAATGTGTCCGAATACCTTGCCCTCATCTGTGATGGTGAGTGGTGTAGCCTGTGTCAGGCCGGGATCTTTGAACCAAGCCTTAGGTGGTACGATAGGTGCTGCGGAAGCGGCTAGAGCAGCCAACTGGTACTCAAAGTCTTCCGGTGTCTCCTCGTAGATTCCTTCAGGCAGGGGTGCCTCTTCGAAATCCAGAGATGGCTCTTCTTCAATCATGATAAAGCACTCCTGAAATGCTGGTTTTGGTACGATAGTGATACCCATCAGTCGTGCAGATTCGACTACGATCTTTTCATTCTTGATGGAGTTCTTCTTTGCGGCCTTTTCAGCCTCTTCTTTGGTATCAAAGACTTGCTCTTCTACCTCAGCTTCAAACTTGTCAAGGTCAACGGAGACTCCCCTGAGGAATCCTCCACGAACCATGCGCTCAGCTTCACGGCCAAAGGGACCGACATCAAAGACACCACGCACATTTCCCAGTCCGTTGTCAAGACGCTCGACCGAATCAATGCGTCCAACAACTACAGAGCCATCGTGACCGTTTCCGGTCTTGATCTGCCACATCAGGGGTAGCGGAAGCTCACGGGTTGTGATAGAGTTCTTCTTGAAGGAACGTTCATCACCTGAGGCAAGCTCTTCAGGCACAGCGAGAGGGATAATGAAGCGAGAGCCAGATGACTCAACAGCGGAAACATTGAGAGGACCGAACTCGGTTCCCTCTTCTTCCGCTAGGAGGCGTGCAGACGCTGCTGCTGATGCCACCATGGCTTCCGAATAATCTAGGGACTTGATGAGATCTTCATCAAGCTTAGGCATAATCTTCACGGCTTATTTCTTTCTTCTCGGGACGTACTGCCCTGTTGCGCGGTCGTGAGTAATGTTGCTCACTCCAAAAAGTTCTTGGTGCAGGCGCTGAGCGAGTCCCCATGCCCTCTGTGGTCCGACGTACTTAGACAGGTGCCTGTGGGCGCGTGTCAGGTCTCCCGGAGTTCCCCAGCGGATCTTGAGCGCTCCCTTGCCGTGCTTCCAGTAAGCCTTGAGCTTGGCAACGTTCTTGAAGTCAGATGGAGTGTCGGCAATTCCGGGAACACCGGATGCGACAATGATCTCACCAAACTCACCGTAGACAGTCTCAGCAGCGGAGATCTCTCCAATTTCGGCAAGAGTGAACTGCCTCCAGTCGGCAGGAACTAGGTCCATACGGTTCAGAGCACGGGCACGCTTACGGATGTGGGCCTTGACAAGGATGTCGGGAGCGGCACCAGCGGCTACAACAGCATCTCTTAGTGATAGTGTATCAATAATAGCATATGAGCCATCAGCCAGAGAGTATCCGGAAGCCGCAATTGGGACCTCACCCGCCTGTGGAGCCTCTTCAGCAGTAGGTGCTGGAGTGGTATCCTTGCCCTGATCGTGAGCGTCAATCTGTGACAGAACGGTCTTGACAGGTTCGGGTACGTCAAGCTCAACCACAGGAGGCGGTGTAGCTCCCTGAAGGATCGTGAGAGTGTCAGGGCTGGCCTGCCATGTCATCTGAGAACGGATGTACGCGGAAGGTGCTCCCTGAACCTTGACGATGGCGATAGCATCCATGACGGCTGACTTGTCAACCTCGTCAACGATAGCGAAGTACAGAGCCTCATCTGTTGGACCTGTAGCAGCGTCCTCAACGGCCTGATCTTCCTCAGTGTACTCTGGGTTAGGGCTGTCTGCTGTCGGCTCTTCTACGGGCGCTACAGGCTCAGCAGCCGCTACGACAGGTGCTTCAGCAGCAGTGGCTAGCCACTCCGCGATACGTGCAGCAGGATTCGGAACCAGCGGAAGTGCGACTGGAAGGCGTGCCTTCTTGACAGCGGCTTCCTGTGCTGGAGCTTCAGGCTGGTCCGGAGTCTCACCAAACTTTCCACCGGCTCCACGACGCTGCTGCTTGGCGTTCTGAGAACGCTCAACAGGTGTATATTCACCGTCACCAACCTGACCGGCAGCAATGATGCTGAAAGTACGGTCAAGTTCTTCATAGTCTATCTCAGAATCAGCCAGCGTGAACAGGTTGCGCTCTTCCGGATCTGTGTCCAGAATGTCAAAGTCTTCACCAGTCTTGCAGTCGATCCACTTAGCAAAGGAATCTGCGGTCATCTCATCGATGGGGATAAGCTGTGGCTCATCGACATCCTGAATGTCAAGACCTTCGACAACAGCAAAGCCTTCGTCACTCCAAGAGTATACGATTCCGGTCTCATAGTCTACAGCAAGCATGCTGTGAACTAGGGTAGATCCTGAATCCCTGCCGACAGCAAAGTATGCCATGACATCGTCATCAAAGGTGTACTTAGGGTGTCCCAGATCTGCATCCTCGCGGATGGAGAACTCTGCGGAAGGCTCTTCTACGATCTTTGAAGCCCACTTGCGGCCCTTGAATCCACCACGGATACGCTCATCGATAGAGCGGTCAGCAAAGAACTGGTGAACCCACTTTACGTCTTCCAACGATACAGTATCGTCATTTGCCAGACGGGTTGCAACCTGAAGCTCATCGACGGCAAAGGCCCAGTCGTGGGAGTTTAGTGTGCTCTGGATCTCAGCCTTGACAGCCTCAGGAACACGGTAAGGCTTCTGCTCACCCGATGCGGTCACGACAGGAGCGGTCTCAGCTTCCTGACCTCCGGCACCCGGAGCAGGACCAGTTCCCGGAACAGGAGCATCGGCACGCTTAGCGTCACCAAAGATCTCCTCATCGGCCATCTGGTCAAAGTCATCCTTAGCGTCCTCACCGTAGAGACCAAGGCTGCGGCCTGCGGGAGCGAAAAGCTGGTAGACAACAGGGCTGGAAGGCTTACGTGAGCGCTCTTCCTCTTGGGTTGGCTCTGAGCCGTCTTTGACCTGATTGTCCGTGCCCTGTGCTTCGTCTTCGAATTCGTTGGACTCGTAGGACGCGGCAAGAGAATAGCCGTCCTTGCGCTCGATTACAGCTTCTCCGTGCTCTTCCATGATGGACTTGAAGTCATCAGAATTGAGAGCCTTAGAGAACTTGTCGGCCTTGATGCGCTTGCCGTCAGGGGGAAGCGTAGCCTTAGAAGCAAGAACACGGATGGCGCTTGCAGGAAGAATCTTCTGCGTGACAGATCCGTCACGGTTCTTCTGGTCGATGTACGCTTTACCATCTACAACACTGGTAACAGTACCTGACTGCTCTGCACCGTCTCCACGGTAACGGACTTTGGCTCCAAGGGAGATCCAGCGTCCAAATCGGTCTCTGAGTTGCTTCTTGGCTTTGGTGCTTCTCCAGTGGTAGTCGTTTGCCAAAGTGTTCGCCTTCCAAGGATAGGTCATGCGGGAGTGTTGGAACTCCAGACCCCTACAAAATTTTACAGTTAGCTACAAGTATACCATGAGAGAAGCCCGTGATGATTGACATCACGGGCTTCTCGTGTTAGGTTAGTCCACGTCGTCCATTAGGACATCAGCGAACTCATTTTTGGTTCGATCTCCATGAGCATCCCAGATCTCGACCGCTTCTCCTGACACCCTCGTAAGAGGATAGTCATCAAGTAGCGGAATCTCATCGTCTGGTGTAATCTGGACCCATGAGTTGGAAGACCGGTAATACATGGCCCCCTCCTCAAAATCCGTCCTGATCAGCATCAAGGCTTTGTCGTCTTTGTCCAGAACTAGTCCGAACTCAACTTCATCACCGAGACCGTCTTCAACATCAACGTTCTCTTCCATCGATTCCCCTTCTATGTAGTTTGCGGTCATTATACACCAGCCAGCTTCAAGAGGATACCCTTGACACGGGTTGGCTTGGCAGGCTTAGGAGCGTCGTCCCATTGAACCGGGACAGAGGCTAGGCCGTCTGCGCCCGGATAGACGCTGACAACAACACCTGTACGTCCTGTACGAGGATCAACGACACGCTGGCCGGTCACGATAGGCTGTCCATCTCCGTTGTAGAACGCTTTCTTACCCGTTGCCGGGTCTTGGAAGCGCTCTCCGGGCTGTCCAACAATATCGGTGATATCTTCGTCCGGAACGTCATTGACGATCTTGACGTTAGCCGCCTTGACTGACGCTTCCTTGCCTGTTACCGGATCAATGAAGGTATTACGTCCGGAGTGCGGAACAAAACCAGTCACTGCTACCGGTCCCAGCCTTGGGTGTCCAATCATGTCACCCATCTGGATCTGCTTACCGCTGGAGTCCATCAGAGGCTGATCGGTGTACGTACCTCGTGGTGCGCGTCCCTTAGGCGTTGTCGTGGTCTCCCTAGCCGGTGGAGCCGCTGTAGGAGGCTCAGGAGCCGGATTCATACGCTTCTCGCCACGCTCCAGCATGTCGAACAATTCGTTCTCCATGGCCGTCACGTTGCCTTGGGCGTTGCCCTTGTAGACCTCAGCGATCCAGCGCTCAAGCTCATCAGCCCTGCGGCGTTCCTGAGGAGTCAGACCTTCGTCGTCAAACTCAGGAGCCGGTGGAGGCGTTGGAGCAGGAGCCGGAGCTACAGGTACAGGATCAGGCTCTGAGACAGGCTCAGGAGCGTCAACCAGATCCGGAGTGATGACAGGTTCGTCCTGTTCCGGAATCTCTGGAGCATCAATCTCAACTGGAGCAGGCTTCTGAAGTTCTTCGTTGGCCTGAATAACCCAGTCGGTATTTGTTCCTCCGGAGAGCTTGGTACCGTCTTCGTTGTAGCTTTCCCATTCGTTCGGTCCAACCTTGCGGTGCTCGCCTCCGCGTCCCCTTGGAATACGAGTTCCAACAGGGAGCTTTGCAAACTCCTCTTCCGTGTAGTCTGTGGCTGGGAGGCCCATCGGCTCCGTTTCCGGAATAGCTACATCGGCTTCAGGGTTCTCTTGGATCTCGGCAGGAGCCTCAACCTCAGGAACGTCTGTTTCCTCAGCAGCAACCTCTTCAGGAACGTTGTTCGGAAGGTTCTCTTCCTCAACCTGCTCAGGAGCAGGAGTGGAATCTTCCATCGAACGCTTCTTCTTGGGATCTCCACCGTTTTCCTGTGTGTGAGCGAAAACGTAGTCCAGAATACCCGGATCAAGTTCCTTGGCAGCACGCGTAACGGCTACGTAGGCAAGCTTGTACTCGTCATCCTCCGGCCAAACCATGGCTCCGTTCTTGTCCTCGTAAGGAGCACGGAAGTCATCACTGATTCGGACGCGGTCCCATTCAAGACCCTTGGACTTGTGGGCAGTGGAAACGATAACGTCTCCCTGTCCCGAGTACTTCTCGATGCCAGCAGCTACTTCTGGGCTATCAGTGTAGTAGCGCTTTGACCTAGAGTCAAATCGCCAGCCTTCGGTTCCGAGTCCGCCTGCCTCGTGGTAGGCTTTCTTCTTCTCCATGAAGTTCATGCTCGGCTTGGCCGCGTATGGGTACTTCATCTTACCAACGGCTGCGCTGAAGTCGTATGACGCGAACTGCTTCTTGTTACCGGTCAGGTGGTCTGCACCCTCAAGGTAGGTACGGTTACCTTCCTTGACAAGCTTGATGTTCTGGTATTCCGGAACTTCCATGACAAGGCTGTCAATGGCCTTTCGGACATTGGACATCTGCTGAGCAAGGAACGCAGGGTAGTCCTTGATCATTCCACGCTTGGTTGGACTTCCCTCATCGAACATGCTCACGATCTTGGAAACACTACGGTCTCCGTTTTCGTTCGCTGCCATGACTTCGTTCCAGTCCTTGAACCCAAGGAGATCATCGTGAGGATTCTCTCCGGCCCAGCCATCACGCAGGTTCTCGACCGTGTCAGCCATGCGGATCAGATCTGCACGAGTTCCCGGAGGAGCAGCAACCTTGCGGCCACGAGCAGTCTCTTCAAGGATGACCTGAATCATACCAGCGTTGGTGCGGACAAGAACAGCGTCAGCGTTCTCCATGCCGTAGACGATGCTGGACTCAGGGCCACCACCGACAACACGGCTGTCAGATTCCAGCATCTGGAGGAAGCGGTTACCAATGTCAGCAACCTGAGGACCGAATCGCCATGACTTGTCAAGCGGAAGCTCAACGTCACCGTCTGCCTCAGAGAGGTAGTCGATGTTCTCAGCGAACGCGTAGATGGCCTGATTCTGGTCACCGACAATGACCTTCTGCATCTTCTGGTCTGCAACTACCTTGGCAAGGACAGGAGGGGTATCCTGAGCCTCGTCAATGTAGAGCACGGATGCGCCAGCCTTGTTGCCACCGGTACCATCCGTGAGGTCAGGACGTGAAAGCGCCCAGTGCTTACGGTAGGTGTCGTGCTCCATGCGGAACACACCATCCTCGCGGGAAAGGTCATCCCAGTACGCGTTTGCGAACTCAACAATCTTCGGCTTGTCTGCCTCATCGATTTCAAATGAGTCCGGAACGTGCTCCGGAAGGATCTCATCCTTATCACTAAGCTGGAAGGAACCGACAGTCTTCTTGACAGCCAAAACAACACTGGACTTGGAGAGCGGAATACCAGTACCGTCCTCGTGAATCTGGTTGTTCTCAACACCGAGAATGTTAGCGATCTCTCGTGAAGAGGAAACCGGCTTCTTGTCAGCCCAGTCAGTTGCCTGCTTGGTCTTCTTGTCGAACTTGATCGGGTACATCGGATCTTTGCCAGCAAGACGGGTCGTCAGGTGAGGCATGTTGGTACGTGCCCACGTGTGAGCCGTACCGTGACCGGTCTTGGCTTCCACCTTCAGGCCCTTCATGCGCTCTTCAGCTTCTTCCTGAACTGTCTTGTTGAACGCAATGTAGATCGCGCTCTTGCCTTCCTTTGTGAGGCGGCGGGACAGAGCAACAAGCGTGGAAGTCTTACCGGTACCGGCCATAGCCTGAACCTTCGTGTCAAGACCTGCCAGAACAGCATCAATCACGTCCTGCTGCTGCTGAGTCGGAGGATACTTCTCTCCCTCAATCGCTTCAGGTGTGCGTCGTTCGATGCCCAGTGCATCCAGCGGGTTTACCCAAGGTTCAGATTCGGTTTCCATGTCTGAAACACTATCAGAGTTTTCGTTGGATGCCGAACCATTACGGATTGCGTCAATGAGATCGTACTTAGCATCAGATGCCTTGTCGTACGCTGCGTCATCGTCAGCCTCTACAGCAGCGTCCATTTGACGGTCGTACTCGTCAAGCTTGGCCTGCTGTTCCGGAGTTGGAGCCGGTCCTTCAGGAGCAGTCTCAGGAGCGGATGCTTCTGGTGCTGCCTCTTCAGGAAGGTTGATCGGATCTGCCGGAGCAGATGAGTCCTTGTAGCGCTTGTACTCATCAGGAAGAGCGTCGAACTGGAGGTTCCCCAGACCGTTCTTCTCGTCCCTGTCGAACTTAGCCTCAAGCTCATCCGGAGTCCAGTCCTTCTTCGGAGCATCACTGAGCGGAATGTGAACGGATTCGACACCGGATTCACGGATCGCCTTGATGGTCTCCTTGAGAGAAGGAACGCGTCCGGGTCCACCCTCAGTGTAAACTGCTGGTTCTTCCGGAGCGGAAGAGTCCTCAGTGGAGTCTACACCGTTGAGACGGTCCTGTCCACGCTGAAGGATGGCATCAGCCTTATCCTTGTACATCTGGACACCGTCAGGATCTCCTGCACGGGCTTCAACGTCAGCATCGATCTCAGCCTGATTCCACTCTTCTTCCTCAGCATCGGTGAGGCCACGGGAGTTGATGGAGTCTTCAGGAGCATCAACAGCAGGAGTATCGACTTCAGCCTCAGGAAGCTCAGCTTCTTCAGGGATGATCTCAGCATCTACCTTGTCGGAAGGTGCGTCTACGATCTCAGCCCTGACAACCTTAGTTCCGTTGACTTCGTCAACACCCGTGATACGCATGGATGTTCCCGGCTTCATGAGGATTTCAGCCTCACGGGCGGTTACATCGTTAGGAGCACGGTATTCTTCCGGAATGTCAGACTGATCATGCATCTGAGCAATGTTGACCGAAAGGCCCTTGTCCTGTGGACGTGCAGTGATCTCCATGAGGACACCACCACCGACACCGGAGAACAGTTCAGCCTGATCCCTCTTGAGAGAGGTTGACAGGAACGCAGGCTCAGTGATAACGTCGCCAACACGGTTCTCTGCATCCGGAAGGAACTTCTGGCTCATTCCACGGTAGAGCTTGGTCTCCTGACCGAACTCCGGCTGCTTCTCGATGAATCCCGTGAGGGTATCGATCTGATCTTGGAATTGAGGGTGAACCTCTTTACCGTTCTCAGCAGCGTCACGTAGGACAGAGTTGTAGCGAGCACCACCGAGATACAGGCCAGCAGCACGACGCTCAGCGTCATCTCCCAGTACAGCATTCTGGTTCAGGTGATCGACAATGTCAACTGGAGCAGGAGCGTCAGCCTCAGGAGCGGACTCCTCAGGCGTAACATCAGCTTCAGGTGCTGAAGGAGCTTCCGGAGCATTAGCCTCAGGAGCAGAGTCCTCAGAGGACTTGTCGTCCTTCATGTTGGTCTCACCAACACCCTTGATGACATCCTTGTTGAGCAGGACATACTGGGTGCGTCCCAGAAGGTCCTTACCCTTGATGACATCGGCAGTCTTGGCAGCTTCAGCGCGGTCTTCTGCGGAGAGGCGGTCAATCTGTGCTTTTCCACGGTCGTCAATACGGGCGTTCTTGTCGATGACAAAACCGTGCATGACACCGTTACGCTTCATGGCGTAGTCGTCGGACCAACTCTTGGAAGACTCATCGGTGAGATAGAATCCACCGAATGAGCGTCCACGCTTGTTCTGCTGCTCTCCATTGCGGTTCAGATCAATGTCATCGAGAGTCGTACCGTCAGGCAGACCACCGTGATAGAGAACAGTGTCTCCGTCAGCCTTGGCCTGCTTCTCAAGATCAGCCAGTGGTACGTTGGTCTTGGCAGCTTCCGGAGCCTTGGGAGCCTCCGCTTCAGGAGCAGGGGCATCCTCAGACTTGGCCGGAGTTGAGTCCTGCTTGTCCCTCATCCACTTTGGCGGACGGGTTACTCCGTCGCGCTGGAACTGCTTGGCGTTGACATCAGCAAGTATCTTGTTGAGGTTGCGCTGAGCCTTGTTCAGTTCGATCTTGGAGTTCTTACGGGCGGAAGGATCGCTGATCTTCCCCTGAATGTCAAGAACAGCGTCACGCAGGAAGTCCTGTGCCTTGTCAAGGTCAGTGACATCCGCTGTGGTGCCGTTGATAACAATGCCAGAGTCACCGTGATCTTCAATAGCCTTGGCAAGGTAGTTCTTACCTTCACCAATGTGACTGCTGACCTCATAGCTCTGACCAACTGAAGGGTCATCAACAGGATCGTTGCTTCCGTTGCGCTCGGCAACTGCTGCATGGGGATCATCAGCGTTGATCGACTCGTGGATGAGTGTAGCAAGCTGCTTGGGCATGACAGAGTTGTCAATCTCAAAGTCTCCGTAGATGTCCTTGGAGTCATCGAAATTGCTCAAGCGAACAACGGGATCTCCGTCATCGTTGTAAGTCAGGGTGAGATCGAACGGCTGGCCCTTGTCGTTGACGATGATATCAGTTTCTTCGTCACCGGTACGCTTGTTGTTAGCCATCGTTTCAATGGCGCGGTTGTCGCCATTCTTGACAGCCTGAGCAAAGTCAAACCAGTCACGCATAGTGCCCTGAATCTCATCAGCACTCCATGGCTGGTCAGCGGAGTTGGCATCCTGCGCCTGCTGCTGAGTCTGGGACTTGCCTTCGTCGCCATTGTTCTTACGACGAACAGGATCAGGGTTGGACTTCATGTAGTCGTCGCCACGGAGCCTGCGCTTGTAGTTCTCTTCCCTGTCAGCTTCCTCACGGTCTGCTACAGTAGCAACCTCAAGGTCTCCACGCTTTGTACGTGCAGCAACTTCGTCAGAGGTCAGAGCCTCTTCAAGAGGAGACTGATCCTCCCACTCATCCTCAGGGTCCAGCAGATCCCATGTACCATCAGCGTGCTTCTGGTAGGTGGAAGTCTCATCGTGGGCGTTCGTGTAAGATACACGGTCACCCTCTTCCAGACCGTCAAGAGTCTTCTTGTGGGCAGCAGACTTGTCCTCGCGCTTGCCCTGCTTCTGGACACCCGGAAGCGGCAGTTCGAACTGGTCTCCCTCTGTGAGAGGAGCCTGTTCCTTCTTTGCTGGCTCTTCCTTGGCAGGAGCTTGCTCTGCATCCCTTTCAGCCTTCAGCTTCTCCTGATGTGCGTTCCAGTTGTCGTTGAACGCCTTGTCGTCACGGTCCTTGCGTTCCTTGGCGCGGCGTGCATCGTTGAGATCCTTCTCAGTGAAGTCATTCTTCGGGTTGTCCGGAAGCTTGACACCTGTGAGGAGATCATCGGACATGTCAAAGTCGTCAAAGAAGTCCCACTCGCGGCTTGCAACACCCTTTTGGCGTGCCCAAGTGTTGTCATCGATCTTGACGACAGGAATTCCTGAGTAGAAGTTGTCTGGATCATGTACTGTAAGGGTTCCACCGATGGGCATTGCCTTGACAAGCTCATCGGAGGTACGATCTACAGCGTAGTCAGAGTCTTCAGCACCCGGACGGACTTTACCAAGACGGCGGTCAGCCGTGATGTCGTAGTTTCCGTCAAAGCGGGAGGCGTGCTTTTCCTTGTTGCGCTTGGCTTCACGAACCTGTGCATCCAGCTTTTCAAGGCCAGCAAGGACCGAACGGACCTTTGCAGGGGTTTCCGCAGAGTATCCGCCCTTCTGGGCAGACTCCTGCTTATCATTCCAGACATCGATGATGTTGTCAATAGCCTTCTGAGCCTTGTCAAGGTCGGTGACAATGAACTTGTTACCTTCCATGTGGTAACCCTGATCGATCTCAGACTCACGAGCTACCTCATCAAAGTACTCCATCTCTCCACGGGTGTTTCCGCGTGTGGTGATGGACAGGAGGGCAGGCTTGTGATAGGCCGCAGCGTACGCGTCCTCCTCTACAGCCTGATCCTGTTCCTGCTGGCGAGACTTCGCGTCCTGTTCAGCCTTGTTATCCTCAAGAGCAGAGTGATAGGTGGAAGTCCACATATCATACCACTCATCGGTGTTGGGCTTGATACCTTCACGCTCAGAGTCCACAGCGTTGTCATCAGCAGATTCTGCTGCCTTCAGACGCGGATCATTCAGATCAGGTTCCTGATCTTCTCCGGGGAACTTGATGGAACGAATCTCATCGGTGATCTTGTCATAACGCTTCTCAGCCTCTGACTTCTCCTTAGGGGCCTCCAAATCGTTAGAGTCGGACTGGCGCTCCTGTTCAGGCTCCGGAGCCGTCTGAGGGGCCTCCTTGGGCTTGTCAGCAGGCTTCTCGGACTTGTCGTTGGACTCCCCGAGACGCTTCTTGCCCGTTTCACGGAGAGCTTCGGCCTTGTCAAAGTAGTTTGCGGCACGGTCAGGGTCGGAGGCACCGGCAGCAAGGCGGTCATAGGCAGAAACCATCTTGGCTTCGTCTGCTGTCAGACCGTTTTCGTCGTACTGGTCTCCCAGTTCCTTGCGCTTTGCTTCATGCTCGGCAACACGGCGTGCAAGATCGGCCTCAGCAGCAGCCTTGGCTTCAGGATCTTCCTCTTCACGAATCGGAGCGTCTTCTTCGTTGTCGGTTCCCGGCTCAGCAGCCTTGGTAGCCTCAGCGATATCGACCTCTACGTCAGCAGCAGGATCGTCCTCAGGGTTGGTATCCTCTTCAGGGACTTCACGTCCAGCGTGATCAGAGTTGGCCTCCTCGGATGAGTCAACCTCCTGATCGTCGCCGCCGTCGTTTTCGTTGAAGCCTTCGTCGTCAAAGACACCACCAAGAGCCTGCTTCAGACCATCGGTTGCCTTGATGACAGAGTTGGACAGACCAACGGTAACCTTGTTGGTCTTCTCTCCGGGACGCTTGGGGTCGTCAACGACAACACCGTCTGCAAGCTGCACGACAGCGTAACGGTCACCGTTGATGTCGATGACGGTACCCATCTTCGGGCCAGTGGTGCTGACCGCTTCAGCCTTCTTGCGGCCCCACGACTTACCGATGGAGAACGGCTTGGATGCTTCAGCGCCTTCCGGAGCAATGATCTCATCACCGATGTCAAGGCTACGGGCAGGGAAGTACAGATCTGCACCGTCAGGACGGGAGATGTAGGTACGGCCATCGTCCGTCTGAGAGATCTTCCAATCCTCGGGACGGTCGTTGGGCTTGACAAATCCGTTGGCAGGCTTGGACAGCTTGCCAACTGCTTCAGGCTTTTCGAACTCAGGGGTAGCGTCCGCAGGGGCGTTCTTACCCGGAATGGAAATACGCGTCTTGGCATCAACTACAGCAATGCTGCGTGCTGGCACCGAGACAAGTGCTGGTTCGTGTGTTGGGTTCTCCTTAGGGAGTCGGACAAGGGCGTTCTCACCCTGTGTACCTACAACGGTACCAGATACGACTTTCTTTAGGCGGGAGGAGTACCACTTGACTCCACCGCCCATTTCGATCCATCGACCGTTCTTATCTCGTAGCTGAAGCTTGACGAGCGCTCGGCGTTTTGCCGTGCTGATATTCCATGCCATTTATTACGGCTCCATCAGTGTCGGAGGGGCTTACTCATTACTTGGTGTTGGTTCTGCCGGAGCAGATCCGTCTGCCGGAGCACCGGTTGCCGCTGGGTCACCACCTAGGGCGTTTTGCAGGGCGTTGGCGCTGGTAGGATCAGAAGCTGCCAGTGCATCTTCCCTTGCCTGATTCTTCAGGTCTTCAGGGATCATGGTGTTTAGCAGGGTTTCGGACATTGCATCCGTTAGGTTGCCACGGTCTTCAGCGATACGTTGTACGCGCTCAAGATCGGAAGGCTTGTCGCCCTCAGTGAATCCGTGTGCCTGACGCAGAGCTTCCTGAGAGATAGCCTTGAGGCCGTACAGGGTGACAGCGGATTCAGCCTTGGAAGGCTTCGCAGTGATGGCAGAAGGATCATACCATACCACTGCACGGTTCACAAACTTCTCATCGTATCCCTGTGCACGCAGAGCGGGACGGAGGAAGCCGATGGTGAGGCAGTCCACAATCAGGAGGATCAGCGGCTCGATGTGGGCCTTGTAAAGCTGCTCTTCGATGATGATAGCGTTTGAGTACTTGACATTGGACATACCTGCCGCGATATCCTTGGGGATGTCGATACCAGCAAGGATACGCTCAATGAGGCGGTCTGCACGTGCTGCAAGCTGCGGGTCGAACGAACGCTCAAACTTGATCAGCTTGATCTTGTCACCAAGATCTTCAGGACCACGGACCACGAGAGGAACAACAGCAGACGCAGAAGAGATATCAGCGATAGGAGTTGTCATGGCATCGATAAGCTCTTCTTCAAAGGAGTCGGAGACATCATCGGTCATGGGAGCGATTTCGCCGTCAAGCTCTTCGCCACCCTCAGACTGGGTTACGTTGGACAGACCGTCCGGTACGAACAGAAGACCACCGTTGAGGCGGGACTTGGCTGTAGCGCTCGCGGTACGGGAGACAAGCAGCAGTTCATCACACAGGTCAAGGACACCCTTGAGCGAGGAGTCAGCCTCTTCAGAGTACTCAGGGTGGTTGCGCCAGATACGGGAGATGTAGCCGTTGGAAGGCAGCGGAAGCATGTCTGCTGGCTTTGAGTCGCGGCGTGGCTTGATGGCAACCTGAGCATTACGTCCCTGTGTGGAGACGATCTCAGAGATGGAACGGATCTGGTACTTAGCAGGCTCGTGCTTTGAGAAGCGTGCTGGTTCGTGAACAAGGTAGCACTCTCCCACGAGGAAGAGGTTCAGGGCTGCACCACGAAGCAAGCCGGAGGTTCCGCCGTTACCTGATTCTAGCAGGTAGAGGATGTCTTTGGCATCCTGTGCGAAACCTTCCGGCAGGCTCTCGACATCATCAACGTCTGATGGTACAGTGGAAGAATCGTTCACGTATCCGGAGTAGAGGTTGACTCTGGACATGACATTGGCAACAAGGTTCGCGGAGTACTTAATTTCACCGATTAGGTCAAAGTACTGCCACGCCTCTTGCTGCCACTTGTCTGTTTGACGACGCTTGTTGATCGCGTCGATCTCTTTCTTGTTCTTCAGATCGATACGTGCGGCGGAAGCCGTAAGTGATCGGGGAGCATTGTAGCGCTGTGGCGCAATAAGATCTTCTGAAGCCCGAGAAGAGTTTCTTTTATCAAAAATGGACATATGTCTACTCCGGCATTGAATTGAAAACTAGTGTTTCAATTCTACCATGAGTCTACACTATCCTAGTTTGGCTGGTCAACTCCCTTTGCGTACAGGATTCCTGTAACGGCAGACGCTGCAAGCGCTCCGGAGAGGAGATCTGCTGCCTTGGGGTTGACTGCACGGAGACCGAAGACCGCCAGTCCTGCCCAGACGGAGACGCACCATTGGCAATTGATGAGGTATCGGACCTTGGAACCGTGAGGGAACTTGTCATAGATCCAGTCCCTCAGATCTTCCGTGATCTTGTCTTCCATGACCAGCTTTGTAAGCCGGTAGACAGCCAGTGAATCGCTGATGCCGGTGACTGCTTGGTTACGTGCCATTTGCTGCTCCTGCGGTCTTGAAGATGTGTTCCTGAAGGTGGTCACTGCAATAGCTGGTTCCGGCCCACATGTAGGTCACATGATCCAGCGCGGGGGCCTTCAGACCTGCATGCAGACAGTAGACACAGCCGGTCTGAACGGCAGTGCCGGTTCCGACATGTCCGCCAAAGAGTTCTGCCCCAAAGCGGGGGATCTTTCCTGTCATAGTGTTCCTTTATTTTGGTTTCGGTAGATAGGACTGGTGTGGCACTCCGGAGAAGATGGTAATGCCACGGAGACGGTTCCCACAGCCACAGTTTGCGGCCCTACGGACGTAGTAAACGTTCATGGTGGTAGTGACAGTGTATCCGGTCTTGTTAGTGCCCTCAAACAGCGTCAGAGGCTCTTTGATCAGGATCTCAGGGAGTCCTGCAACCTCTTGGAAGACATAGAAGTAGTTGTCCGTGACAATGACACGGAATTCCTCTCCTAGAAGTGGCCCATCAGGTCCACCGGCATTGACGGATGCTGGAAACAGATCCAGTGAATAGTATGCTGCTGGCTCAATGTCCAGTACGATTGTTGGCATTATCTGTGCTTGTCCAGTCGTTGTGTGATGGATGTACGGGATACCCCGCACGCCTTGGCTAGCTGAAGGTAGGAAGCTCCGCGCTGGCTGTAGGCGAGGAGGAGGGATTCCAGTTCCGCTGCCGCCTTTCGGGATGGAGCGTTGACATCCGTGAATCTGCGGACCTGAGATGCTTCCGTAGCAAGCTCTCTCAGTTCCGCTGCCTCTTCGTCAGTGAGGGTGAACTTCTTGGTGTCGTGTGTGCGGTCTTTGACAGCGACCACGGGAAGGGGTTCTACCTCAGGAAGAGGAGTGTCGGACGTGTATTTCTGCTTCCAGCCATCGACACAGGTACGAGATACGTCCAGCGGGACAGCAATGGCCCTCAGAGTCCATCCTGCGGCCCGTAGCGCGTATACCAGCGCGTAGAACTCGCTTTTGTTGGTCCCTCTGAGGGCCACTAGCTGTTCGATGGTTTCTCTGGATAGCTCTGGGAGATTGTGTTTGGTCATAATGACTCCTAAGTTTATCCTATCATACCACCTTTATGAAGTTTTGTCAACCTTTAGGCTTCATCCTGCGCCATCGATAGCCGGTCCACAGGTGAATCTGCATACCATCGGTCTTTATCCACAGATCTCCTACGATGTGGTCTCCTTCAGGGATGTTCTTGCTGTAGGTGATCTTGTTCTTGCGTCTGAGATGTTCTGAGTAGGCCGCTAATGCACTCCGGAGAGCTTGAACCCTCCGGAGTACATCGTAGCGGACCTTACGTAAGCGAGCCGTTGCGCTCAAGGATCTCAGTCCAGCGCTTTGCATTCTCGCGGATGTCGTTGAAGGACTGGCGCTTGATGAACTTGCCGTTCTCCCAGACCGGCTGAATCAGGCTGTTGGCCCTCTGTTCAGCCGTGGCTTCCTGCACGAGGTACAGGGTACCGTCAGCCTTGGACAGCACGGCCAGTCGGCCCGTAGCGGACTTCTTGGTGCCGTCGTCGGTCTCCGGGTCCTTCTGGATGTTGCGCTCTTCACCGTTGACGACAACGAACGTAGCCTTCACAGCGGAACCGAAGGTGTCTCGGGTGATCATCTGGTAGGAGAAGGAACCGATACCGGCAACCCAGTTGGTGGAGGCAAAGCCCTTGGCCTTCAGACGTGCGTTGATGTCCTCAATGCGCTCCTTGTACATGCCGTCACCGTAGATCAGGCCGACGTGGGAGTCCAGAACCTTGTAGCCCTCTTCGTTGATCGTACCACCAGCGAACTCCCACAGGGCTTCAATCGCGCCCTTTGCGTAGAAGTCGTCACCGCTGGTACCGAACTCGCGGTTGGTGCCGCAGATGATGTCTGCCGGATCACCGGAGTCAGGACGGATCACGAGCTTGCCGTCACGTCCCATGATCTGGTCACGCAGTTCCGGCAGGAACTTGGTGATGACATCTTTCAGGCTGTAGGTGTCAGAGACCACGGACAGGATGCCGGTGGGGAACGTGTCAAGCTGGTGCTGGAACGCGTCAATCTCATTGGCCCGACCGTAGGCGCACATCACGGAGTGCTCGGTAGCGGGAACGGAGGCTGCAAGCAGGCCGTTCTGTGCTCCGGGGTAGTAGCGCTTGATCCACGGCACAGCCGGAACAGCATCAGATCCCTTGAAGGAGATCAGATGGGCTGCGCCTGCTGCCTTGGCCGCTGCACGGTTGACGTGTCCACGGTAGGAGAAGTCGTGGAGCTGGAAGTCAACGCCCTCAGTGCTCTCACCGGTTTCCTTTGCGGCCTTCTCAAAGACGCGACGGAGCCGCCATGCGAGAGTTGCGACGGTGGACGGGTGCCAGATTCCTGCGGACAGGTCGGACTCGATGTAGTTGACCAGCCATGCGAACTTCTTGTGGGTGGAGCGGATCAGGACGGACGGGACACCGATGGGGACAAGGGTGCCTTCAGGAACCTGTGAGAACTGGAGCGGGAGGTAGCCCAGATCGTGCAGAGCTTCCACGTGCTCCAGCGTGAAACCGGGATTGACGAAGGTGGAGATGTTCTCCTTGTACTCGGCAATGACTTCATCCTTGGGGGATGAGAAGAACATATCCCATGCTCGGGTACGCTCAGCGAGCCATGCCTGAAGTCCGAACTGGAGGACGTGAGCCACACCGTCAACACGGGACTTTCGGGACGTGAAGTTGGACTCTACCTCTTCCAGACCTTCAGGGTACATCTTGAAGTGGGAGAGCTTGTAGGAGTCGGTGTCCAGCAGCGGGTTGAGGAAAGCAAGATCAGCAGTAATTGGTATAGCCTTTCAGTTAGTCGAATGCGTCAAAGACGTTGATGGTTCCGCCTGACAGAATCAATGTGAGCAGTGCGGCCAAGATCACGAGGATCAGGGCAGCAATCCACAGTCCGAATACGAATTGGGTTACGGCTGCGGCAATGTAGAGAACTACGTTGAGCGCGATCCACCAGCCCATCAGTACTTGATTTTGCTTTCCATCAGACGGATCACATCAAAGCGACGGTAGATCGGGTATTCGTCATCGTCGTTGAGTTCCCGCTTGGGAGCAAAGGAGTTGGTGGTGAAGACGTGTCCGAACTTCTCCTTGAGGTTCTTCAGCGCGTCCTTTGAGAATACACCGTGCGAGACGTACAAGTCAAGCTGGTTCTTCTCAAGACCTGCTGCGTCAGCGAGACCAAGGAAGGTTCCGCCTCCGTCACAGATGTCATCGACCACAAGGAAGGTGCCGTCAGTAGGCAGACCTTCAATCTTGAAGTTGGAGAGCTTACCGGTGGCTTCGTCCCGTTCCTTGGTGGCAGTGTAGACCGGAAGGTTTGCAGCCTTGGCTACACCTTCAGCACGCAGGACAGCGCCCTTGTCAGGGGCAATGATGCCCGTGTAGCCATTGATGACAGCAGCCATGTGGCCCAGTGCGAACAGATCTTCAGGGTAGAGAACCGTAAGGTTATCAAAGCCGTGAAGGACTTCAGGAGTACGCTGGGAGTGAGGATCAAAGATGATGATCTGGTCAACCATCAGGTCATTGATGTACTTTGCGTACGTACCCAGACCGAACGGGATTCCACGGTCAGCGCGTGCACCGGGAACGTAGGGCATGAGCAGAACGGTGTGGGTACCAGTGAATGAGGAGTTGGATTTGGCAACCTCAACATCCGTCTGGATGATGAAGTTCATCCACATACCGAGTGTGAACAGGTCATCGTGGATGGAGTCCGGAGTCGGCTGCCAGATGGCGATTTCGACATCTTGGATCTCCCGATCCTCTGTCTGCTTGATGTGCTTCTCCCCAGCGGGGAAGGTGAACTCGTGGAGGGCGGAATTGATGTTCTCGCCGGATGTGTCTTTAGCTTTGAAGGTAATCATTATGTGTTGAGTCTAATCCTTTTCTTGTTCAGTGTCAAACTGGCGTGACTCCAGTGAACCACCCTTTGACGTATGTGTCGTGAGTTGACTCCGGATTGAGTCTTCCCTTTTCTTTCTCACGCCTGTATGAGGCATCCATCCGCTGCCATTCTTCAGCAGAAACCAGTCCTCCTTCTACGACTTCGAACACTCGGCTCCAGAACGGCTCCTTTCGTCCACCCTTCTGACGAACTCTGGAGATTCTGTACTCATTCTCCTCCACGAACAGTAACAACTGTCCTTGGGGAGCTTTCAGACGTACCGCGTACTTACTGAGGCTGGAGTAGTCCTCCAGTTCGATGTTGAGCTTGTGGCAAAGGTCTTTGACCTTCTTTGCGTAGGAGTCAGCCACTGAACACTTCTTCCGTAAATGTTGCGTCCCGGCAGTCGGGACCTCTCTCGCAACTGTAATAGTCACATTGCAGGCACCACTCTTCATCCTGAAGTACACGACATTTAGCACAACACTCGCATTGTGGATGAATCACCACATCAGCCCGACGTGTCCAAGGAATACGATGGCAAGCGTGTTGATGATCAGGTGGAGCGTGTTGTCCGCAATGATCATCAGCCATGTGGAGAGCCACACGGGAGTGCTCTCAGCGTATCCGGTGGTCTTCAGTGCCGGAGTGAGAGGCCGGAAGTCCTTGGGCGCTAGCTGGTTCTTGAACCATACCACGTGACGCGCCAGTCGGTAGCGGTCGATAACTATATGAGTTCCCGCAATGATCAACAATGCAGGCCACGACGGAACAATGAATATGAACGGGATGGCGTACGTGACACCATGGGCAACTGCTGGCAACCACTGTGAGGTCTTCTGAGAGGCCATCCAGTGGTTCTGAATCAGATAGTCCCCCACCATGTGGGCCAGCAGGGAGAGAATCAGTACTAGTTCTAATGAGATTGTGTATCCTTAGGTCGGGCTGTCGGTTCGTCGTACAGCTTCTGTCTGAGCGATACTCCATGCAATGTCAAGTCCCTGCATGAAGCTCCGCTGCTTGGCTAGCTCCGGAGAGTCCTCGGTCCAGAAGCCCATATCGAGTTCCCTCAGCATCTGGTCCCACTCGCCTTTTTCGTACAGCAGGCGGTTCTTGATGGCATTGAGAGCGTTCTCTAGCCGTTCCTGAGCCGGGAGAAGGTCTCCGGTGGGGATCGGGAGTTGGATTCGTTCTGCCATGGCTTCCTAGGGCTGGAAGTAGGTGATCGGGAACGCGCCCTCGTCTTCTTCAGCGCACAGGACAAACGCAATGTCTCCCTGAAGGTCATCATCCGTGAGATACGGGTGAGGCTTGGCGTATGTGTGGGAGATGTCGGTACCTTCCACATCGGAGAAGTCGTCGTCCAGTTCATGGTACTTGGCAATCTGCTGAATGGCAAGTACGAACTCAGCAGGATCGATATGGCCCCAGCCAAAGACCTGTCCGTCGTCTTCTTCGTAGATGGGAAGGGCTGTGACCTCTTCAGGGTAGCCGTGGAAGTCCCGCTCAGTGATCGGGCGCATTGGTCTAGTTGTCTGGCTCATGTATCTCAATTCTCGTAACGGGGAAGCAGTCTGTGGAGTGCTCGTGGCAGAAGGTGATGCCGTCTTTCCAGTGCGTCTGCTGTGGGCTGTTGAAACGGGCGTACAGGTACTCCACCTGATCTTCCTTGCCGATAAACCGGTCAGCAAGTGCTCCGTCTTCCGTAACACGGAAGATGACTCGGGCAATGGCATCAAGGAAGAGGGTTTTGTCGATGTGGCCGTACGCGATCCACTCATCTTCGTCATCTTCGATGATCGGAACGTCCGTGATGGACGGAAAGCCGATGAAGAAGTCCTTGATGGCTGCTTCACGTGCCTCAAAGTCTTCCACTGTAGGGTATTCCTCGTAGAAGGCGGATACGGTGAGGACAATCAGCCCGACACCGACAAATCCGGCCATGATGGCGGACAGGACGACACCAAAGGCTGATACACCGATCAGGAAGGTCAGAATCACAAGAAAAACCGGGATGGCAACAGCGAGGACGCGGCTGATCCAGATCACGTCCTTGGAGTCGCTATGAACTTCCGGCCAGCGCCAAGCTGTCCAGTAAGCCTTGATAAGTTTTTCTTTCATGATTCTCTTTCGTTATTTGATTACCTTTTGGATAGTGGAGGGGATGTACTCTTTGGGAGTTGCGTCCCATCGAGTACTTTTGGGGGATTTGAGTGGTACGAACATGACCTCAGCCCTGACTTCACGGCTGGTCTTCCCTGCTGTCCTTCGGAGGCTGTTCTCAACCTCAGCGTTCAGCAGGTCGATCTTGCGCTCAAGGTCACGTACTGCCGCAGGGGACTTGGGTGTGTTCTCGGGGAAGACACGCGGGAGTCCCTTAGGCTCGGGCTGGGTTGTGGACCCTGCCCAGATGTACGCGGTAGCGTAGATGCCGTTCTTGTCGTCAATACGGTACCAGATATCAGTGTAGCCGATCTTTTCACCGTAGGTGTATCCATCGATCTGAATCTTGGTGCCGTTCTTCAGGGTGGCAAGCGTTTGGGACTGCTTGTTGGGTTCACCCCTGAGGACAGAAAGGCCCTTGACCACTCGGTGGGAGTAGCTGATCTCCTCTGTGTCGGCGGGAGCAGAGACGACAAACTTGGCTTCCTCAACGTTGATTCCGTTGCGCTTGACCTCAAGGGCCACGCGCTCGGGGTCGGTCGGTTTGAGGTTCTGGAGATAGACCTGCTGCCACTGGTTCAGATGCAGGTAGTGTTCCTCCTGCTTGGCCTTCCGGAGGTTCTTGAAGGCGGTCTCCAGCGCCCTCTGGTCGGCTACTGGATCAGAGGGCGGCTGGCGGTTCGCATGGAGGATCTTCTTTGTCCGCTGGACGATCTGCGGGTTGCTTTGGAGGAACTTCCCGCCCACGATCAGCACTGCGGTCAGTACAAGGAAAAAGAGGACAAAGAAAAGTTCCATACTGTTTCCTTACTGCTCTACGAGAGTGAACTCAACCTCAGAGTCGGTGAGGTATCGGCGGAAGATGTGCTCAACGTTGTGACGCTGGAGACCGGCAATGCCACAGCCGATCCATGGCAGGCCAACGCGGAACTTGCCGTCAATCAGGTCAGGATCTTCAGGACGGGTTGAATCAAAAGCCGTAAAGACTGAGAGAGAATCCTCTGCTTCCTTCAGCATGAGGAAGGTGGCGCGTTCCAGCAGGGCGTAGGAGCCGTCCTTTCCGGGCTGGACCTGAGAGAACAGGTTGTAGACGGCAGGACGTGAGGGATGGACTCCACCGTCAACGTCGTAGAAGGCGTGCAGGAGGCCCGGAAGAACGGCCTCGTACTTGGCGCACCACTGGATGTACTCACGGTACATGAGAGGGAACTTCTCCCGGAACGGCACCGCAATGCCAGCGCCCATGATGCCCTTGGTGTTGACACCCTGTGCGAGCGCGTTGAAGTTGTGGGCGGGGTCGAACAGATCGCCCTTGATGATCTGGAAAGTCATTTGTCCTTTTCTTGTTCTAGGGGTGAAGCAGATACATAGCCGTCAGTGTACCGCCAGCCGTAATCCACCGAATAGGTGGGAGGGCCAAGGTGGAACTTGACGGAAAGCTCATGGCATTTCGGTGCTGGGTTCTCCACATCCGACTCTTCGGTGTGAACTGGTACTGATTGGTTGTTCTGGAAGACTCTGAATTCGAATTTCATGTGGTGCTCTTTGTCGATGGGTAGATTGATGTGACGGTGACTTTATCGTACCCGCCAAAGGTTGCTAGGTGTGCCATGCGGCTCTGCCACACGGGTGTGGGAGAGCAGCGCATGCGTGCCCATGGGGGAACGTCAGGCTGCGGCAGAAGCTCATCATGATCATAAGCTTCCGCCGCAATGACACGACCGTCTATGTATGCTCTGAGGAGTTGGATCATATCTTGTTCACGTGTATGGTTCCGTCCGTGTACATATAGACTCCGGGGTCGGCAACAGTGATGTAGGTACCGAGATGGTATTCTCTGGTCAGGTCCTTGAGGCGAGGTTCGATCTCACTGCTGTTCTTCAGCGTTTCGGTGTGGACCATTGCCGCCCGATCTGCTTGGAAGACCTTGATCTCAAAGGTTCCTTCTATGCCCTCTTTGGGCTTCTCTGGTGCTGGATTGGTCATTTCCCCTCCCTTGTCGTTGGTGCGCGTAAAATCAGTATGACAGAAGAGAGGGTTTTTGTCAACTAACTCACAGCTTGATCTTGTTGTTATCCGCCAAGACAGATGGAATCTGGGCCAAAGCTATCTGAAGCCAGCTACTCTGCGCGAAGGACTCTCCGATGCCGTCTAGCTCGTCATCGTCCAGCCCCTTGACCTTGTGTCGCTTGATGGCAACAGGCCGGAGGGTGGGATCTTCTCCTTCAAATTCAACTTCGCGCTTGAATGTGAAGCGCACGTCAATGTAGAGTTCGTCTTTTGCCATGTGGAGTTCTTCCGTGAGGTCGGTACAGTTCTTGTAGAGGTCTTTGGTCATAGATTGGGCAGTGTCAGGAGTTCCGGCAAATCCGGCTTTCGGGATCTGTACAGGGAGAAGTAGGTTGCCTGAACGACGGTCAGGAAGTTCTCATTGGTGGTGATCGGGAATCGGGTGAGATCCTGACTCATCGGTTCGTAGGTCTGCTTGCTCAGTACGTCGTTGTTCTCATCCAGAATGTACACGTCGTATAGCGAGTACTGAACAGGTATGTTGTTGCTGTCCTTCTTGGTGTACGTTGCCTTCTGGACCTCCCACGTCCATCTCTCAGGGATGGGTGGTACTCCCTTAGAGGAGCGTAGATACTCGTCTACAGTCATGTTACTCCCTTAGGGAGAGGACAGCAGCGGTGATGGAGCCACTGCCCCACAGAAGGGCACCTACAGCGAGGTAGGCAGAGCCGACAAAGGCTGCAACGGTCAGCGAGGCGAGTGCAAGGATGAACAGGAGGATGGATGCCCTGACAAGGGCGGATTTCTCGGGTTTTGGTGCCTTGGGAGGCTTGGGTGTGGTAACTTGTGTCATAGCTCTATCTTCTCGGATGCGTCGGGCTATTTGTAGGGCAATGAGTTCACTCATTCAGCGACGACTCCGAGGAAGTTCATGAACTCAAAGGTGGTGGCAAGCGAGAGGTCAGCTTTGGTCAGTTCCAGCAGGAAGGGAACCTGATTGCCGTGGTTGTCTACGACATCGGTCAGGGAGTCTTCGACAATTTCAAGGTCTTCGTGGAACCGGCCTTCAGCCACACCGGCAAGTTCAAGGTTGTCAAGCAGGGTCTCCAGATCGGAGCGGTTTGCTGCGTATACGTTGACAGACTCTGAAAGCGTCGGGTGCTGGATGAGCACGTAGAGGGATTCAGGAGTCTGGAGTTGGTAGTTCGTTGTCATGTGTCGATTGTATCACCGTTGCACAGAAAACACAAAGGCCGCTCGGTGAGGAGCGGCCCTTGGGTTATCCGACTACGTTTTCGTCCCTCTTGAGAGGTTCTGGATCGGTCGGTGGTGGTGTATCTGCTTGCTTCACGGTGACCGGAGCTTCGACGGTAACGGAGCCGCCCTGAAGATCGATGGTCTTGTCCGTGACAAGCTCTGCGTTGTCGGTGTTCTCTGCTGGCGCGATAACCGCGCTTCCCTTGGCAGTGATTGCTTCGAACTTGGTGGCAATGTTCTTCACGAGGAACTGGTGAATTGCCTGACCGTAGCCGAAGATCAGTGGTGCTGCAAGGAATAGCTGGTACCAGCTACCGATACCGGCAGTGAAGAAGACGTAGCCTGCGCCGATGACGATAGCTACCGCCCATGCTACCAGTGTCTTCTGCTTTGGTGTCCAGTTGATGCGGTTGATCCACGCGTTGATGAACGGTTGCAGGATCGTGAAGACCGCTGTAGCCGCGAGGACTAGTTCCATGGTGGTTCCTTACTTTAGTGGGTTGGGGATGGCCTGTGGTAGACTGCATACGGCAGGTGCTGTGTGCGCTGGACCGTTGGTAAGCTTCAGGGTCATGACGTTATCGACACACTGGAAGATTTCGATGTTCGGAAGGATAATCTTGCCGACCTGTGCGGATGAGCCGTCATTGTAGGTGACTGTCACGGTTCCGTAGATGTCGGAGTTGATGCCGGTAGGAGTTAGCCCGTTCTGGCCGTTCAAACCGTCCTTACCGTCCGTTCCCGACGCTCCTGTGGCTCCGGTTTGGCCCGGATCACCCTTGTCACCCTTGGGGCCGACGACGAATCCTGCGTTCTGGACTGAGCCGTCTGTGTAGGTGACCATGAGTGCGCCGCCTTCGATGGAGGATGAGACAATACCGCGTCCGTCTGCTCCCTTTTCTCCGGTGGCTCCTGTCGCTCCGTTTTCTCCGTCCCGTCCGACGATACGTCCCAGATCCTGCGTCTGTCCGTCCGTGTAGGTGACAATGAGGTTACCTGTGGCCTGATCGAACTTGGTTACTCCGCGTCCGTCTGTACCGTTGGCTCCGTCCTGACCGTCTTTACCGTTCTGACCGTCTTTGCCGTCCTTCGGGATGACAGCTTCCGTAGGGGACTCCTTGATCTGAGCGGAGATCTTGCAGCTTTCAGTCTCGGGATAGACCTTGCAGAGATCTTTGTCCATCGACTGGGACAGAACCTGTTGGTTTTGGACGGCAATATCTTTCTCAGTGTTGACTTGCCAGAAGGTAAAGGAAGACAGTAGGCCGAATAGAAGCAGAGCCACAAGTCCCATCTTGGTATAGCGGTATGACCTCTTAAAGCGTTCGGCAAGGGCTGCTACGGATGTTCCGTCAGTCCCTTCCGTTTTCAATTCATCAGCCTGTGACATCGGTTACTCCTAGTTTAGACTCTGCGGCTTCTGCACGTCGTCTTTGTTTGTCTGCGCGGTCTTCAGCCGCTCTTCGTTCCTCTCGCTGCGTGTCGATTTCCGTATTCAGTTCTTTGATTTTGGCCCTGAGTCCATCGTTTTCGGTCTGGAGCCTTTGGAGAGATCCGTTGATCTCATTTCGGACTCCAGCTTCCTGTTTACGAACAAAGAAAAGAAGCAAGAGAACAACTGCCACGAACCCGCCTTGTGGACCAGAGGTACTGATGATCTCAAAAATCTTTTCCACTCAGAGACCCTCCTTCTCTTCACAAATAAAAAACGACACCGCCAGATGTGGCGATGTCGTTTCGGTTGGTTATTGTATTGTATCACGCCTTCTTAGGAAGGTCAGTGGGGACGGGAATGTGGAGGACGTAGGAGGAAAACTCGTACGCGCCGGTGGAATACGCTTCCTTCCTGATTTTACGGGCTTCTTCCTCGGTGTGGGGGCCGGAAATGATCTCCTGAAGGGTGATTTCGTTGGAGCCGTAGGTCTTGTCGAAATCAACGACGTACCATTCCTTGATGACGGGTGCTTCCGGGAGTGCGGAGTAGTCTGCCTTGATCAGATACTCTCCGATGGCCTCAAGTACCTCTTGACCTTGGGCTTCACTCGCATTGTATAGGCTTCCGTCCTTCTGGAGGGTGCCGGTGATGATCTGGGCCTTCACTAGGGCTGCAAGGATGGGATTTCGCCATGAAACTCGCTCTGAGGGGGAGAAATACGTGTTGAGGAGGTTCTTTCGGGTCGATGTGGCAACATATTGGCCCACGGTGGTGACTTGGCGGTCGTTTTTCTCGACGGGGAGGGCGAGAATGGCGGGAATGTCGTATTTTGCGGTAGTCATGGATTCCTTTTCGTTGATTTGTTAGACAAAAGTGCCGTAGTGGAGGCGTTCTGTTGCTCCGGAGGCCAGAAGTTCGTTGAAACGCTCTTCGTCGTCGTATTCTTTCTTGAGTTGGTCGTAAATGGGCGTTCCTGCGTCGGAATCGTGGAAAAATCCGTGCAGAAGGACGTTGAAACGCGCCCGAATGTCGTCAAGTTGGGCATTGACGGCCTCTGAAGGGGCTTCCGGAGGCTCTGGGAAGTCAGACGGCTCGATAGATGGGGACAATTTGGTAGTCGATTCTCTCTGAGTACGGTGCGAGGCCGGAACGGTAGACGTTGGTGGCTCCGTTTCTGTTGAATTCCTTGTCAAGGGCCTTTGATGCGTCGGTATAGGTCTCATAAATGAGCTTTCCGAGCTTGATGGCGGGACCGTTGCGCGGTTTGTCACGGAGTCCAATGAACCAGCCTACCGCAACCATCGTATCTGCGTGGACTTTGGGCGCTTCAGTAGACACTGCTACCGCTGGACAGGAGTCATCGGGCAGGGAGTCAAGGAATCCGTTGAGAAGATGCTCTTCAATGGACTCATCGGGGAAATTCAGACCCTTGATGTCCGCAAATGCGTGGGCAAAGGTCATGAATTTGTTGAAGGTGGCTTCGTCGTCGGGATCAATCTGCTTCATCAGATGCTCCGGATCTCGTAGAGGTTGCTCCAGCGGTCTTCAGGGGTGCGCTGGTGGGCTGCGACGGCTGGATAGGCGTGATCAAGCACGGCTTGTGCGTCTTCATACCGTGCGTAGGTGTTCGTGTAGTGGTGGGAACGCCTTTGCGTCTGCTTGAAGATGATTTCGTAGCGCTTGGGGCGCTCTCGGGTGAAGGTGATGCCTTGGATGGTTACGTTGGGGCGCTTGAACTCGCGGATGTCGAACAGGGAAAGGAAGTGTTCAACACCGCCGCCGCGCTTCTGGTCGTAGTAGTTGCGTACGAGGGCCGCTTCTGCGTCTCTGTGGCTGTTGTAGCTGTCCGGGAAGAGGGCGGACTGCTTGTTCATTGACTTGTGGAAGACATGGAAGTAGGTGTCAGAGACCGGAGACTCGGGAGTCTTGGGGAGCGGGTTGGTGCTGAGCGTGGGGAGGGTGTCAAGGAACGCCTGAGTGACCTTGCGGAGCGCGTCAGCGTCGGTTACGCCTGCTTCCATAAGGTTCGCATAGGACAGGCCGAAGTATTCAAGCTTGTCAAGGGTCTCGTCGTCGTTCTTGATGAGGTAGGAGGCAATGCCTGTCATGTTTTCCTTTACTTTAGTGGAAGCCGAAGGAGAGAGATCTCGTCCGGACACGGGTGGGTTGTGGCTGTGCAGTGGGTTGATCAAGGATGCTCTGAATGAGGCGGGTAGAGACGATGGGTTCGATGAGGAGACCGCCTTTTATCTCTATGCTGTGTTCGTTCAGGGCGTGTTGGATGGCCGCTAGCTTCTGCTCCGGGGTCATGCAGGGGTTTCCTTTTCTTTGATGTCGTAGAAGTTACCCCAGTAGTCGTCCGAGTCCGGATCGTTGGAAAGGGCTGTGTTGATCATGAACCAGTCAAGCGCGTGCTGTCGGGACGTGAAGTCCTGTTTCGGGAGTTTGGTGCTGGGATCTAGGGGCTTGATCTGGAAGACCGTTGTGGTCTCAGGAAGAGTGTACTCTGCTTCGTTCGGGTTTTCAAGCCAGCAGGTACAGCCCTTGTACTCGCGGGTGATGGACTTCTGGTTGGTCGCACAGTCTGCTGCGTGAAGCTGCATGTCCTTCTTGATGAGGGAGACCATGTCGGTGTCTTCCTGTGGGGCGGACTTGAAGTCGATGTGGTTCAGGAGCCACTGTGCGCTAAGGAAGGCGTTGGGGTCCTGCTTGACTGCGCGTTCGGCAAAGATGCGGATGGACGCAAGTTTTTGTTCAGGGGTCATCCGGACAGCTTACCAGATTCGGCCAGCCAGTTCAACTTCTCGGAGTACCACTTCTGGAAGAGAGACTGAAGATACTCAAAGGAGTATTCGGACATGTGGAGTTTGTCTTGGGAGATGGCTAAGGTGCCACCGGCTTTTGTGAGTTGGAGGATGACCTCTTCGGTTCGGTCTGTGCCGTACACGTCTTTGAAGTGGTCGAGAGGGCTTACGTACTTGAGGGCTTCGTCCCAGTTTGTTCTGCTCATGGAATCATTGTAGCACAAGAGGGGAGGGGAGGGGTTGACAAGTGTACATGCTTAGTATTTTTTACTAAAATCTGTGAGGAGCCTAGTGCTGTGTCGCCAAAAGCAACCCCAATTGTTTCGAGAATGCCTCCGCATCCATTCTACAGGCCGCATGCCGCTGCCGCAACTTACAAAACTTTCATTACGCAATGTGACGTGCCATGTGCGCTGATGTTCGATTACAAAAGTTTCTTTCACATTCCAAACCAAAACGAAACACATTCGAACTATCAAAGACTTTGACTTGTGTCTCATGTCCTATGTGTGTAATGTGATGTGTAACGAACCACCCAAACAACAGGGAGTCATCATGCTTAGCTTTCTCATCTCAGTCATTGCCAGCCTTGCCATTGTCTTTGGTGCACCAGCCACCACTAACGCTCATGTAGAGGCAGCACAGGCACCAGCAGCGCAGCAGGTACAGCAGGCACAGCAGCAGGCCGCACCACAGGATGACGTGCTGATGCAGGATGTTTGGCAGACTGTCGATGACAACCACGTTGAGAACACATCAGACACAGAGCTTATGCTCAGCTACAGCAGGACCATCGACGCATCCCAGCTTTCCAGTGTGGCAACCATCAGGGGAGAATTTGCCCTTGCATCACTGGACTTCCCCAACACTTACCACGTCATGCGCTGGGACATCGTCAAGCACGCTTAGCCAAACACTATCCAAGCTGGACAGGGTACCGCATCCCGTGGTACCCTGTTCAGGTAAGGTTCACCAATCTAAGGAGACACAATGAAACGCATCCTTGCACCTCTCGCAATCCTTGCCCTTGCCCTGACCACTACAACCGCAGCCACAGCACAGCAGCCACAGGAAGCGGAGATCCTGCCCGTAGCAGAGACCTCTGTCTCAGCCTCTCAGGATGCCATCCTGCCAGCGTGGGACGCTCCCACCGTATCGACTACCGCAGCCACGGAACCGCAGCCGCAGGAGACCACACAGCCCGTCTCCGAAACCGTATCGGAACCGCAGCCGGAACTGTCATACACTGCTCCAGTTGCAACGGAAGTTCCCACCGTTGAGGCTCCTGCCACGGTAGAAGATCCTGCCACCGTACCGGCCACCGTAGAGGCTCCTGCCACCACGGAACCACAGCAGGAGATCACTCCGGAGGATGATCCGCGTTGGGATTGTGCGCTGATGGGAAACCGTATTTGCGGACTTGAGGAAGCCTATGCGCTCTCAGGTCTCACGGATCGCGGGACGTTCGCCAATACCTACGTCACGTTAGCTCCTGTCGGTCCCGTAGCTGATGGCTACCGTGCGGTTAGGTCTGTGATCAATCCCACGTATCAGTACGTTTTCGTCAAGACTCAAGCAGAGATCTGCTCAAGCCTTGAACTGGGAGACGCGTGGGCAGGAGTTGGCACGTTCTGCCAGATTGGCAAGCAGCAGCCGGAACCAGCGCCAAACGTAGCCAAGCCGGAAACGGTGGTCACAACGGAACCAGCAGCCGCAGCGAACTAGTTACAAAACTTTTCTAGGGCAGGATTTGCCACATCAGGAGATCCTGCCCTAGAATCGTCTCAGAGGTTGAAAGTATCAACCGCGAGAGGAAGACATGGCACAGCGAGTTGCACGCCACTGGAAGACTGACAGCAACGATTCCCTCTGTGAACACTCCGGACAGGATGACGTTTACACTTCAGGCGAGACTGTAACGCGTGGGCCGCAGCCTACGGACTATTGCAGCGGATGCATGGCAGCGGAGCCGGAATGGATTCACGCAACGGACGAAGAATTTGCGGATCTCCTGAACCACATCTTCTAGTTACAAAAGTTCCCTAGGTTCCGGGACTTGCCAACAGGTCCCGGAACCGATAGTCTTTCTTTGTACCAACCAATCGCACCAACCTAGGAGTCACAATGGATGACAAGCTGATCGCACTCGCTGAAGCTCTGGACGCCGCTCGCCTCTCAGCAAACGCCATGGAAGTCACTGCTCCGCAGGCAGGAGTTTACGGGCAGATCGAAACTGCGCTTCGCTCCACTCTCTCCCTGATCGACTCAGCTAACGCTGATGAGATCTTCGAATCCATCATCCGGGACGGTAACAACGTCCGGGATGCCATCGACTACGCAACGCGCACCGCTGCCGATCTCGCAGCCTACGCAGCCCAGCAGGAAGAACTGCAAGAGATCGAAACGGAACTCTCCCGGAAGTACTCCGGATTCGTTTACAACGTGGTCCCTGCCCATCGTGAAGGTCAGATCTGGGACATGATCACCTACGCAGCCGGAACCAACCAGCGCACGCCTAATGCTGACTTCGCGGTTCGCGCTTTCAAAACCTCATACGGCATCAGCACCAGCAGCATCTAGTTACAAAACTTACAAAGGTCCGGACTTGGCAACAGGTCCGGATCTTTGCTAAGCTCAGAGGGTACCAACCACTCAGGAGGAAAAATGAACAAGGCACGCAGCTACAAAATCGGTGACGTTGTCCAGATCCACGCCGCTAGCTTCCCTCTCACGGGACTTCCGGAGTCCGCAGCCGGAGAGCTTCGCGTTGATGAGTACGGCCAGCCGTGGCAGGGACGCTACACTCTGGAAGTCACCGCGATTCCCTCCGGAGACACGTTCAATGTCCTAGAGTCTGAAGTCCGTTTCATCCGCTAGACTGAAGGCTCCGGAGTCGAAAGGCTCCGGAGTCTTTCACTTCCTCTCACTTACAAAACTTTCAGGAGATCCCGCAATGATGACAGCAGCAGAACGCAGCGCAGCACGTGACCACGCAGCACGCGAAACCGCGCTAGATCGTATTGAGATCCGCGCACGACGCGCAGGGCAGCGGTTCAAAGCCTCTCCAGCCTCCACAGCGCTCCTAGCAGCCGCTCTAGTGGTAGTTGGCAGCATCAATGATTTTCCGCTGCCACAGTAGCCTTCTAGCCTCTCCCAGAGATCCCGCAGCCAACAGGCTAGCGGGATTTCTTTTGTCCCAGCGCAGGACCTCTAGAAGCCTCTCTAAGCGCTCAGAATCACGCGCAGGCACAACCACACCACCAGCCACCTAACAGGCTCTCAGAGGCTCACACAGCCGCGCAGGGCAGGCAACAGAGATCCGCAGCCAACCACCAGCCGCAGGGCAAAAAGAAAAGGGAGCCAACCGTTAGGCTGACTCCCTATCTCTTACAATTCGTCATACTTGGCTAGTGGCTCATGCGCCCACTCAAGCAGCTTTCCCCAATCCTCTACAGGCATCTTCTGGACCTGTACCGTGATCAGGAGATCCACGCGCTTCTGCTTGGCTTCAACTGCTGCCTCAGCCTCTGCCAGCGCTTGCTTCAGCGCTTGCACATAATCCCAGCCGTTGCCTACTTCCTCACACCATCCACAGATGTTGTCGTAGTCCGTCCACTGGTCCACACCGTGGAAACAGTAGTGAGGCCGGTAGCCTTGCTTTGCGTACTCCGCACATTCGTCTTCGTACATCTCCCACGAGCGCCGAATCCGCTTCATGATCTTGACTGCAATCTTCAGGGTTTCCTTGGATGTTGCCATGACCTGCTCTTTTCTCGCTATTGGATTATCAACTAACTACCTAAAGACTATAGGAGATCCTGCCACCGCGCAACCTAAGAAAGTTTTGTAAGTCACGGGCAAAAGAAAAGGACCGGTTTCCCGGTCCCTCTCCCTGCTGACTCTATGCCATGAGCCGCTTCACGTTATCGTTAGGTTCGTAGCTCGGCATCATCTCCTGAACCTTGGCAACCACCGCACGCAATCCGGCTTTCTTGCTCCGGGAGTTTTCCGGAACCAATCCCAGCATCTTAGTCTGCTGAAGGGCAGAAGGTCCGCGATTCATACGCATCCCGCGATCTTCCATCTCGTACGCGGTGACGATCCGGCGGATGAAAAAGAAGTCAATCGCTGCGCCGGTAAGGGTAACGCCGCCACGGTTTGCTGCTTCAGACATTTGAATCTCCTAAGTTGTTTTCCGGATCTCTTGATCCGATATAGAAAGACTATAGGAGTGGGAGCCACATTGCAACTCCCACTCCCTATGAAATTTTTGTAAGTTACTGACCAGTGAACCGGAACCAGTAGGTCACCAGCTTGTCAGCGCTCCAGTACCTGCCACCTGTCAGCAGCGCTGCCGCAGCCTCTGGAGTCTCCGTGTGCTCTCCACGGCTCCTACGTCCTTCTACCTCCCAGCAGGTCAGCAGGGAGCCTACAGCGGCCGGAAGAGACTTAGCAGAGTGGCTAACTCCGATGCTCTCCCCTGCCTGCCACCATGACATCTCCGGAGTGCGATCCGCTCGCATGATGTAAACCTCAGCAGCTTTGATGTTGGGAGCCTCAGCATCTCCAAAGTAATCAGCCGTAGGATCTACATGGAAGCCTCCAAGCTCCTGCCCTACTTCGTAGCCATCGGAAGCTTCCAGCAGCTTCACGCTGTACAGCTTGCCATCCTCAGAGACTCCGGTAACTTCCGCTCCGTGCCAACCTGCTGCCAGCAGTTCAACGTTGACCAGCGATCCGATTTCCAGCTTGCTCATCTTGACTCCTAAAGTCTTTCATCGGTTCCCCTTGAACCGATAAGTCAAACTTACAGGCTGGGAGCCATCCGCGCAACTCCCAGCCGTAACAAAGTTTTGTAATTAGTCGCCGCAGCGTCCGCGCAACGCTTCCCGGTCTTCCCGGTCTTCTACAGCCATCCGGCGAGCCTCAAACTCTGCGTCTTCCTCCGCTGCCGTAGGAGTCCGGAGATCCGCGTATGAGATCCGCTTTTTGATGTGGTTGTACTTGCCATCCTTGCCCACAAAACGCGTGCCACCGTTGCACTCCGCTTCCTCTAGGATGATCTCCTGCGCTTCCTCCGGAAGGTGAGAGAGGAAGTTACGCACGTGCTCATCAGCGATCACCAGCACGCTACGATCAGCCACACGGGAGAAAGGGTTGTACTGCTCAAACGTGGTAATTTCGTAAGTCATCTTGACTCCTAAGTTAGCGGATTGTTCCGATAAGTAAAGACTATAGGAGATCCGGAGTCATTACAACTCCGGACCTTCCTAAGAAACTTTTGTAACTACTCGCCGTCAAGCTTGTAAGCTACTACCCAACCCTCACCCTCACAGGTGCAGTCATCTTCTGCACAGCCATCTTCCAAGCCTCCACAGCTAGCGGAGATGGCAAGGGCAACATACAGGCCGGGAGCCTCCAGAATGTCCCTAGCCATGCCACCGCCGATGAACTCAGAGTTATGCATGTCCGGACCATTGTAGCCATGCTGCCCTGTGTAGCCACGCATGACCTGCCAGCCTTCAGGAAGGATGTATTCGGTTTCCCAGCGGCCATCTTCCAGTTTGAACTGGGTAACCTCAAAGTAGAAGGATTCCGCGACATCCTCAGCGATCCCGTTAGCAATGTGCAGCACGTGATCAAACTCCATTACAGAGTTGAGGTTTTCCGCTGTGACCTGCTTACCTTCAGACATTGTGACTCCTAAGTCAGCTTTTCGGTTCCCTCTGAACCGATATAGAAAGACTACAGGAGCGGAGCCACCTAAGCAACTCCGCTCCCGTAACAAAGTTTTGTAACTACTCAGCCACCGCGAACTTGAAACGAGTCATCTCGTGAAACTCCGTTTCGGTTTTGTAGTGTCCGAATACCAATTCGGAGTCTACCGCGTACAGTTCCCAGATGAACCAGCCCCACTCATCCCAGAATGCAGCGTAGCCACCGCTTGCAGCCTCTCCGCTGCCACGCGTACCGGAGTTAGTCCACTTCCGGCCATCTCCCTTTTCTTTCGTTCCCAGCCATTCAAGCCGGATCTCCCACGCGTTAGCACGCGTACGGCTCCCACGCTCTGCCAATTCGGAGAAGTCCACCAGACGCGAAACCCTGCCCTTAGCAATGGCACGCTCCAAGCATGCGCGGATTTCAGCGGTGGTCAGTTTGTCGGAATGCAGTTTCATTGTTCCTCCTAGGAACTTCAAGCGGTTTGGTAAGTACTACGTTACCAGTGTGGCGGACTATTTCCTAATCCGCCACACTGGGAAAGTTTTGTAACTACGGATTCAGGAAGTCCGCTGCCGCAGTCATGCCAACGACGAGAGGGGACAAGATCCGGCCAACAGTGTTCCGGCTGTCTCCGATCTTGAAATCAGGGAGCCAATCAACGCGTACAACCTTCCGGTGACCTTCCGCGTTAGCGTTGAAGACGCTCAAAGCCGGAGCATGTCCGTTGGTGGTAGATCCGGGATGAAACAGGATCTTGTCATCCTCTGCCAGCATTTCCAGCGCTACCGCTGCCGCTGTCAGCTTCTCGCACAGCGTTTCAACTTCCGAGCGATTGAACGTGGTCTGAACGTGTCCGAACATTTGTAACTCCTAAGCTCTGCGGTTCCCCTTGAACCGATATAGAAAGACTACAGGAGTCACACCGTTAGGCGCAACTCCTGAAGTTATGAAACTTTTGTAAGTCCTGTGGATCTAGTCCGCTGCGTAAACCCTAGTAAACGCTGCGGAGCCATGCAGCCGCGCTGTAACGCGTGCTCCGGGCAAGATCCGCCTAGCGATCTGGTCCAGCGTGGGAAGCGCTAGGACAGGCATCCCAGCCGCTGCCATGGCTATGATTCGCACCGTAGCCTTGCCCGTTGTGATGTCCCGCGATTCCACGATCTTGACGCGTGGTTCCGGAGATCCTTTGATGGTCACAGCGTAGGGAGTGAGACCCAACGTAGCGTCTTCGCGGTTCGGCTCCAGAGAGGTTATTACAGACTTCACAGCAGGCTCCTAAGCGGTTGCAAGGGTAGAAGAGTTGGACAGGTAGGAAAGCGCTTCCGCTTCCGTTCGGACTATGGGAGTAAACTGCCGAAGCTCTCCCGTGAACCAGTCTTCACGGACTAGCAGGAACTTCCGTTCCCGTTCCTTCCGAGCTAGAAAGACTCCGGCTTCCGTAGTGCCAACCAGAGAGAAACCGCGCTTATTGATCCAGTAATCCATTTTGTCCTCCTCAGGACTTGTTAGGGAGGAAGGGGAGCCGGTTTGCTCCCCTTCCGAAATGCTTACTTCTGCTTGCGAGCTTCCACGATGTCCGCACAATCGGCGCGAACTACGCTCTTCACTTCCTCCGGAAGCTTTGACCATTGGAAGGATTCCCGGTAAACCCTGTTCCGGTACTGTGCTACCTTGTAGGCTTCCATCTCATCATAGATGCCGAAACCCTGCGGACTGCTGGGACGCTCTGACATCCCACGATAGCCAATCCATCCCCTAAGATCCTTCAGAGGCTCAACAGGCTTATAGAAGACTGTGAACCGATCAAAGGACTTTCCGCCGTTGTCATAGATGGCTAGAACATCAGCAGGGCAATCCTCATTGCGAAACTTGCTGGACTGCGTACGCGGCTGGTACATCGTTCCTCCTAGGAACATCGGTTGTTGGTAGTTCCTACCTTACAGGCTGGGAACCGCTCTTGCAATTCCCAGCCGGTAAGAAAGTTTTGTAACTATTCGCCGTCCCATTCAGAGAAAGCATCCTCCAACGCTCCGTAGGCAACATTCATAGCTGCCTCCGTAGGGAACACTTCCACGGACACGAAACCCTGTTCGTTCTCCCGGACGATGAAAAAACCCTCCAGTTCCTTCCGGAGTTCCGGAGAGTCCGTAACCTCCGGATTATCCTGAAACCATTCTTCCAGAACGGAAGTGATTTCAGTGTTTGGGATGTGGATCTCTGCCGGAAGAAAAGAGATCTTGGCAAACCATCCCGTAGGAGCCTCAACGTGTCCGGAGGATGCATTGCACCACTCCACACCTGCCAACCAGTGAAGGATCGAATCCCGTGCGGATGAGAACTTGCCAAGGGAGATGAATCCGTGATCAGTCATTGTGTCCTCCTAGGACTTCAGCGGCTCCGGTCGAACCGCGATAAGTAAAGACTATCAGAGTAGGGAGCTTTTGCAACTCCCTACTCCTAAGAAAGTTTTGTAACTACGGAAAGACCTTGTCTTTCCCATGGTCCAGAGCGTCAATGTTGACTAGCTGCCGGATGCCTTCAGCGTAGCTAGCTGCCCTCCACTGCTGCCCGTAGCGTCTGTGCGGCTTGACTAGGACAAACCTCCCTTGCCCTTGGATCTCGCCTAGCTCCCTGCCCTCTAGGAAGACTCCACGGAGGCTACCGCGTGCGCTGTACCGCCTGACTTGCACGTTCCCTACGGGAGTCTTTACCGTGTCCGTGCGCGTCTTGAGTTCTGCTCTCATGGCTGGATCTCCTAGTCGTTTGCGTTGAATGCGTAGGAACGCAGGTAAACCGGCTGGCCTACCGAATCCGTGCCACTCTGGGAGTACTGGAGACGGTACCGGCCATCGATCCGCTTTGCGATCCCGTCCATTTGCCGGGAGGTCAGAGACGGAAAGTCCGGGACTCCCTGAAGCTTTTTCATGGGAACTCGGATTGTGCACACGCTCCGGCCACCGCCTACGTACTTGCTGAAAACCTCCACATCAGAAACAACCTGCGGGAAGTTCAGCGGACCTCCAACCATCTCCACATCGTACCGGTTGGAGTAAGGAACCTGCTTCACAGCGTGAACCTTGCGAGTGTGAACTACAGTCATTGTGTCCTCCTAGGACTAGCTTTGTGGTAGTAAAAGCATCCCGGCTCTGGGATCGGTTGTCAATCCCAGAACCAGAAAACATCGACTACGCGTCATGCACTCCAAGAATGCAGCTACTGATCGGTTCAACGAAAACTCCGGGAACCTTTGTCCGGAAGTGAAGCGCCCAATCCTCCACGTTTCCGCCACCTTCAAAGCAGATGGACCATGAACCTTCCGAAAGTCCCTCATGGTCGTTGTCCATGAGTTGCGGAGCGGAATATCCTTCCGTAACTCCCACGAAGTTCTGAACCTCTGCAAGGACGATGCTAGCGGTCTTCTTGTTCATTTCGACTCCTAAAGTCTTTCGTTGTGCTGATGAATCAAGCGTACCGTAGGGAGCTACGGGATGCAACTCCCTACGGTAGGAAACTTTTGTAAGTCTTAGAGACCTTCCTCCATACGGAAGATGTCCGGCCATGCCTGAAGCTGCTGGATGGCATCCTGAGCGGTTCCGCCGTCCCGAACCGTCTCAACGATCAACTCCGCTCCGGGAGAGAGGAAATGCTCTTTGCCGTTGATCACGACGTAGGAAGAACCAGCGTTGCCGTAGTTCATCACGTAAACGCGGTGCCAGCGGTTGGAGATCCGAACCATGTAGGGAGTAGGAAGCTTCCTACCGTAGCCTGTTGCGCTCCGCTGGGCTGGTGCTTCAGTGACCTTGGCATCCGAAACGGAACCAGCGAGAAGGTGAGCGAGTTCAGACATTTTGTCCTCCTAGGACTAAGGGGAGCCGGTTGCTCCGATAAGTAAAGACTATAGGAGCGGAGTCACGGATGCAACTCCGCTCCTAAAAGAAAGTTTTGTAACTGCTAGCGGATCTGCTGAATGGCGAAATTCAGCGCCTGCTTCTTCAGAACCGCCTTGTTGTAGCGGATCTCTGTCATGTCGCGGATGGCTTTTGTATCCGCCGACGGATCTTTCTTGTATTCCTCTCGCTCTTTTGCGAGCTTGTAAGAAAGCTGGTCAGCGTTGCGGATCTCTGCCGCTAGCATGCCTTCCAGCGTTGCGAGCGCGTCCTCTCCGGAGATCTCCGGGACATCCTTGGAGAGGCTTTCAAACTCATGCTTGTATGCATCGATGAAGGTTTGGGAGTACATCCGAGATCCCAGCCGGGAGAATCCAACCGCTGACAGGTGGCTAAACGCTCCCGCGTTGTGGACTCCGTCCCGATCCCAGTTGCGCGGCTCATCGTAGCCATCCTTGATCTCATGCCGTGCGACGTTCCGTCCAGCTTCCTTAGCTGCTTCGATCCGTCCCTCTTCGGTTTCAAACCGTGACATCTTGCCCTCCTAGGCTTTGTTGGTAGAACCAGCTTACAGGGTAGGAGTCACGGTTGCAACTCCTACCCTAAGAAACTTTTACAACTGCGGACGATCCGGAGTAGGAGTGTGCTGCTCCCACGTCTCTACGGTTTCCGGGATCTGCTCACCACAGCACGTGCGAACCTTGTGCCACAGAATCCCATCGTCGCTGACATGCAACGCTGCCAACTCGTGCCCGTTGCGGATTCGGTGGCCGCGTGCCATCCGCTGCTGAAAGGGAGTGTTGGGAATCGTGGTTACAAACTTAGCCATTGTGGCCTCCTGTTCGGTTGGTTCTCAAAGTCTATAGGAGCGGAGCCGCTATTGCAACTCCGCTCCTAAGAAACTTTAGTAACTAGCTCAGGATCTCCAGCACGCGAGCGAGTACCGAATCCGGAACCGGCTTGTAAAGCCACAGCGAGCCGGGACGGTAACCAGTGACAGGGCAAGGACCGATCCCAGCGAGATCCATGCTCTTGTAACCACGGCTGTACTCCCATTTGACTGTCTGATGCTCACAGAGAGCTTTCATGTCGTTCAGGTGGTAGGTCTCCCAGATCTCCACGAGATCCGCGAGATCCGACAGCTTCAAACCCTCTGCCGGTTTGGTGATCCTGCGGACATCGTCCACGATCTGCCCAAACGATCCGGTGGCTTCCGGTCCACACTGTCCGGAGATGCTGAACCGCTGACCTTCCGTGATCTTCACGTGGTCCACCGTCTGGGTCTCGCTTCCCGTGAAGGAGATAAGGCGAGCATCCAAGTAAACGCGCTCACCGTCTGCGGTGGTTCCTACGAACTTGCGGCGGATGTCAAAGTCTTTCACTGTTGCCTCCTACGGCTTGGTTGGTACTCAAAGACTACAGGACAGGAGCCGCTGTTGCAACTCCTGCCCTGTAAGAAAGTTTTGTAATCAGCCGTTGAACTCTCCGACTGCGTAGATCACAGCAGCCTTGAGGTTGGTAAACGGCTTGACCTGCGCGTAGCCGTTGACGGTAACGCGCCACGATTCGTGCTGAGTTCCGGGACGGATGATCGCCATCGGCACATCCGATGTGCCATCGATCAAGCGCCATGCTCCCATGTCATCGTACCGCTCCACGCGGAACGGCCAGTATTCCGACGTGGAAGCCTTCAGCCGCTCGATGTAGAACTCTCCGTTAGGACGGAGTTCAAGATCCGTCCACGTGATGTCCTTGTCTTCCGGTACAGGACGCTTGAGCTTTTCCGTGATGATGTCCGCAACATCTTCCTTGTCATCCATGCCAAGGAGCCGAGTCACCAACTCCACCACACCGCGAGCGTACTCGTCGTTGTCGATGTCCAGAACCGTGCCCGGATCGAAGAGATCCGTAGCCTGTGCGTACACGTTTTCGATCTGCTCGTCAACGCTGCTGTCATCTGAAAAGGTGGTCATGCTGTCCTCCTAGGACGGTTTGGGTTGGTTATCAAAGACTACAGGAGGGAAGCCGTAGATGCAACTTCCCTCCCGTAGGAAAGTTTTGTAACTAGCTGTGGTCCATGGTGATGCTCAGGTCAAACAGGGAGACGTATCCGGTATCTGCCAACTGGTTGAACCAGATGTGCGGATGCTGGACAAAGTGATCGCGTACCGCATCACGGCATGCAATGTGCTCCAAGGTTGCAGACGGATCGCTACCCTCACCGCGCATAACCAGATCCTCAATGAGCCACGGCAGGATACGCCACGCTGTGTTGATGCTCACGTTCTGGACTGCCTGAAGGGTAAAGCCGTCTTTGCGCTGGATCTTGATGTTGTAGTTGTCGCTCACGGTGGCCTCCTAGCCGTTGTTGGTAATCAAAGACTACAGCAAAAGGGACCGAGCCGCAAGCCCGATCCCTTTTGAAAGTTTTGTAACTGCGGCAGCTACTCCGCAGCGCTCATTGGTGCCCGTGGACGGGTTCCGAAAGTCAGCTTCTTGTAGATCTCGAAGACGGTTCCCTCTTCCGATTCCTCAACGGGAGACATCTGCACACGGTACTCGTGCAAGACCTTTCCGGTGAAGGACTCCAGCGCTTCCTCCGCAATGGCACGGACTGCCGAACGCGGGATGTTCCCGGTACCGGAAACGGTGATGGCCTGCGGCTCGTTCTGGTCGTCCAGAGTGAGGATGGTCTCGATGTTCAGTTCGATCGTTTCGTGCGACTGGCTCATGGTTCCTCCTGTGTTGTTGGTAGTCAAACAGTATCAGAGCTAAGCGGCATCCGCAACCTGCACGGAATGTGCCACGAGTTTCAGCGTACCGTACTCCGGCTTGCCGTAGGTCAGAAGCGTAACAGCTTCCTCCGGGAGGAAAGAACGCTCTCCCCAACCCGTCTTGACGTACATCCGGGAGTTGCCACCGGACTGCTCCCAGTTGTAAACCCTCCGCTGGTAACCACCGATCCGGAGAACGTACTCCGTTGCGCGGTTGATGGTGATGCCATCGGTCTGGCATCCCGCCATACGACAACCGTACGCCTCAATCTTGCTGAAGTCAAGCTCCGGCTGGATGGAGAGATCGATGATGTCATTCAGAGTCTGCGGCATTTGTCCTCCTAGGACGGTTGTTGTTGGTAGAACCAGCTTACAGCTTGTCCCGCTCCAGTGTCAAGCTGAATTTGATTTCGATGTCGATCTCATTGGCAACCGGATACGGATACCGCTCCTTCTCGATGACGGACACGGATACCAGCTTGGAGAGTTCCGGCAGGATCTTCGCCAGTTCCGCTGTAGTGGTAACGAATCCGGCAGACGTGCGCTTGTTCCGGCCATCGAGCCGCGCCACCATGCGCTTCAGTGCTGACATTATTCAGCCACCCACCGGAAGATCTCCACGGTACCGGACGTGTAGACGATGACCAACGTGGTCATGGTCTTCTCCACGTGAGCAATCCTTCCGTACGTCCGCGTCATCGGACGCAGGTTCCGAATCTCTGCGGCAATGTCCGCTTCGACATGATCAGGGCCAACGGTCTCCACAACATCCTCGGTGGTCACACCGTTGTGGTGTGTGGTGGTCAGGATTTTCTTGAACATGATTTCCTCCTAGTTGGTTCGGTATTCAAAGTCTATAGCAGTAAGGGCCAGCCGTCAACCGGCCAGCCCTTACAACTTTTACTTATCTTTGAACTCGCCTACGACTTCCTGACGAGCGACGGGAGTCTTCTCCACGGTAGCCAGCCAAGCGGCATGCAGCCGATCTTCTACGGCTTGGCATTCGTCCGGGTTGTTGTGGTCGTGCTCCTGCATCATGTGCCCGTACTCACGGTCAGCGGCACGGTCCAGATAGCCATCCTCCCAGCCCCAGTACAGGATACCGGAGTCCGGGTTCCCGTCCAGTCCCTGATGGTTCGGGATGTCGGTGTTGTCCGAGTAGTTCCAGCCGCGTCGGTACGCTCCCTGAAACTTGCGACGGTCCTTCTTCTCGACTTCCCACAAACGTGTGACTGCCATGGTTCCTCCTACGGAATCGCTGTTGATACTCAAACTCTATCAGAGTCCGAGCGGCACCGCAACTTACAAAAGTTTCTTAGCCGCGTTCCAGCAACCGCTTGGCCTGAGACAGAGTTCCCAGCCG